AACAATGAGTAGATGTCTTTTTTACTCTTTTAATAATTCCTCTAACTATATCTACAACTTCTTTTTGTTTATCACTAAATTCCTCTATTGGTGTGCGATATTTAAATGCTGTAAATTTAGACATCTCTTGCATTAAGCATTCTCCTATTTTATAGTACCCATCATTACTAATATACAAACATAAAAAAATGCAAATACAAAAACTGGTGCCGCATTAGATATTTTTTTAGTAGTTGTTGGTTCTGGTTTTACCCAATCAGCAGGCATATAGTCTCTATCCCAAGCATCTCTTCTTGAATCTATTTTACGTTGATCTGCATGTATTATTCTTGGATCAACTTTATGTGTAAATTGTTCTTCTGCCATTAGTCTTCACCTACTAATCCTGCTTCAACTGCTTTAATATGTTTACATTTTCTATATGCAGGACAGGTACATTCCCAACCTCTATCCCACATAGTAACCTCATAATGATCACCTTTAGAACCAATAATAGGCCATCTTACTCCTACTAAATGATGGTCTCTTGTGTTTATTACCTCAGATTCAAATGCCATTGTTATCTCTCTTTTGTTAACTATACATACATAATAACATAGTTATATATATTGTCAACCTAGTCTTGTCTTGTTCCTGCACCATAATCTATGACTACTGGAAATCTAGGAACTCCATCATTACTTAATTCAAAGTATCTACAAGTTGCCCAATTTATATTATCTTTTGTTTTAAGTAATTCTGCAAGTTTGTCTTGAGAACCTCTTACTCCTGAACTAAATTGTGTACCATCTGCAAGTTCAAGTATAAACCTTTTTGCATATCCAGCCCAATTACCATTACCTTCTTGTATCTCTACAACTTTGTATTCCTCAGTAATGAACTCTTTTCTCTTTAACAAGTTTTTAGTTCTTTTAAACTGATATGCAGTATCTTGTCTAATCATCTGACCTTCATAGCCAGCAGTAGTATATTCTCCATACAACCTATCAATGTCTGCTGATGTATTTGCAGTATCATATTCTACTAATACTAAGCCATCTCCTGCAACATTTTCTTGTATCCATTTTGCTCTTTGTGTAAAAGTCATTTGAGGATTTGCACTATCAAACATATCATATATATGATACTGTACTAACTGTTTGCTTTCTGCAATCTCATCTGCTCCAATGTTTACAGTTTTTCTCACTAAACTTGTTATCTTTTGAAAGTTATCTTTAAGGTCATGATTGTATAATTCCCCATCTAGTGTTACTGTAGGAAATGTTTTAATGAAATCAGCAAGTGCATCTGCAATGTGCGGCACTGCAACAATAGGTTTGTTACTTCTACTGTAAAGTCCTCTACTGTTTACAACCATTCTAATACCGTCTAGTTTAGGTTGTGTGTATCCACTATCAACAGGAGTTTTTGTAAAATCATGTGCTAACATAGGCTTAAATGCAGTGTAACTATCTATAGCATTTATATCTTCAAAATATTCTTTTTCAATTCTTTTATCAAATTCTGCTTGTGCTTCAAACTTTGCTTGGGTAATATTTGTAGTAGCATTTGCTCTACCAACGTTTTTTGCCTCAGTAATAAACCATTCACTAGTTACTTTTTTACCATCCTGCAAACCTGATATTGTTCTTGTGCCTGCTTGTGTTTCATCTAAATTATAACCATACTGCATAGTCCATTCACGTACTTTGCCAGTGGTATCTCTCTTGTATAATTTAGGTAAATTGTAAATTGTTTGCATTTGGTCCTCTTCTCTGTTTTAACTATACTATTAATATAACACAGTTTAAAGAAGTGTCAACCGTTTTTCTTATCTTTTTTCTAATTTATATATTTTATTTTCTACGTCAAAGTAGTGACTTCTGTTTAATTTAAGTCTATTTTCTAACTTGTGATAGTCCTTAATGCCATTAGTTAGCACATTTTTATTTGATTCTATCATAAATTTAATTCTAATATCATCATCTAAGTTATCGTAACTATGATCAAATATATCATCAAACATATCAAAACCATAATCTCTCATTGTTGCTACATGATATTTGTTACTTACATATAGTGCAGGATGTAAAGCAACAAAACACTGAGTTGTTTTTTCCGTTATAAATGTGTAGGGTAAATTATATCTTGTTTCTGTCACTACACTAAATTGACATTTTTCAAATATTGATTTAAGTCTTAAAAGATTTGCAGTATTTTTTAGTATGTTTTTATTATTTAATTCGTAATCTCTGTATTCATCCATCGATAAATCATTTAAATTAGGTAGATGCCAGTTCCTTGCTTTATAACTAATAAGTCTACTAGGAAAATTTTGTAATAAATTTACAGTGCTATCTCTATGCGATCTGATATTAAAATTTAGACATAAAAAAACAAATTGATTTTTATTATTAAATTTAAAATTTACATTATGCCTCTGTAAATCTTGCATGTGTAACCAGGAGAAATCAGGATAATAATAAAAATTTAAAGTCTTATAAGTATTTTCTAATCCCTGAACATCAGTATAAATTATTACATCTTTTATTGAATCGCCATAATGTTTAATATAATTTTCAATCTCTAACACTTTGCCATTTACAAATGTTAATTCATCTTGAATATAAATTTTTACAGGTGGTACAGGATAATTAAGTTTCCATCCAGTATTTGGATTATGTGTAGACTTTAAATTATCACCTTTTCCCTCTACTTGTATAAGCCCGGGTTTAAGCCCTAGTTCATGAGGATGTGGTATCATTTTATAAAGACCTTAAAACTACCAGGATTATGAGGTGTGGAATTACATTTTTTAGTATGAGGATGATTCTTTACCCAATGGTGAAATTCACGCATAATTTCTCCTTGTCCGGTTACAACTATAACATATTTGTATTTTTGATAGTAAGCATCTTGGATTCTATCATTAAAAATATTCCATGCATTATGAATTGGAAGCCCATGTAAATCTAGTTTCATACGTTTATTTAATACGATAAATAGTACTGAAGGAAAAAATATGCCAAGAATATCACTATGGAAAGACGGTGCTCACACCAATGATTATAGATTCTTTGATAGAAGAATTAAGGAAATGTTTACGACCGGTGGTACTGGTATTAATGTTCATAAGTATTTAGGTATACAAAATCAAGGACAAAGTAATGACCCTAGTCAGCCTAATTATATCGAACCAGATCCACTAGGAATACAAGATTTTTTATTTTTGGAAAACAGAGATAGAAAATACGAACAAGACATATACACTCTTAGAGGTATATATAGTGTAACTGATACAGACTTTGATTTGTCCCAATTTGGATTATTTTTAGCAAATGATACACTGTTTATTACATTACATGAAAATGATATGCTTAATAATCTAGGGCGTAAATTAATGCCAGGAGATGTAATTGAATTACCGCATCTAACAGATTTTAGTGCATTAGATGAAAGTGTAGAATTAAGTTTAAAACGATATTATGTAGTACAAGAAGGAAGCAGACCTAGTGAAGGATTTAGTCCTACATGGTGGAGCCATTTATGGCGTATCAAATGCGGTCCTTTAGTAGATGCACAAGAATATAAAGACATACTAGACTTAGTACAACAAGATAAAGATGGTAATGATACTACTAACACATTACGGGATCTTTTATCTACGTATAATAAAGAATTGGAAATTTCTAATAAAGTTGTACAAGCCGCAGAAGTTGAGGTACCAGAAAGTGGTTATAAAACTGATCAGTTTTATGTTGTCCCTACAGGACCAGATGGTACTCCATTAGAATCTAAAGGCATAAATGCAGACGATACAAATTATAATGCAGACAATACTAATGCTAGTGCAGACACAAGACGTATAACTCCTCAAAATGCTAATTCTTATAGCGGATACTTAGTAGGCGATGGTCTTGCTCCAAATGGTGAAAATGTAACAATGGGAACAAGTTTTCCAAGTGATTCCCAAGAAGGCGATTTTGTTTTAAGATTAGATTTTTTGCCTAATAGACTTTTTAGATATAGTGGTTCTCGTTGGATTAAAGTTGAAGATGATGTTCGCAGTAAACTTACACCAGGAACAGGAAATACACAAAGAGACGGATTTATTAACAATACTGCAACATTTGTTGCAGATGACAATACTACTGCTAATAGTAGGCAATCACTAAGCGATGCACTTAAACCTAGAGAAGATTAATGAGTTGTTGTACAAGAAAAAGAAGTAAAAAAGATATATTATTTTTACCTATGGCAATATCATGCACAATTATAGGATTTTGTTTGTTGTTAACTATTGAAATGGGTATAGCATACGCACTAGGATTTTTATAATGCCACAACAATTTTTCTATGATGAACAAATAAGACGTTTTTTATTACAATTTATTCGTGCTTTCAGTAACTTTCAAGTGGAATTTGGAAAAGATAGAGATGGTTTAACAACTTTACAGACTGTACCTGTAAAATACGGTGACGCAACAAGAATGGTTAGTGCAATACTAAGGGAAAATAGTGAAAATAAAATTATACCAACTCCTATGATTTCATGTTATATCACTGGTTTAGAATATAATCCAGAACGTAGACAAGATCCTACATTTGTAGAAAAAAAGCATATACGTATGAGAAAATTTGATCCAAACACAAATGAATATAACACACAACAAGGAAATGCTTTTACAATCGAACGAATGATGCCTGTCCCTTATACATTGCAAATGAGTGTAGATATTTGGACAAGTAATACAAACCAAAAATTACAATTATTAGAACAACTACTAGTCCTTTTTAATCCTGCTTTAGAAATACAAAGTACAGATAATTATTTAGATTGGACTAGTTTAAGTTATATAGAACTTTCAGGTACACAATTTACTAGTAGAGCAATACCACAAGGTGTAGATGATACCATAGATATTGCAACACTACAATTTATTGTTCCTATATTTTTAAGTGCACCTGCTAAAGTAAAAAAACTAGGAGTAATCAATAAAATTGTAGCAAGTATATATGACGATCAAGGTGGTATTGCAGATGGTGTAATTGATGGACAAATACTTTTAGGAACAAGACAAAAATTTACCCCAATGAATTTTGGTATAATTTTACTAGGAAATACTGTTCAAATATTAGATAGAAATGAGACTTCTACAAACAAAGTAGATTACAGTCCTTTAGATGATCCACCAACAAAAATTGGTGATGATGATGTAAGTTGGGCTGCTTTAATTAATCAATATGGCGAATTACAAAGTGGAATAAGTCAAATACGTTTAGAAACAGGCGGCAGTGCTGAAATAATAGGTACAGTTGCATTTCATCCAAACGATCCTTACAAACTGCTTTTTACTGTACAAAGCGATACAATTCCAACTAATAGTTTACCAGCAATTACTAAAATAATTAATCCTTTAAAAAGTGCTCCTGATGCTGGATTATCCAGCAATGCCACTGGTCAAAGATACTTAATTTTAAATGCAATTGGCGACTCTAGTAATACAGATGGGCCAGATGCTTGGGGTGATTTAGTTGCAGGTGCTAATGATATTATTGAATACAATGGAGTTAATTGGCAGGTTGCGTTTGATAGTAGTGAAGAAAAAGGAATACAATATATTACAAATAGTCACACAAGTCTACAATACAAATGGACTGGCAGTGATTGGATTAAATCTTACGAAGGCGAATATAAGGCAGGCGATTGGTCTATAGTATTATAATTAGTATTTTTCTTATTTTTATACCTGTAGATATAGACGCAGGTGGCAAAATGTATCAACGGAAAAATGATAAAAAGACATATGGCACACAACGTCCATTAACAAGACAACAAAAAATTCAACAAGGTTTAATTACACAACCTAAAATGGTCACATGTAGACTTAAGAAACGTATAAAAGCAAAAAACGGTGATGAAGTTTGTATATATCAAGGACAGAATAGAACTTATGAAATGGCAATAGAGAGAAACTGTCCTAGACAATATAAATGTAAATATAATCCATATGGAGAAGAACCTAATATCTATAGTGTGATAGAAGGCATCAATGACGCAATTAAGTAAACATATAAATCAAAGTGTTGGTGCACTTTTTTTAAGTAAAAAAACAAGTAGATATCTTTTTGTACTACGTAGTGGTGCAAGGTATGATAGCACTTGGGCATTTGTTGGAGGAAAAGTAGAAAAAGGTGAAACAGAATATACTGCATTACAACGTGAAATAGTAGAAGAAATTGGATTTATGCCACTTGTGTTAAAGACTATTCCTGTTGAAAAATTTACAAACAGCAAAAATAATTTTACATATACTACATATGTCTGTTTAATTCAAGAAGAGTTTGTACCAAAATTAAATGAAGAACATAAAGGATTTGCTTGGAGCAAACTTGAAAGTTGGCCAAAACCTTTGCACCCTGGTGTTTTTACTACTTTACAAGTAAATGAAATAAGTGCAAAAATTAAAACAATAGAAGACTTAATGTGTAAAGATATTTAAGCGTAGTGTATTGCACCGAGAGATGCTAAGTTATAATATTGTGGCACAGTAATTTCTTTTAGATTTGGTATCCAATTATATGCTTCAGGCATTAGTCCTTGATATTCACAAACATAAAAAAATTCAACATCATCATATAAAAGAAATATTCTAGCACAGTCTTGTACAAATTTTCCATTTGCGCCTTCAACATTAACTTTTTTGTATGCGTCGTGTTTATCGTAAAATATATTATCTTCTGGTGAACTATACGTTGTCATTCCAATTAAAAATATTTTTTTATGACCATCTGCACATGCCAATTTTAGTGCTAATGTACCGGTATTTTGATTTACATAATGAGGATAAAGATGAAAATTACCTCCGTGTTGTAGTATGTTTTTGACATTACTAAAAACTATGTTTTCTTTTCCATAACCACTTTCTGCTATTTCATTACATATAAGTTTATTTGTACATATCAAAAAGTCAGGTGAAAATTGTTTATATAATAAATTACATCCATAAGTTTGACCTACGCTTCTTACGCCAAGTTCACCACCGGTTTGTCCTTTTAATAAATTTAAATTAAAATTTTCCCTACTTTTACTATTGCCTATTATATGAGCTACTCCGTGATGATCTTCATTAAATATTTTTTTCTCAACCCATATCATACTATCTGGGTCATTTCTGTTTTTCCAACTTACGTTTTGTGAAATAGTTTCTCCTACGTAATCTTTTGTGTAAAATTTTCCTTTTGACATTAAATTTTACCTACAACTACTTCTATTACACCTGTAGCCGATCCGTACTTGTCTTCTAACGACTTTCCTATAACACTACCTGTCATGGGATTGCTTTCATCCTTCCAAGCTTCTGCATGTCCTGGTGTATCACTAGCAACCATTAAATCACCTTTTCTTATTTCACCTACTACTTTACAAGGAATACGACCAATTAGTCCTACATTTATACCTGATGATTCACTATTCATTAAATATGCAGGATCTGTACTTACAATACCTGCTATTCTTTTATCATATTTTGCAGTGCATTCTGTAACTTCTTTTTCACCACCAAAAATTAATACTGTACCTTCTTCATAGTCTGTATCACTAATATATTTTTCTGCTAAGTCAGCATATCTAGCGGATGTTGTTGTTGCACTTATTACGTTTGCACTAAAATTACCGCTACTATCACGGAATACTATTGTACTTCCTGTATTGGAATTTGTAGCATTTGATGTTACAGTAAATGTTCCGCTAGATGCAGAGCCACTTATCCCTGATCCTGAAGTAGCACCAGCTGTTAATTTACCATCTAATTCAGATTGTAAATTATCAATATTAGCAATAGTGTGATTGTGACTATCGTCGGCCACTGTCAATGTTAGTGTAGCATTACCAAGGTTAGTAAATGTAGCACTACCAGAAGCATCACCATTTATAGTTAGTGTTGGATCTGCAGTAGCAGTTGTAGTAATACTAACATCACCTAAATTAGTTAAAGTACCTGCACCAGTAACCGCACCTGTAAGTGTAATAGTTGGATCACTTGTTGCAGTTGTGGCAATACTTATACCTGCACTACCATCAAAATTTGCAGTCCCTGTCACTGCACCAGTAAGTGCAATAGCTCTAGGAGTTGTTAATGTTGCTGCACTTCCAGATGTGTTCTGGTTACCTGTTGTGTTTACACCTGGTAATGTAATATTTGCACTTCCATCAAATGACACTCCACCAATTGTTCTAGCAGTTGTTAATGTTGCAGCCGAACCTGTTGTGTTTTGATTCAAGGTAGCCACTCTTGCTGCTGCTACTGTACCAGATGAAATATTACTTCCATTTAATGCTGATAAAGATGCCCCACTGCCAGAAAAAGCCGCTGATGTAAGTAATCCTGTACTTGGATTGTAAATTAATCCGCTATCCTGTTTTACTGCTGTCAATGCACCACTTGTTGAACTTGCAAAATAAATTAAAAAGTCTGTGTCAGTGGTTGTATCACTACTAATGGTTGCTCCAGCAGCCGCAAAAGATAGATTACCACTTGCATCTGTAACCATAGCTTGTCCACTAGAACCATCTGCAGTTGGCATGTTAAATGCTACACTATTAGATGTTAAAACTAACCTAGACCCGTTTGAGTGTATACTTTCAGCAGCATCATTAAATTGTATTTTTCGTGTACTATTTACAAGAACACCAGTATCTGCAACATGTGTAAGAGTTACGTCTTGATCATTTCCTAATTGAATTGTACCTCCGTCTGCTAGAAATAAATCTGAAAACTCTGCAGATGCTGTGCCAAGCGTTGCACCATCTGCACTACTAGGAACAATTGATGTACCAACTGTTGCAGTATTCAGCACTGGACTAGTTAATGTTTTATTTGTAAGTGTTTGACTAGCAGTATTTCCTGTTAGTTCCATTGCACCGCCTGCAGTACTTCCGTCATGCACACGTATAACATCTAGTTGTTCATCAATACTAAGTTCTCCAGCACTGCCTGTGAAAGCGTTATTTTGCGTAGTTGTACCTCGTCTAAATTGTAATGTTGTTGGCATTGTTTTTCCTTATATTAACTAAATGCACCTAAGTCTACTGTAGTTGTAGATCCTACGGGTTCCATCATTGTGTATACTTCTCCCAAACTTACACCAAAAGCATCTTGTGCTCCTGCCGTAAAAGGTGTTTCCACACTTCCTGTTTGGTTTTGTTGTTTTGCTAGATCAAAGTTGCCTTCAGACGCTGGTGCGGTTGTGAATGTACTAGTTTGAAATCCACTTGCTCCGCCTCCTCCGGAACCTACTCCTAAGTTATTAGGAGTAATTTTTTTCATTGTGCCACCATCATCTATTAACACAAAGTCCGCGTCTCCGCTATCTGTCGTTGTTGCGGGTGTATCACTGTTACCAGTTGTTAATATTGTGTTTCCTTCTATAGTCACAACACCTGAACTAGATCTTGCAATAGTGGTATCACTAGCATGTCCTAATTCAATATTAGCACCTGTAGTCACATCACCTGTAAGTGTAGTTGTACCTGCGACAGTCAATCCAGTACTGTTTAAGAGTTGAAAACTATCTGAGCGTAGTCTTGCAGTAATTGTGTTAGAGCCTGCTTTTACATTGGCAAATTCTATTATGCCATCTTCTGTACCATCACTTGCATCTAAAATTTTTCCTGTAATTTTTGCATATACCACTGCTTGGTCTGCGTCATTTTCACCTTTGAATTTTAATTGTCCTAAATAATCTGCATCGTCAGGACTCGCACTATTACGTTTTAATTCTATAACTGGTCCTGCACTACTGCTATTTTCTGTCGTAGTTAAAGTTAGCAGTGCGTTTGTATCTGTGCCTGCTAGGCTAGTTGCAGTTGTAGGTGTTGGAATATTTGTTAAGTTGCTACCATCTCCGTATATTGCATTTACTTTTAAGTCAGCATAACTTGCAATAGTTACGTTACCCGATGTAGTGCCTGTTTCATTTGTGTTAATTACTGCAAACTGGTTAGCACTTTCGTCATATATAAGTGCGGTATTTGTATCACTACCTCGTTCTATTACTAGGCCTGCATCTTTATCAGCACTGCCACTTTCTCCGCTATTTAAACGTATAAGCGGATCTGTAATATTTGTTACATCAAAATTAATTTGACTGGCTTTTGGCATAGTAAACGGCATGTAATATCCTTTTTATATTGTAGTATTTATCAACTTACTTTAGTCAAAAAAATAGCACCCTAGGGTGCTATTTTGAAAGTTATTTTTTGTAATTACATCATTAATGCTAATACTTCAATAACGCCTTCTCCGCCTTCGTGTGCTTCGATTGCCTTACCAATTATTGTACCAGATTTTGCATCATTGTTAGCCATTGCCATACCATTACCTGCACTTACCATTAAGTCACCTGCTGCTACTGGTCCTGTTACTTTAGTTGGTACACGACCTGCTAATGCTAATGCAACACCATCTGCTTCACTGTTCATTAAGTATGCTGGATCTGTGGAAACAATTCCTGCTACTGTTCTACAATTTGGTGTATCACATGGTGCAACTTTTCCTGCGCCTGCAAAGTGTACTACTGTTCCTGCTTCAATATCGCCATCGGCTGCATATTTTTCAGCCAAATCCGCGTATCTTGCAGAGGTTGTTGTTGCACTTATAACGTTTGCACTAAAGTTTCCTGAACCATCTCTAAACACAATAGTATTCGCACTGTTTGAGGTAGTTGCGTTTGATGTAACAGTAAATGTTCCACCTTCACTACTTACACTACCACTTATACCACTACCTGATGTTGCACCTGCTGCTACATAATTTCCTGTTGTATCAGTTGATAATGCAACACTGTTGGCTGCGATTGTTGCGGTTAGTGTAGCATTACCTAAGTTAGTTAAAGTTGCACTACCACTTAAATCACCAGCAAGTGTTATAGTCGGATCTGCTGTAGCAGTTGTAGCAATACTAATACCAGCACTACCATCAAAGTTTGCAGTTCCTGTTACTGCACCTGTTAGTGCAATAGCTCTTGTTGTAGTAAGTTTTGCTGCACTTCCAGTTGTGTTCTGGTTACCTGTTGCGTTTACACCTGGTAAGGTAATATTTGCACTTCCATCAAAAGAAACACCACCAATATTCCTAGCAGTTGTTAATGTTGCTGCACTTCCAGATGTGTTCTGGTTACCTGTTGTGTTTACACCTGGTAATGTAATATTTGCACTTCCATCAAATGACACTCCACCAATTGTTCTAGGAGTTGTTAATGTCGCTGCACTTCCAGATGTGTTCTGGTTACCTGTTGCGTTTACACCTGGTAAGGTAATATTTGCACTTCCATCAAAAGAAACACCACCAATTGTTCTAGGAGTTGTTAATGTCGCTGCTGAACCAGTTGTGTTTTGGTTTAGTGTTGCAACACGAGCCGCTGCTATTGTACCTGAAGCAATGTTACTTCCGTTTAATGAAGTTAAACTTGCACCACTACCACTAAATGCGGCTGCAGTTAATGTACCAGTACTTGGATTATATGTAAATCCACTGTCTTGTGTAGCTGCGGTTAATGCACCTGATGTTATTGATCCAACGTATACTAGTCTTTCAGCATTTGTAGCTTCGTCGTTTGTTACAACAGCACCTGCTGCACCAAAAGATAAGTTTCCACTTGCATCTGTTATAAGTGCTTGTCCACTTGTTCCATCTGCACCCGGAAGTTTAAATGTTACGTTTGATGCTACTGTATCTGGAGCCTGTAATGCTACAAAGTTTGAAGCATCTGCATCACTAAATCTTACATCACCACTTGGTCCTGTAATAATATCATCAACATGTAGTTCTGCATAACGCTTTGTTGCACTACCTAAGTCATGTGTACCATCAGCATTTGGTATAATATCACCATTAAACTCACTGTTAACAACAACACTATCACTTGACGCATCACCAATTGTAATGTTTCCGCCTAGTGTTAAATTACCATCAACGTTTAAGTTTGCATTAATATCAACATCACCGTTTGCCGCAATAGTCATTCTTTCTGAACCAGCAGTATCAAATCTAATGATATCCTCATCACTTGATTCCTCAAGTTGAATCTGAGTATCACCATCGATATCTGATAAACCTACAACAGTTTGTGTGGTTGTAAACTTACGTACCTCAATCAAGTCACCTGTAGCCGGAGCAGTTGTAAATGTTAATGTTACGCCTGATACACCATATACTACGGATGGTTGTTGTACCACACCGTTTAGTGTTACAAAAATACCAGCGTTACTATAACTATCTGCACCACTTAATGTGTCTAATGTAAATGCAGTTGTTGCACCGTCACCGTTAAAAACTTGTGATGTAGCAAGTGTAAAGTCTGTACTTAATGACTTAAATCCTGTATTATCACGGAATTCTAATTGGTTACTAGTTGTGTTATATCTAAACTGTCCTATTACACCTGTTGGTCTTTGAGCAGTTGTACCTTTTGGTAATATTAATGCACTAGTTGCTGAACCTAAGTCTAAGATTGCGTTAGCATTTGGTGCACCACCAATACCTACGTTATCTTGTGATCCATCTACAACAAATAAGTTAGCAACGCCATTACCTTCAATTCTAAAGTCAACGTTTGCACTGTTCTCATTGAAAACAACACCACCAGCACTGTTAATTGTTAATGCACCAGTTGCATTTGTAATTGCAGTATCTGTACCATCGTGTCCAATTGTAAAGTCTGTACCAGCACCAATTTCAAGTTGCTTGTTATCAGCAGCCAATCTTATATCTTCTACAGTTGTAATAATACCTGCGGCAGTAATTGTTGCTTTGTTTGTTGCTACTGTTAAACTGTTTACATTACTAGCACCTGTAAATGTTACATCTGTACCATCAAATGTCATTGCGGCATCACCAGCAATTACTCCACTATTACTAAAAAGTAATTGTGTGTCTGATACGTTAGATGTAAATGTACCTGAACCTGAACTAATATCAATATTACCATTTGAAGTAATATTTCTAATTGTTCCAATATCTAAGTTTGTATCTACTACTAATGCTTTATTAGCTACTGCTGTACCTGCAGTAATACCATCAATTTTTTCTAAATCAGCTTCGTTCATACTTGCTGAACCAATGATAAAACTACCTGTTGCAGTCACGTCACCTGTTACACCTAATGCACCAGTGTTTAGTCCTGCGGCAGTAAATGATACGTTTCCTGTAGCATCACCAGTGGCAGTTGTTGTACCTGTTACGAATACGTCTGCTGACTCATCCCATAAAAATGCGGCATTGTCACCTGTTGAACCACGCTCAAATATAAAACCTAAGTCGTTTGCATTAGAACCTGCACCAGTGTTTAGTTCAATAATTGTATCAGAAACTCTACTGTTTGTTGTACTTACAGTTGTTGTAGTACCGTTTACTGTTAAGTTACCTGAAATTGTTAAAGCACCACCAATTGTTACGTTGTCTGGTAAACCAATTTGTATTTGGTTATCACTAACAGTAGTTTCAACTTCGTTGGAAGTACCTGCAAATGTAAGTGTGTTTGTACCAACTGTAACAACATCATCTGATCCTGAATCAGCTGCGATTGTTAATGATCTTGCACTACTAATATTTGTATCAACATATGCTTTGGTAGCGGCATGTTGGTTTGCTGTTGGATCTGTTACGTTAATAATTTGACTTGTGTTAACGTCAAGTGCACCTGATCCTTTTGGATCAATTATTAAATTAATATTTGTATCATCACCTGTTGTTGCAATTTTTGGATGACCACTTGCTGCAGCATTGAAAACATCTATTTGGTTAACTGCTGATCCAACTGTTTGGAAAATTATTGCTTCGTTGCCGTTAGCATCTGCAATAAATCCACCGTCTACAATTTTTGGTGCAGTTAGTGTTTTGTTTGTAAGTGTTGATGTAGTTCCTGATAAAAATGTGTCAAATGTAGCTACAGTTGTCTGAGCCATTGTGCCACCTTGGTTTACAACAATACCATGTCCTGCTGCTACTGCAGTAGTTCCTGGTGTTGCACCACCATCTATCAAGTTAAGTTCTGCGGCAGTTGCAGTAATACCTGATCCACCAATCTGTAAAGTGGCGGCATTTACTATATTAGCTCTCAAGTTTGCATAACCTGAAATACTAATATTTCCTGCAGTATCTCCGTCTTCTGATCCTACGTTAGCAATAATAAATTCGTCTGCAGTTTCATCCCATAGAAATGCGTAGTTATCATCAGAACCTCTGTTAATTAATAGACCACTATCTACACTTCCTGATCCACTAGCTTCAGCTGAAAGGGCAATAACTGCGTCTTCAATTCTTGTATTTGTTGTACTTACACTAGTGGTCGTACCACTTACTGTAAGGTTACCCGAAACAGTTAAACTACTGCCATAGGTAAGGTTGTTTGCCAGTTTAGCTCCAGTTACGTTAGCATCGGCTATCTTTGCCGTTGTTACCGCACTATCAGTAATCTGGTTGGTTTTAATTCGTGTTAATGCCATTTTCTAAATTCTCCGTCCAATCGCGATTATAATAACAATGTTATTTATTGTAAATTATAAATTTTGCAATTAGTCGCAGAGAAATAACATCAAAAAATGTCTATCAATCAATGTTAATTTTTAAGAGAATGTTGCTACTGCCGCAACTGGGAATGTAAGTGCCTTTTGTTGGAGCAGGCTAGTGGCGAACTGCTTGTAACACGGGGTCACGGAGAAATAATCTATTACTATTATTTAGTCTTTTTAGTGAAAATCTACCCATGCACCGTTAGCATAACCTTGAAATTTATTTGTTGTTGTATTATATACAACATCGCCATTTGCTGAACTTAGTGCGTTTCTTTGACTAGTAGTGAATTGTTGAAATTTTTGTGCTGGTTGTGCATTACCGCTATGAAAACTTCTTGCTTGAATAATATCTCCATTTGCAGGCGCATTTGTAAATGTAAGTGTTGTTCCGCTTACAGAATAAGCATTAGATGCTTCCTGTATTACACCATTAAGTGTAACTATTACTGCACCTGTTGAACTACTTGCTCCTAGCGTAAAAGCAGTTGTACTAGCGTTACCTGTAAAGTTATTTGTAGTAATAGTATTACTAGGAGAAACACTAACCCAAGCACTACCATTATAAATTTCAGTTTCAGAAGTGCTAGTGTTAAAACGTATCATCCCTGTTTTACCACCAGGTCTTTGAGCTGTAGTGCCCACAGGAATAACAAAACCTGTAGTTGCGTCAATTGCAACATATCCTGACCCCGCAGGATCTAGAATAATTTCTTCATTAGTTACAGTTGTCTGTATTCTATTATCAGTAAATGTGTAAGCACCTGTATCACCTCCTACACCGAAATCTCCAGTATACCTTGCACCTTCGATATAAACACTTTTACCACTAAAATTGACACCATTAGGTAAGTTAGTTCCTATAAAGTTTAAAACTCCAGATTCATAATCAAAAAACCATTCATCATTATTACCGCTACCTGTAACAAAGACTTTGTTACTAATACTAGCCGCATTGTCGGCATCATCAGCAGTATGAACATATACATTTACTAAATATGTACTTCCAAATTGTGTAGGTATCCAGTCTGTTTGATTTGTTTTCCAAGTGCGATTAGTAGTTGCAGTATTGTCAGCAACGGTTTCAACAACATTGGCACCGTTGTAACAAGTTACTACGCCACTACTACTATTTGGTTTTACAGAAGGTATACTTCCTGCCTGTTTCCAAACTCTATCACCTCTCATTAACAGCGGAGAAGGTATAGCCTCATTAGGAGCAAGTTTTAAACTGTTGACATCTGTTTTTGTTGCACCATAACCAATTTTCTTAAATAGATAATCAAGTTTTTGGGAGTCTGTAATAGCCATTACGAAGCAACTCCTATACTAAGAGCAGTAACCTTTTGCCCACTTGTTAGTGCAATTCTTACTAAACAAACATTTCCTGTGGCGTTACTTAAATTAGCAGTACCCAGTGTCATTGTAAATCCACCATTTATACTACTATTTGTTGCAACTACATCAGCACCAGTAAATGCACCTCCTGCTAATCCATTACCACCACTTCCTGTGTTTGTTCCAGGCAAACCAACGCCTGCATATTGACTTGTTGTTTCCACCCAGCCATTTATACCACTAGCCGCAGTTAATGTTGTACCTGGCGCAGCATACCACATGCCGGCAATACCAGTACTACTAGTAATGTTTATATCAAAATTTGCAGTTGTAGTTCTTCTAAATGCGAATGTAAAATATTGCGTACCAGTATCGCCTGATCTATTAGGACCTGCTGGTAAAAAACCTGTGCTATAATTTACTACATTGTGTTCAATAACACCTAATCTTACAGTTGCTTCCTTTGTTCCTGCTACTCCTGGATCTGATGCTTCAGAATATACTGTAGTTGTATAAAAGTTTGTTGAAGCACTAAAACTAGGTGTGTTAGCAGTTGCACCACTAAATGCAAATGACCTTATTCCATCATCATCAAAGCCAGCACCTAAACTATCACTTACTGCTATAGCAATCTCACTTATACCACTTTGTGCGGCAGTATGTACTTGTAACTTGGTGCTTAATTCTGTATATCCGCTAATGCCATTAACATTTCTTGCTCTTGCTTTTATAGTTTCAACTGTTCTAACACTCGAAGAAGTAATCGGTACACTTAAACTTCCTATTGCGTATGCACTACTTGTGCCTATATTTACTTTAGGTATTCCACTTGCTAACATAGTACTTGCTCCGTCTATATTAGCATATGTGTAGTCATTTGCATTACTTGCATTTTGACTAGTACCTTCTGCATTAGTGCCACTATCTACTTCAACAATATTACTCTGACCTGTATATGCTTGTCCCACTAAATTATTAATAGTCATACCAGTAATATTCACAGTAGGACTTCCTGTGTTATAATATGGAATACCACTTATAAATCTAAATGTTCCATTAGTACCTGCACTCAAAGTACCTACACTTCCAAAAGTTGGAGAAGCAGTCAAATTATCTTTAAGTACGTGTACATAGTTTGTGTTTCCTGTTGTACTATGAGTCAATCTTTGAGCACTTAGTCCTGTAGAATATCCACTTAATGCTTTTGTTATTTTTGCACTAGCCACTAAGTAAAATCTTTGTGGATAACTTCCGTCTACAGAATCAAAATCAACATTACTAGTAACAACAAGACTTGTAAAGGTTCCTGTTTCATTTTCAGTAGCAGTAAAAGTTTTAGCACCATTACCAGTTGCATTTATTTCTGCAGTAAGTACTCCACTTGCTCCGTTAAAAAAGTTACTAGCAGTGCTTGTATCTATAGTACCACTTGTATATCTTCTTGCTGTAGTGCTTGATAAAGAAGTACCAGCACTTAAAGTTGATGCACTTGATGTATTATCTGTAAATCCACTTGCTAGTCTAGGACTTGTGCCTTGAAAACTATCACTTAATGTAATACTTTTTGTACTTAAATTTGGCGGTGCACTTGGTACTGCTTTTAAATTATATGTAATACTTGTATCTACATCTGTCTGTGCAGTAATATCCGGAGTACCATTAGCAGTAAAACTTAAATTATAGTTGCCTACACTTGCTCCAGCAAAGTTGTGATCCAGTGTTGCTCCTATGCTTCCTGCGGAACTACCATCTTCAGTCACAGTATCGTTACTTCCAAAACCCCAATTATAAACATAATCATCCGCATTTTGACTAGTATTTGTTACCCTTACAATAGCACGATTAGTGCTATCTAAATCTGTATGATTATAAATTGTTTTATTATTATCACCACTTGCAGTACTTACCGTCACTGCTGTACCCGCTATATTTGCTCTAACGTCAGGCTCTACATGTACACTAAATGTGCTACTAATAAAAGGACTACTTGTATGGTTACTAATGACTCTGAGATTTCCTGTGTAATCCCTAGGAGTTCCATTTGCTTGGTCACTATTACTTAATGAGTACGTATGATTTAAATTTACTCCTCTATCACCAGCACCTCCACTGCCTGCATTAACAGTTGTGTTACTTGTTCCATCACCAAATTGATATTGATATTGTATACCATATGTAGAGAAACTTCCTACACCTGCTTCTGTTGTATTATTAAATGTTACTACATGCCCGCTAGTTGCTTCTTCATTTACGCCACTGGTATCATTGAGTGACACTGTAGGAGTATGTGTATCATATATTTCAAATGTATCAGATGCTGTAATAGGAAAAGATAATGCAGGATTTGCAGTGCTCATGCTATTTAATTTTAGTTGTACTGTAAATTGTTGCTCAGATTCTGTGGCGGTATCAAATGTATGTGCAATTCTAGCACCGGATTGTGAACCTGCATCTGTATCATTATTAATCACATTGTCAGATTGTGAGTCACCCCAATCCCATGTCCATTGTCTAGTAGCACCTGCAACATCTGTATTAGCACTATTATTTTGAAAGTATACTGTACTACCATCGTTCCAAAATGTAATAGGTGAGCCACCACTTGGTGCCGCATACGCTGCAAAAGCTACTGTAGGGTCAGGACTGTAGACTACAATGTAATCTGTCCTTGTAAATGATGCAACACTTCCAGATCCTGAACCGCCTGTGTTACTTGCGGTTACGGTAATACTGTGTGGACTATCTACAAAATTATTGTAAGTATGTGTAGGATTGGTACTACTAGTTGTATCATTACTAGTACCGTCACCCCAATTTATTACAAATTGGTTTGCATTTCCTACTGCAGATATACTAAGCGTAGCAGTAAATCCTGCTCCTGCTTGGGTTATGTTACTTGTGAAAGTTACACTTTTTACGAATGTGCTATTACGAATATTCTCAACAACTTCATTTAAATCATCTATAGCATCTGTGACTTTAGTAGTAGTAGTTAAGCCTTGAAAAGCACCTGATGTAGTTAAACTTCCGTCTGTTGGTGAAGCAAGATTTATGGTCATGCCAGTGGCACTGCCACTTGCTATCTGATCTGTTATATATGCTTTTATACTTTGTTGTGTTGCTAAAGCAGTTGCACTGTTACTAGCAAAGTTATCTTCATCTAATATACTACTTGCTGATACACCACTTTGAAGTGTAAGACTTCCATTTATAGTAGCACCTGTTTTAATTTCAATTACACCCGTACCACTAGCATCTAATTGTAAATTAGCATTACTAACAGTTGATTCTACTTTGTTTCCTGCAATTGTAATTTGATCAAATGTTTGTGTTCCGCCGGTCGTAGTGATATTTCCAGTAATTTTAACATCACCAGATACGTCAAACGCAGTCGTTGGAGTTGCAGTACCAATTCCGATTCTGTTGTTTGTATAATCTATTACTAGAGAGTTTGTGTTGAATGCAAGGTTTGAGTCACGTTCAAGATTGGCTTTAAGTATTTTTCCACTTATACGTGAAATTGCCATCAGATGTCACTCCTATACATTCGCTATATTGCGTACATCTATTAACGTCCAAGATGCCAGGGTTTAAACTTACATACTAATGTATGTAGTTATATTTATCTATGTTATGAAGTTGCTTCGTTACTATCTAAGCCGTGTATGACTGTAATAGGTTCTGCACCTGGAGGTGGACTAGTAAATGTAAGTGTAGTGCCAGTTACTACAAATGCGTTAGCAGGATTTTGAAAAACGTTTCCTACACTAACAAGTATTCTTTGTTCTTGATTACTTGTGACAGTTTTACTCATTGTAAAAGCAGTTGTTGTTCCATCACCTGTAAAACTATCTTGTGTAATTGTTAAATTTCCTTGAAATGGCAGTGTTCTAAAAATGGTTCCATCAAAGTATTCTAAACTACCTAAGTCTGTGTTGAATCTAAATTCGCCGGACTGTATGTCACCAGGTCTATCAGCAGTTGTTCCTTTAGGAAGTGTAAAAGCCTGTTGCTCAGCTTTAAGCATACCACCTCCATCCGTTGTGTTTCTATTTTTTACAAAACCAGCCATTAAATACTCACTGTGCTTATAGTTGCATAAATGCTGGATGCATGACTAGCAAGTGCCTGTACAGAATCACCGTTTGCTAGTACAAGTTTTTCAGTGTTTATAACATAAGTGTTACCGGCAGTAACATCAATTGCTTTAGTAATTGTATTTGCAGCACCTGCAGTCCCTCCACTTTTAACAATAAAAACTGTAAGTTGCCTAGTACTGGCATTGTCATTCATAAAAAACATTGCGGTTGTTGCATTGTTGCCTACCGAAGTAAAGAGTGTTGTTGCACTTGTTCCTACTGTTGCTTGACTTATTGCCATTTTCTATCCCTTAAAATATTAAACCATACACTATGGCTTTGCTCTTACTTACTAATTCGTCGTTTGTAGATCCGTCTACAAAAAATATTCCTGTGCCACCTCCTGCAGCAGTATCTGCATATACTAATTTTGCACCTGTTGCAGCCGCTGGCGGAACTACTGCTTGATCGTTAAGTTTTAATGGTGCTTCTATAGTAACACGACCAGTTCCACTTGGAATAATTTGTATATCTTCATTACTTGTTGCACTAGTAATATTTTTTCCATTAACATCTAAATCTCCACCTAATTGTGGACTAGTGTCTTCTACTAGTTCAGTAAGTCCGTTTGAACTTGTTACCATCATTCTGTTAAAACTAGATCCACCATCAGTACTTATTTTAAATTTATCGTCTGTTTCGTCAAATATAAAAAGTGCGTTTGCACTACTACCTCTATCTATTTCTATTCCTGATTTACCACCTGTTACTCCAGCGCCGGATTCGCCGTCGTTGTATGTAACTATTCTATCTTTTATTCTAGTATTTGTTGTTTCAACACTATTAGTAGTACCAGTAACAGTCAAGTTACCTGTAATAGTTAATTCATTATCAATAGTCATACCACCACTTGCAGAGATAGTATAGGCGCCACCGATTCTTTTTGTTTGACTCATAATTAAGATATCCTGTTATGCATATTATTTATCATCAGTTGAAAATCGTCTAAATGCATTGATTCATAATTACTTTGTTTTTGCCATGTATCGGGTCTAAAATTATCTAAAGGATTAACGTGAATATATCTTTTATTTTTAAAGTCTTTCATTATGTTTTCAACTTGAACTATCCAATTATCAAAAATAGTAGCAGTATCATTTTTATCTCTATAATTTTTTGTACCTGCATAGATATTATTAATTTTATTGTTAACACCTTTTAAATCCATGCCTATCATATAAAGATAATTTGCATTAGATTCACTTGCGATTCCAAGTGCCGCTGGCCCACTACTATGTCCTTGATATTTTACTGGTATTATATTTGATCCACTACTAGTTTGTTTACAATTAGATCTTACATAGTGTAAATTTCTTGCACTATATCCACTTTGTTGTATTTCGATTGCCATTTCTTTGTCAGTACTTACTAAAACTGTAGGAGTAAATTCTTGATATATCCTATTACATCCATAAACATAGCCATAGTTAACTAAATTATTACAATTTATTTGTAATCTAGTTATTCCATTTCCTAATATAAATGCTAAGTCTTTGTCCATTTTAGTCATAAAAAAAGTTACAACATATTATAGTTGTAACCTTTAGTATTTGTCAAGTATTAACCGTTTGGTACGGATACACTTACATTTAAGACTGGGCCTGATGCAACAAGTAATGCTTTATCACCTACTGAAAATTGCGAGCCTGTTCCTAATGCTCCAACATGAAAATGACGTCCTGTAATTTTACTTGCGAAGTATGTACCACCTGCACTATCTGTGCCTGTAATTTGACACTCGCCTGCTACAATTGATCCATGTACTTTTGCAGTTAGTGTAAGTGTCTGTGTTCCGCCTGCAGTTGTGCAACGAAAACGTTTTGTGCCTTTTTGGATAACAACAGTTGTATCCTGGGCACTTGCACTATCTACAAAACCTTTCATAATTATTTGATTGCCACCTAAACCACTTGCTCCAATTGGAAGTGTGGTACCAGATGCGGCTACTTTTGATGTTCCGCCTACTGTTTCGGCGCTTTTAATCGGTCTTCCCATTTGTTTTCTCCTTTATGAGTTTTAGACGTTCTAGGTCTACGGGGTTGGTTTTCCCCATAAGCATTTTAAAATGCATAAGTATTTATTCGAAAGGAAAATCTAAAAATGCATAATCCACACGGCTTTAAAACTATAGAAAAAGTAGACAGGAGTTACATAGATCCTAGCACTAGAATAAAAAATTTTAAAGAATTTGTTATTCCTCTAAGTGACAATAAAGTAAAAAAACAAAGTGAAAGATGTATGAGTTGCGGAATACCATTTTGTCATAATGGTTGCCCTGTAAACAATCTTATACCAGATTGGAATGATCTAGTATACAATAACAAGTGGCAAGAAGCACTTAATTTACTGCATAGCACTAATAATTTTCCGGAATTTACAGGTCGTATTTGTCCAGCACCTTGTGAAGCAGCTTGTGTATTAAACATTACTGATAAGCCTGTAAGTATTAAAAGTATAGAATGCACAATAGTAGACAAAGGTTGGGAAATGGGTTGGATAACACCCCAGCCACCAAAAATTCTTACAGGAAAGAAAGTTGCAGTAATTGGTAGTGGCCCAGCAGGACTTGCTTGTGCTCAACAGTTAGGAAGAGCCGGACACCTTGTTAGTGTTTATGAGAAAAATTCAAGAATAGGTGGATTACTTAGAATTGGCATACCTGATTTTAAAATGGAAAAACATTTAATTGATAGACGCATAGAACAAATGAAATCAGAAAATGTTGCATTTGTAACAAACATTGAAGTTGGAAAAGATCTAACTGCTCAAAGTTTACTTGACTACTATGATGCAGTAGCAATTTGTATTGGTTCCGAGGTTCCAAGAAACCTACCTGTTGAAGGAAGAGAACATGACGGTATATACTATGCTATGCAATTTTTATCCCAACAAAATGATAGAATAGCAGGTGAATTTATTAACCGCGAAAAAGAAATACATGCAAAAGGTAAAAATGTTCTTGTAATTGGTGGTGGCGATACAGGGTCAGATTGTGTTGGTACAAGTATTAGACAAGGTGCCGCTAATGTACAACAACTTGAAGTTATGCCACAGCCTCCTGCAGTAGAAAATAAAAAACTCGAATGGCCAAATTGGCCCATGAAACTTAGAACATCATCTAGTCACCAAGAAATGGGACAACAAGGCAGAAAATGGAGTGTCTTAACAAAACGTTTTGAAGGTGGACCAAATGGGCAAGTTAAAAAGTTACATTGCGTAAATGTTGAATGGACAAATAAAAATGGCAAAATGATTATGAAGGAAATTGAAAACACAGAGTTTTCAATTGAAGCAGATTTAGTATTCTTAGCAATGGGTTTTGTACATCCTGTACACGAAGGTTTGATTAAAGATTTAAAATTACAACTTGATCCAAGAGGTAATATATTAGCCGATGATAGTGCATTTAAAACAAATGCAGAAAAGTTGTTTGTTGCCGGTGATAGTAGACGTGGACAAAGTTTGGTTGTATGGGCAATTAGAGAAGGCAGAGATTGTGCCGAATCTATTAATAATTTTCTAAAATAATAGTCAAATAAAAACAGGGCCTAAGCCCTGTTCGTATTAGTATCTCTAAGTATGACTTATGAGAATGAAATGTTTGACATTGCAACTTCACCTACATAGTCACCAGCGTTACCTAGTGATGATGCTGTGTTTGATAACTCAACATAACCATAACGTGTCATAAATGAAACTACTGGCTCAAATGTTGATGGATCTAACACTGTACCACTTGACATCAACGGTACATATGGACAGTAGAATGCTGCTGCATCTGTCTCTGATGAACCTTTGTATCCAACTAGTACTGCAGTTGCGTCTGCCGCATATGAATCAACATACACACGCATTGCACCATTTAATGTACCTACAAACTTAGTGTTTGTTGGTGCTTCAAATGTACCTTCTGTTGTTCTAGCAAATGCTGAAGTTGATGCACTCTGTAGTACTGTTAAGGACTCAGGTGAAACAACGGCATAGTTACCAGCACCACGACGTGTACGCTGAGCAATCTTATTTGCTGTTCTGTTTATTAATACTGCAAGAGCGGCATGCTCGTCACCTACAAATGTAGCTGTACCTGATACTGCTGCCTGATTGTATGTTTCTTCTGTGGCTGCTAATGAACGCAATGAACCAAGAACTTCTTGATCTATTTCTGCAGTTATCTCTTGGGCTAATGCTGCCATGATTTCTGCTTCTACATCAATACCATGCATTGATTGTGCGTCTTGAGCTGCTTCAAAAGTCCAACGTGCTTGTAGCTTACGTGTCTTTGCTTCGACAGGTTGCTTCAAGATTTGGATTGATAATGCACTTCCACCAACACCTTCTTTTGCTGCTGTTGTATCTGCTTTACCTGTTGTGGTAGAACCTGAATATGCAGTTGCAATTTTGAATGGTGATAATGCTTCGTCACCTGCTACTGTGTCTGTATCAAATGGTGCACTTGCTGTTGAAGTTACACTTTCTGCATATCTTACACGTAGGGTGTGAATCTGTCCAACTGGACCTTGCATTGGTTGTACACCAACAATTTCATTTGCAATGACTGTTGGCATTACACGTCTGATCACTGGTAGGATCACACGGTTTAGTGTTGCTACGTTACCAGCTGCTGAAGCACCAGTTGTTGCTGCCTCTTTTAAGTAACGCTTTGTGTTTTCTAACACAACACTCATGCTATTACGACGGTTACCTTCAAGACCTTCAAGAAGTGCATCTTTGGTATCGCCCCAACGGCTTTCTAATAGTACGTCTGACATTTAAGTCTCCTCTATAGTACTTTATTTCAAACCTGCTAGTTGACGGATTTCGATAATATTACTATCTTCTTCCTTCACTTCTGCGGCTTGAGGTTTTGGTTGCTTATCTCCTGTTGCTACTGTGCGGTTTTCTTTTATAATAGACTTTTTACTTTCTTTTACAATTTTCTTTCCGTCTAGTACTGCTGGTAGATAACGATCGAAAGCAGTCTTCAGTTTTGAAGTCTGTACACTTTCTAATAGGTCAGTCATAATGCCTGCCTTATCTTTATTGAGTGGCTTTAGTAAAGTATTAATTGTATCTTTACGTTCAACACTTTCCTTTATAATAACAATTTCTTGTTCTTTTTTCTCAACAATTTTTGATTTCTCTTCAAGACTTTCATTTATTTTAGCAACTTCTTCTGCAGACTTTTTAATTTCTGCCTCTAATTGCTTAATTTTTTGATTTTCATTTAAGTGACTTGATGAGAATTCTGTTGCAAAAGTTTCGAATATTTTACGTCCGAAAGAATTTTCTTTTGCGATCTGTATATCTTCTTTAAGTTGATTCATTTCACCTTTAAGATATCCGGTTACTGCTTCATTTACAGCTTTACTTGTGTGCTTAACAAATTTTGATTTAAGTGTATCAAACTTTGAACGGGCTTCTTTGACAAGTCTAACTTTAGTTTCAACAACATCTTGACGATCTTTTTGGAAATCTTGGATCTCTTCGCTTAATTGAGCAGTTACAAATTCTTCTAGTTTGTTGACTAGTGACTGTTGATTTGCTCTTTCACTGTGTAGTTCTTTAATTTCTTCGCTAAGTGTTTTCACTAAAAACTTATCAAATGTTCCTGAAGCTTCTTGCATTCTTGCAACAAACTTCGCACGATCTTCTGAAATTGCTTTACGCTCTTCAGCGATCTGTGTAAGTTCAGAAGTAAGTCCTTCTGTAACCATTTTATCTAAGGCTTCAACCATTGTAGATTTATCATGCTCATAACGTTTTGCAAACTCCTCGCGAAGTTCTGCAGTAACTTGTGTACGAGTTTCGTTCATTTTTGCTTCCCATTGTTCAGCAATGGCAGAACGAGTTTCCTCATTAACAAGGTCGCTATCAAGCAAAGGTTTAATAGCATCTAGCATCTGGATCTCCTAGATCTTTAAGTCCTGAATTAGACGAGTCATTTCGTCTTTCAGATATTTTTGTACTCGAGCGTCGCCATTTGCATCGCGAGCCATCTCTAATACTTTGTGTCCGTTACGCATATTTAATAGTCCTTCGTAAATCGCTACAGGGTATGCATTCGGTGCACTCGGTTGTGCCACAATATCTACTGTGACAATTTCAAAATCAGCAACTTGACCAGTGGATTCTGTTACATTTCCACTACCTCTGCTACTAACTCCTAAATTTACTCCACCATCGATCATAGTTCTCACTAATGATCCCATTGGTGTTTCAAGAATCTTTAATTTACCATATCCATTAGGTCCATCCATCCACATACTTTCAATCATATGTGATACTCGATCTAAGTTAATTTTGAGATCATCTGGGTGGTCAACTTCGCCTAAGACACTATTGCCTTTTTTAATTTGCTCGTTGATGGTACTTACGGCAGTTGTAATTTCCTTAACAGGGTAGACACGCTTATTAGCGTTCTCTACCCCACCTTGGATACAAATACCTTTCATGTAGAGATCCTTGCCGCCGTTTGGTCGCTCAGTTGCTTCATAAACAACGTTTGCCTCTTTGGAGGTTAGGTTTTCTCTCAAGTATAACATGATTTATGCTTTACTCATTGTTGCGCCTTTTGGATTAGCCGCATCTGTTTGTACTTTTGGAGCCGGTACTTTACCGCCTGCTTCTTCGCCGCCTTTCGCAATATTTGCGGATGATCCGCCCATATCGTTTTTGCCAGCTACAGGACTTTTCATTTTTTCACCCTGCTCTGTAGTAACTGGTGCCGGAGCTTTTTCAGTGTACTCACGTACTACTTCTTCCTCAGTCTCTTCCTCTACAGGCTCAACTGATTCGTCCTTCATTTCTTCGTCACCTTCTTCGTCGTCCATGTCCATTTCTTTGTCCATTTTCATGTCCATATCCATGTCCATCTCGCCGTCATCCTTATCGCCCATTAACTGGTCGAATTCCGCTTTTAATTCTTCGAGGGCATTTTCGATATCTACAACACGATCTTCCATTTCTTCGTCATCCATATCGGCTTCCATAGATAAACCTTGCTCGTCTGCTTCAATATCGTCAATCATATCATCTGATTGATCTCCGCCTATTTCAGCTTCATCAACTTCTGATTCTTCTACTTCCTCTTCAGATTCTTCAATGTCGGACTCCTCGCCTTCCATCTTCTTCTTTTTCATTTTTCCATGCATTGCTTCATCAACGGTTTCGTCTTCTGACTCTTCCACTGCTTCTGCATCTTCCTCAACTTCTGCAGTCTCTTCTACTTGCTCTTCATCTACAAGACTCTCATAGATGTCGCGTGACTTCTCAACCACTATCTCATGGAACAAATCTTTTGCACCTTGCTCATCTTCTGCGATGAACAGTTCAATTAATTGTTCAAATTTGTTATTGTCTGACATTTGTCAACTCCTATTATACTTTTTTATGATGTGAATTAAACAAATTCACAAGGCATTTGTAGTTTTATTTAGTTTTAATTTTTAAAGGGGAGTAAAATGCATACTTTTTGGTTCAAAAAGTAGACTAATTAGTTTTTTTACTATTGTGGAGCTGGCGCAGGAGCAAATTGGCGTCTTATTTCACTTATTGATTCTTGATATTCAGTAGATTTTAAATCTGATAATTTACGTAGTTTACTTAATTGTTCAAAAGTAAGCCTTGTTTTACGTGTATCATCTAAACGTAAAGCAGTATTATCCTGATAAGGCTTTTGTATTTCTTCTACAGTTTTTTCTGTACTCATTAATTCCAATAATAACATAAAACTATTTATTCCGTTTCCGGTGCAGTAGAACCTACAGGACTTTCTGTACCTGCAGCATCTGCTTGTCCAGCACCGCCTTCTTCTCCGCCTCCAGCATCAGCGCCTTCTTCTCCAACTGGATCCTCAGGTGTAAATTGATCTAAATCGGATTGTATTCCGCCAGCAGTAACACCAACACTACGCATACTAGGTAACTCACTTTCTACATTAACATCAGCATTTTCTTCACGCCACATTTTTGTATTTTGTAACATTTCTTCTTCACTCATGCCTAAATAACGTTGCATTAAGAAACGTTTACTCATATAAGGGTAGCCTTCTAATGCTTGAAATGTGTTTATTCTTGCTTGATCCATTTCAGTTTCACGGAAACTACTAAAATTTTGTGGCTCATTAAACCGTAATTCAAATGTGCCGTTGTCTATTTCTACACCACGCCACTTAAGGTACATTTTAAATTCTCTGTCAAATGTACTTGCTACTAATCTTTGTAATCTAATGCAGTATTCGTTAAATCGTTTTTCTTGTATCATTGCAGTACCGACACGACCATCATTATATGCGCCAGGTGATTCTTCAATACCTGTTGGCAAATAACTGCTAGGAATTCTAAGTCCACGAAATAATTTATTTGTAAAAAATTTTAAATCATCTATTTCGCCTAAATTAGTACCGCCTGGTAGTGTATCAACTTTTGAACCTCTACCTTCTGCAGTCTGTGGAAAAAAGTAATCTTCATTAGTACTAAGTGGATTGTAAGTTGTATCCATAATATTAACACCACCACCAGTTTTGCTAGGAATACGTCTTTGATGTATTTCATTCTTAACACGTTCAACAAAACTCATTGCCATATGGCTAGGCATATTGCCTACATCAATATAAAAAACACGTCTTTCAGGAGCACGTTGTATACGATAGATAATAATTGCATCTTCTAATAATTCTTTTTGCTTGAATACTTTAAAAATTTGTTCTAGTATACTATTTCCAAAAGGCCAATTAGGATCTAATCCTTCTGTTAAACTTGCATGTACTATATGATCAGCTTCTACTGCTTTTTCATTCAGAGAACGGTCAAATCTTCCTTGAGCAGTAGCACCTCCACTTCCATCATATATATTACTAGGTTGTATATAACCTCTATTTTTATATAAATCACCCTGTTTAGTATAATCACTATAGCTAGATGCAGTACCAGTTAAATTTTCAAAGTTAGGATTAATATCCTTTATTACATATTGTTCAGGCTTTTTGCCTTCGCTTTCATTAACAATAATTTTTGTAACTTTACTCATTTCGGTCCAAAACCATTGGAAAGTTTCTGGATCTCTAATGAATACTTGATCGCCGTACTTTAATACATTTCGGAAAATTTTAAATAATCTTTGGTTAAAATCATTTAGACTATTCCAATTAAGTAGTTGTTTTTTAATAATTTCAACTTCACTTTCCGTTGGTATTTCCGTAAAATGTATATCAAATCCAGTGCCGTTTTCCTTATTAACCTGCGTACAAAATTCAGCAAGAATATCTAAAGCTGCGTTTATTTCACTATCAATATCCATAGTCTCATACTGCCCATAACGTTCAGTACGATTAGGATGTCCTATGTAAACTTCTGGTAAATGACTAGCGTAATGACTATATTTTGTACCGTCACTACTGCTATTACTGCTCATACTTGTAAGCGGACTTTTATCTTTTACTAATGTGAAATGTTTTTTCCAGCTCATAATTTATTATACTACCTTATTGTGTATTTACCTAAATGATTATTGCATATATTGCTTTATAGTGTCTATAAGGCTACCACTACCTCGTTTAGTAGCCGCTATAAGTTCATCTAGTTTGTTCATTAGTGCTTGATTACGTTGATCTAAAATGTTCGTTGGTTGATTATTTGTAGTAACTAAATTGTTTGCAGGATTTCCAGGTGAATTAGCCTGATTATCAGCCGGGGGTGCAAAGTCACTAAATTGTGAATCGAGCTCTGAATTGTACCCACCTACTCTAGTCTGCCCTGGAGTTATACCTAAAGTTCTAGCAAAAGTAATTACACCTGTATTTAAACCACTTGTAATATCTGAAATAAACGACACAATACCATTACTATTCCTAAGCATTTCTGTTGTTAATTTACTTAATGACATTCCAAGTTTTCTATTTTCATCTTGCAAGCCTATTAATGCTTTAGTGGCAGCATTTTGTCCAGTTTGTAGTTTTTTAAAATCATCTACAACATCATTTACAGTTTGATTAATACTTTTTGCCATTACTTGCTGACTCATTAAAAAACTATTCTCTGTAACCTTAACAAATTCATTGGTGGTAAATCTGCCAGTCGTTGCAATTAAATCTGCATTATTTAAAAAATCTTGTTGAATAGCTCTATTGTTATCGGCAAATCTTTTGAATGCCATTGCAGTGCCTTCGGAGTCACCTCCTGCTTTTATGCCTTTAACAGTATCTACTATTCCTTGAGTTAGGGTCGGTAAACTAGCACTAAGCATCGCAGCATCTTTACTTGTTATATTACCAAATGTTGTTATGTCTAGTATCGTACTTCTCATTTCAGGAAACGCACTAATTAAACGTTCAATCTCTTGTCGTTGTTGTGGGCCTAATCTAGCTAAAGCAGCCTGTACTTGTGCATCTTTACGTTGAGCACGTTCAGCTTGTTTTTGTTGTTCTATACTTCTACCTGTTAGTACTGCAACAGTTTTTTGTTGTCTTACTTGGTTTGCTGTTGCTTCAGCAAGTGCTTGTGTTTGAATTGCAGTATTATCTATCGCTATACCGGACATAGCAAAATTCTGCATAATTTCAGCAGTAGCCTGACCTAAATCTTCGAAACTAAAACCTAATGTTCTTAATTCTACGCCGTGTAGTCGATTAAGTGCCATATTTGCACGAGCAAATTCTCTTGCACCTCTGTTTGTTTGTCCACCAAAACTAGCCATTGCTTCGCCATTTTGTTTGAATATATTAGTAAATTCTGCCATTGTTAAATTTGCATTGTGTGCATTATTTCTAAAATCTACTAAACTACCACCTAACAATGCACCACTTTTTTGTACTTCTAAAAATGAACCACTGGCTGCATTTAGTTTTTCAAATAAAAATCCTGCGACTGCTCCTGCTATAGGCACTGCAGCTTCAGTCAATGCACCACCTGCCAATCCTAAAGCAGCACCTAGCGATTTGCTAAATCCTGCCATATCAGCAATAGCAGTGCCTAACAGACCACCTACTGCGGCACTAACAAGTTTACTTCCTGTTGCGAGTTTTGTAAATGTTTCTGTAACAGTTTGTGCAAGTGCAAATGGTTTACTTTGTAAGTCACTAAAACTACTAGATAGTGCACCTGCAGATCTTCTTAAATCTCTACTAAAAATAGCACTTGCAGTATTTGCACTATTCAATCCTGCGGCTAATGTTTGACCGCCTTGCTTTGTTTGGTCTGCAGTCTTATCAACTGTTCTTCCAAATCCAAAAATACCACCGGTTGCAGCTTTAGAAGCGGCTGCTAAATCCCGTTGAGCATCAGCACTGTTAATATTATCAGCTGATGCAAGTACCGCAAGTATACGTTGCATAGTCTGCTCTTCAGCAAATCCATCTGCAAATACTTCGCCTATGCCCGGAACATTAATTTGTGGCAAGAAAAAATCTCCAATTATATGCGTATATAAATACACATGTACATATTTATATTGTATTTACCTGGAGAAAAACATGGTCGACGTACCTAAGAATTATTCAATGAGTCCGGAACAGATTGCACAAGCACAACAGAATCCGTTGCAAAAGTTTATGAGACAAGCATCAATTTATATTAAATTACCTAGTCAAGGACAGTATTATCCACCCGGTACATTAGATTTGCCTGAAGCTAAAGAAATACCAGTGCTTCCGATGAGTACCAGAGACGAAATAACTGTTAATACTCCTGACGCACTTATGAATGGACAAGGCGTAGTAGACATGATACAAAGTTGTTGTCCTAATATTAAAAATGCATGGTTGGTGCCATTAGTAGACTTAGATACAATATTGATAGGAATAAGAATTGCTAGTTACGGCGAAAAAATGGAATATACAAGTACTTGTCCAAAATGCGAAAACGCAGACAATTATGAAATAGATCTTAGACAATTTATGGATATGCCTGTGGACATAAACGTTTACTCGCAACCTTTTGAATATAAAGGCATGCAAGTATTTGTACAACCTATAAGTTATGATACTCTAAATAAACAAAATTTAGAAAATTTCGAGCAACAACGACTAATTACAATGATAAACGATGCAGAACTAAGTGCTGAAGAGAAGCAACGTAGATTTGCGGAGATTTTTCAAACTATGACTAGTTACACTCTTGCAAATATTGTAGGTAGTATTAGTAAAATAGTAACTCCGGATGGTGTAGTAGTAGCAAATGAGTCTCATATAAACGACTATGTAAGAAATTCAGAAAGACAGTTTTACGAAGCTCTTAAAAATTATTTAGAAGGAATAACTAAAGCAATTCCAGAGAAAAATGTTTCTATAAAATGTGCAGAATGCTCTAACGATTATACAACTCCTTTTACGTTTGATCAATCAAATTTTTTCGCATTCGCCTCTTAGCATTATCTAATCCTGAGATTGAGAGGCTTTTACAAGGATACGAAAAAACAGTGAACGAACTGCGTCTTAACATGACTAAGATTGCTTGGTTTATGAGAGGAGGAGTGACTATGTCCGAACTTCTAGACATGCCACAATCTGAATACAAACACTTTAACACAGTTATTCAAGAAAATTTAGAACTTAGTAAAGCTGCGAAACAAGTAATAGTTTAGGAATGAACTACGTTCATTCGTTCTTTTCACTTCGTTCAATCACTTTTTTTGAGTGAAACGAAACAGCTATCATCTCGAAGTTAAGCTCATACTTCACCCGTTGCCGGGTGTAGTAATAAATGAAATCGCCATCATCTGCGTGTATCACTCATCTGTTATAAGAAGATTACATTTCTGTACGGAGGCGGAAACCCGTGGACCCCCTACTTCAGCCTTCACTGATAGTCTCGGAACCTTAACGCATCATAACAGCAATGCGTTTCTAGTTGAGGTTGTATCTTTTCACAGAGCCTCATCTTTTGTGCCTAAAGTTGGTTTTACTCGTGTTAACGACGGTTTAATGCGTAGACCGTAAACGCCAAATTTTTATTATTGTAACACTATCTAGCCATTTAATTGTTTATTGATTATGCCCTTTTGGTGTACTCTTACTCTAATGTGCCCGTTGTACCAGTCATCTGATTCTAGTACTTTATATCTAAATTGTTCTCTTGCTTCTACGTACGATAGTTCTGCTTTACTAGAACAGAAATATAATATCTTACGTTTGAATTTATCTTTGCCTAATGTTTCGACGTCTTCTGCTAATTCGTCTGATGAGCCATAGTAGTCACGCCAATCACTTTCTACTAATGAACGACGTTTATTTTTTCTGCCTTTAAGGGGAGGTTTAGTTTTTTTAAACTGTGCCAGTTTTTTGCCAATGTATTTTCTATTGTTTGTTGTGTTTGTAATTAGATATACAAACCCAATTATTCCTTCTGGTATTTCTTTGACTATTTTGTTCTTGTAATACCAGTTTTCCATGTTATATTGTATATATCTTTTATTACATACTATTCTTTTTTTCTTGAATCTCGGCACGTCTTGCCTTAGCGAGTTTTTGTATTTCACCTAATGCTTTTCTTGCTCTTGCGGCTGCGGCTTTAATTCCTTTAGTTTCAAATGCTTCTGATTCTTTTAAGTATGCTTCGTATGCAGTAATTATTTGTTCGTGTGACATTGTAGTCTCCTTACCATTCTGTTACATGATGCTTATCATGTAGTTTTGCTTTTATACATTTTGTTTTGCACTCTATGTTGTCAAATTTTTTAAATTCATTATTCCAAAAACTATCTTTTATTATATTATCGATTGTAGTATTATGCAAATTAAATTTTGTTTGTGCTAAAGAAATCATATTTTTATTATGTGGATACCTATTAGCAGTCCAACAACAAGGATAAAATTCTCCTGTGGCTTTTAAGAATACTCCTTTATTACCTATGTAACAAAGTGCAGGGTATTCATTATTCTTATTTAATTCTAAAGCACGTTCTAAGAATATTTTTTTAAGATCTTCGCCGGGTCTAGTTTTAGTGCTAATTTTATATTGTTGTCTTTCAAATCTATGACCTTTAGCAATAAGAAATTTATTTGTAGGTTCTAACAAATCGTTGTTGCTATATGCATCTGGGTAAGTACTTCCAAATTTTGTACTTTTAGTAAGTTGCCAACAATCAAAATTGTTATTAATTGCAATATTGTTAATATCTTGTAAATTATTTTCGTTAAATCTAAATGCTATAGTGGCTACTACAGTATATGTTATTTTATTATGTTCTCGGAAAGTTACTATACCTAGCATAATACTTTTCCAATCGCAGTTTACACGATATTTACTGTTACTTTCCTGATCCCACCCATCTAAACTCCAGTGTACTTCGTCATGTTCATTTAGTAACATTGCTAATTTTTGCCACCAATCCGCTTTTTTGTAACTACCATTGGTAATTATTAGCAGTTGCAATTGAGGATTAATTTCTTTTATCCAATGTACAATTTGTAAAAAATCTTTTGCATATATTGGATCACCGTCATCGCCACAAAAACTAATTTTACGTATCTTTTTTATATGCGATTCGCCTATCTGTGTACGGAAAAAATCTAATGTAAGTTGGCGATTAAGGAGTGTTTCTGGCATTTCGACTCTGGTGCATCTAGGACATTTTAATGTACATATGCTACTTACTTCTATATGCCAATGGTCTAATGCTAGTTTCATGCAATTTCTACATCCGTATCGTAACTTGTAAAGCCGTTTTCTTTTACTACTTTTAAAACATTATTTACACGCCCGATGAGCTCATCTTTATGCGAAACTAACCAAACACTTTTATTACGTTCTCTGCTCATACGTTTTAGTACTGCCATACTATTCTCCACACCAGAACTATCCATACCACTATCAACTAATTCGTCTATAAACAGTAAATTAATTGGCTGATATAAACTTTCCCAAACATCACGAAATGCCCAACTTAAACTTAGTATTAGTCTATTTCGTTCACCTCTACTTAAATTATCAAAGTCCAAATCTCTGCCTAGTTCTTGTATTTCCACAGTCAAGTCGTTCTGAAATACTACAGTATGTGGTAGTCCAATTGCATTTAAATATTGATCTAGTCTTGTATTTAAGTATGCTAAGTTCTGATCTATAATCCTTTTACGTATAAAGCTATCTTTATTTGTAAGTAGTTTTAATAAAAATTCTTGATGTTGTTGTGTCCTAGTAAGTTCATTTATACTATCCCAAGTTATTTCTTGTACTGCAGTAGTTTCCATATCTGCAATTTGATCAGTATAAGGATCATTTTCATCTTGTTTATTTTGTAATTGAAATTCTAGTGTTGATAAACTTGAACGATGATTGTGTGCATCATTAACACTATCATAAAAAGTACGCGGTTTATTTGGAACTGTTTGTTTTTGTTGATCTAGTTCTTCAATGCCTTGTTGTAATTCTGTAAGAAATGTATTAGCATCTTTGTACTCTTTGTCTGCTTTTATAATTTGTTCTTTGTGTGTTTCTAAATGTGCAACACTTTGTCCGCAACTACTACAAGTTCCTTCGTTTATATCGTCTAATGCCTTTTTAGTACGTTTAGCGTCACGTTCTGCTCTGCTTATTTGTGCCTGTAGTGAGGATGTGTCTTTAGTTAACTGTATTTGTGCATTGTTAAGTGTATGCCAATCATTTAATTCTGTATGTGTTCTTAGTTCTAAATTAATATCTACGTGTGCTAAATCTTCTATTGCAGTTTTTAGTTTTGTGATATCGTCTTCTTTTTTCTTTTGCCAAAGTGTTTGTCTACGCTTTAGGGCTTGAACTTGTTCTACTATTTTACCGTTTGCATCTTCTACTGCTTTTATACGAAACTGTTCTTCTTGTATCTTGTTCTTAGTAACACGTACCATTTCTTTTAAGTTTTCTGCTTTTTCACTAAGAATAGTTATGCCTAGTAATTGTTCTATAATCGCTCTTTGATCATTTTGTCGCATACTTAAAAAAGGCTCACTGTAAGTATTTAGAGCCAATACATGTTTAAACATTGCATGACTCATACCTAACAGTAGCTCTATTGCTTTTTGTGTTTCTCTACTATCACCTTGAGCATAGTCATTTGCTTCTTGTTCGTTATTGTTTATGTAAAATTTTAAAACATTGCTTTTACGACCTCGTTCTATACGATACTGCAAACCATCTTTTTCAAATTCTACAGTAACTAACATATTTTTACCGTTAGTCTTGTTTATTAAATTATCTTTACGAATGTTTGTAAGTGCATCACCATATAATGCATAACTTAGTGCATTTATGATTGTAGTTTTGCCTGTACCATTTCTAGCACCTGCATCTCCTCCACCTGTATCTAAGTTTTCACCTAGCACAAGCGTTAAGTCATTTCGATTAAAGTCTATGGCTTGTGTAGTATTACCTACACTCATAAAGTTTTTTACTGTAAGAGTATTGAGTTTAAACAATTTCTAACATCCTGTGTGTTTTTAAACCAATCCTTGTAATCATAAGGAGGTATTTCTTTAATATTATACTGTCTTTCTAACCAATAAATCAAATATCCTTGGTCATGCAAAGAATAATGTGTATCAAACTCAAAATTTATATTATTGTTCAAAGCATGTTTTACTAAATTTACTAAATCTTGTGCCTGATAATATTTGTAGTTGACTTTTTTAAATTGTTCGTGTAAATGTTTGAACTTATGTAAATCGCACTGTCCAAAGTGAGGTTCAAGACTATCTATAATTTGTTTTTGATTAAAAAATAAATCACTAATATTTAAATTTAAAACATCATCTACTGGTTGCCAAGTATTAAGATAGAAATCTGCGTGTTTGTCACTATGATGATAGGTAAGACTAAAATTTTCACGTATTTCATAATCTTCTAAATCGAAACTAAATTTTGAACGTTCTGCTTTTTCTTTACAAGTTTGATATACAATACTTTTTGCATTGTTGTCTATACACATTCGTATAGTGTTAGGCATTCCACGATCTATATAATCATCTATTCCACTATCTATCAAACAAATACTTTTTTTGCCTTCAAAGTTATAATAATTCTTTTTAATGTAAGGTCGATTATGTAACCATGTTTTCCAGTGTAAAGGATAATCATGGCTATTACCGTTTTTACTAAATGTACTATTTTCTTGTGGACAATATGCATCTTCGAAACATGTACTAATCATCTGTAACATATAATGCCCAAATCCACCACTTGGGTAGTGTATATAATATATCATAGGTTCTTGTATATATCCAACATTAATTTACTATCATATTGTTGACTGTCTATTTGTTGTAATTGACTTGTGACTATACTATCCACACTTTCAAAATTTATTTCACCAGATATTTGCATATCCATTTCTTCCATTTTTACAGGTATAAGACTCATTTCACGTAATGAATATTCATGCATAAATGTTTCTTTTATAAAACTTGCTTCTTCATAACTTATATCTACATCTAAATTCACTCTTGCATAAGTTTTAGGACTTAAATATTTTTCTGGACCTTCTAAAAGTTGACTTATTTTAAGTGTGCGATACTTTGGTTGGTCAGGCCATGCAATAAATTGTTTTGTGCCATCCCAGTCTAGTATCATCATACCTCTATCATCATCCCATGCATCACTATAATTATGTGGGAACGCATTTCCTGTATAGGTAACATTATTACGCTCTTGTCTTTTATGAAAATGACCAGTAAAAACTTTACCACAACGGCCAAAGTCTTTATCGCTTAGTTCTCCGTGATCAGGCATTTGTACCATTGCATTCATATAAAAGTGTGGAAGTTCAAAATGTCCAATTACATAATCTGCACGTATCTTTTGCATTTGTTTATGTTCGTCACCTACTAGCCAAGGAACAAATGCTACGTTATCTACAGTAGTTATATCGTTGTAAAATTCTATATTTTCATATTTTTTTATAAATGCAATACTATTGTAATCTCGCTTGTCTCTATGGTACTCATCATGATTGCCTGGTATAAAATGTATTACATCAAATGTTTCATTTAGTTTATCTAATGCTTGTACACTATAATTTAACGTACTAACGTTTATAGTCGCACGTTGATGATGCCAGTCGCCCATAAAAATACAAGTGTCTGCCCCTTGTTCTTTTGCTTCCTTACAGAACCAAGTAATAAAATCTAAACAATCTTTGTTAAATGTTTGGCTATTGCTTTTATTTCCAAAGTGAATGTCCGTAAAGACGGCGGCCCGTTTGAATAAACTCATGTAATTATTATAGCATCTTATCTTTTATTGTCAATGATTAAAGTAGTCTTGTTGTGTACCTTCTCGGTACAAGTCTAAAGTAATACAGTGTAATCCACCGTCCCAGAAATATCTATGCCTCCATGGGACATAAACTGGTTCGATTTTATGTTTTTTAAAGAATTTGTTTACTTTTTCGTTGTTAGGATTACTAACACAACAATGATGTTCGTCTAACATCAGTACATTTACATCAAAAACTGTTTCCTCTACATAACCAACCCAATCTTGTAGCCAGGTCTCTACAAATTGAGTGAATTCATCGTTGTGCTCTTCGCCCGCAAGCCACCATTTGCCTTCATTTTTATCCTTAAGATCTAAAAATGGCTTTACCTTACTCCAACTTTGATTTGGTAGATAACAGACATCCCATCCTGGAAAAGTTTTTTCATAATTTTGCACGTCACGTAAACTTAATATTACTCCCGGTTTAATTGGATGATAGTTTGCATCAGCGTGTCCATCTGAATTAGCAACAGTCACTTCAAATTCTTTGAATTGAGATAGTCCTTGCACATCCTCTAATGTAAGTTCTATTTCATGGGTGTCACCTACAATCACTTTTTTTCCAATCATAAATACAATCGCACTGCTATCTGAATGACTGGTAAAATTTAGCAATTCTCTCCATACAAAATCTTCAAAGTATTCTTTATTTTTTCTGTGAATACAAAAATCTTCCCAACTAGGCCAACTTGCTCCGGCTAGTATATTGTATTTGTTTTCACAGGATATAAATGGAATTTTATATTCTGGCACATTTAACGGAGCATAATTTTCAAGTTTGGATCTAATTGCAGGATGATCGCCATTAAGACTATAACATCTGTTTCCTATTACCAACTGATAATCACGGGGTTGTAATGGACCCCTAGGATATCTGCTTGGATTATCTAGAAATCTTTCATTCCTGTCCATATCAGGTTGTATTACTTCTACTCCAAAATCTTGTAATATTTTTTTGTATCCATCTAAATCTTCTAGTGTTTCTTCACATATACGTTTTAACGGATCACCTGCTTTATCCGGAAGTCCATTGAAAAACTCAGGTGCATAATTATTGCCCAACATACATACTTTTAGTGGGTCCCATTTGTTCCAAATGTTATACATAATTTTGTTTAAGTTTAGATAGGATTAGAACTTTTTGCAATTTCGTTCTCCGTTTGTCTTGTATAACTAGGATTAAGTCCAGCACTTTCTAATATATCGTCTCGAATTGCTTGATTTTTCTTTTCTAAGTTTAGCACACGAGTAAAACTATTTGTGATTGCGGCAGTATAGTAAGCAAATGGATTTTCGCTTTTACTTTCGTCAAACTGCAACCCAATTTGTGTTAATTGTAGTAGTGCTTGGCTACGCATTTCGTCGTTATATGTATATCCGCGCCAGTTTGATCTTGTCCCATAACGTTCACATAGTTTCATATACATTCTAGCAAGTTTACTAGTAGTTTTTCCATGCGTTTTACTAAAGTTACCGTTCTCTAGTCCACCCTCCCAATGACTTTTGCCCACAAGTACTGGGTTATCTTCATCATCTAACCTAAAATGTTGAAATGGTGGAAAGTTACACTGTACGTGATGATCTGCTACTGTTTTTGGATTTTTTTTACGACCTGGATGTAACGGTATATGGTCATGTGTCATAATCCTAAACACCACATCTTTTTTATCAATTTTTTTCCAGTCAACGGCAAACTCTGCTTGTTTAACTTTTTTACCTTCAGCACGAGCCTCTTCGTATGCTATTTTTTGCATACGATCAGCTTGATTTCTTTTAGCCTGTGCAACTGTCCTAATGTTAATTTTTTCTATATTTGGTAGTATCATATCATAGACATCGTCACCGTCTGCAATAAAACTACTGTATGTACTTTTACTTTTGTGTATTTCCTTTAACAAATCGCGATTGTTAAGGTAATTTTTTCTTTTTATCATATTTGAGGATTCCTTTTATATGCGTATATTATACAGCCTATAAATATACTTATGCAATATAAAAATAAGGTTTTTTGAGAATGGCATTTGATTTAGGTAGCAAATTTACTCGTAGAGCAAAACAATATACTACAGATACAGTAGGAAAAGCATTACCAGGCAACGATCCTATTAGTAAAGTTGGCAGAAATATCTTAAATGCTAGTGGTAACAGGTTACTTCAAGCAGGACTAAATGAACTAGGAGCAAATACTCCTGGTAGTTTCTTAAATAATATAGTAACTGCAGTTTTTAGAGACAATGATACTCGTGTGAGATTATCTTTGAGTCCAGGAGCCAATATACTGTATAAGACCGGACGTGGATTCGAAGGCGGTATTCAAAACAAAATACTTGAACCTTTGATAGAAACAGACGGTGTATTGTTTCCTTATACACCAACAGTAAGTGTGAGTCATACTGCTCAGTATACAGGAGTTCATCCTGCACACAGTAACTTTATACAACATAGTTACAATGCAAGTTCAGTGGATACAATTAGTATTGATGGATATTTTACTGCAAATAATGCAGATGAAGCAAGATATGTTTTTGCAGTATTACATTTTCTTCGTAGTGCATATAAAATGTTTTTTGGTTCAGATGCTAATAGAGGCACACCTCCACCAGTACTAAGACTAAGCGGATATGGCCCTTTTAATTATAACAGTGTGCCTGTGGTTTTATCTAATTTTAGTGAAATAATGGCTGCAGACAGAGACTATATAGAAGTGCCACTAGCATCTTCACCAGATGCATCAACAAAAACTATGATTCCAACTTATATGAACATGACTATGACACTTAATCCAATTTACACCAAAGAGCAGATATCTAATTTTAGTTTAGAAAGTTTTGCTAGAGGTGATCAAATAGGAAGACCAGGTGGCGCTGGAGGATTTTTATAATGGCAGTACAATACAGTGCAGATAGTCCTTATGCAAATACTACACAATATAGTTATTACTTAGATGTACTGACTCCAAGAATAATTAGACCTTTCAAAGATGATGTGTTACATACACTTACACAGGTACATGAATATAGACCAGATTTATTAGCATTTGATCTTTACGCAAATAGTAATTTATGGTGGGTTTTTCAAGCAAGAAATCCAAATGCCTTTGAAGATCCAGTATGGGATTTTAGAGTAGGTACAAAGTTTTACATTCCAAAAAAGGAAACAATTGATACTGCGTTAGGAAATTAAATGTCTGATATAATTGGTTTCAATTCATCTATAACTTTTACTGGAGCCCCTGGTACACTACCTTTAGAAGATGATTTTAATCTTAATAATGGAAATCCTCCTTTTATATATAGGGAAAATTATGATAGATATTTTAGCGAACAGGCAGAAAATTTACAGTTAGTACCACAAGACTTAAGCCTTTATAAAAATGATAAAATAGAACCTATTAAAGTTCCATCTAGTAAAATAATTTCATATAGCAACGATTATATAAAACCTACTGTTAATTATGCAAATCCTAATAATTCAGTCAACGTTGATGATTTTAATTTGTATGATGGCTTTGAAAATGATCAGTTTAATTATGTCACAAAAATAGACTTAGGAGCAAGTGGTAAAAAAGTAAGTAAAGATCCACCTGAGGAAAATTTTACTGATGAAACAGCTTTTAATGATGATACGTTTTATCAATCATATGATGATGGAAGTATTAGAGGGCAAGACACTAGCAAAGATGTCAAAATTGCTAGTTCAGTTGATGCAAAATCTAATCAAAAAGCTAAACCTGCTTTTAACCAAGATCTATCTAAGATAAAAATAGATCCTGCAACCAACGAACTTAATATATTTTCCAGCGTAACATATAATTTAGCTCTTTACATGATGAATAGTAAAAGTTATGTAGATATTACTAAAGCACCCAACAACCCTAACGAAGTTTTAGATCCAGACTCTGGAAATAGCCAATTACTAATGAGAAGTGGCGGAACAGGATTAGATAATAAAAACAATGATTTTGCAAATAATTTTTTTATAGATGATTTAGAAATACAAAATATTGCAGTTGGCCCAGATAAGTTTAAGCATAATACTAATGCAACTAGTGTAAATTTTACCATAACAGAACCACGTGGTGTTACACTGCTTGAAAAATTACAAAGACTTGCTGGTACTGTACTAGTAAGCACAAGAGAGAATTATATTCATGCTCCTTACTTGTTAGAAATAAAATTTAAAGGGTACAACGATACTGGGCAACCTATACCTACCGCAAGTAAACCTAAGTATATTCCTATAAAAATTACAGATATGACATTTGAAGTCACTAACAGTGGCACACAGTATCGTGTAAGTGCAATTCCTTTTGCAAATCATGTTCTCGGAAGTATTATGAATACTATTCCTCATAATATTGAATTAAAAGCCAGCACAGTAGGTGATATTTTTACTAGTGAAGTGACAAAATTAGTTCAAGTCCCCGACAGAATTACAGATGGAGTTAGTCCGGGTGTTGCAACTGCAATTGGTATTAAAGAAGGACAACAACCTACTAAAACAAAGAAAACAAAACATAGAGATCTTGCAGAAATTCTCACTGATTCTAGACGTGCTAGAACACTTCCAACATCATATAAAGATAAGAATGGTCAACCAGTTAGTGTCCCGCCTGCTGCAGAAAAGTATGATACATATAATTTCCTATTAGCAGAAGAAATATCAAGTGCAAAATTAAATTTAGAAGATATATATGATGCATTGAATACACCTGTGCCAACGGAAGATGAGAAAAAACCGAAAAGTGGTTCACAAACACAACAAAAATCTGCAGATAAAAAACAATATGAAACTTATGTGCAAGGATTAACTAGAGGTGTGACTTTAGACAAAGAAAGTAAAACTTTTTCAATTGCAGCTGGTACTGATATTACAAAACTTATAAATCTAGTAATAATGCATAGTAGTTATATGGATAAAAATGTTGAGGAAAATCCTAAACAATACTTACAAACAGGCGATCCTATAAATTGGTTTAGGGTACGACCAGTAATTGAAAGCTCATCCGAACCTGGTAATGGTTTTGATAGGAAAGACGGAAGATACAAGTATAGTATAAAACATGTAGTAGAAAAAAATGTTATACACTACCATGACTTTCCATGGGGTAAAAAAAGTAAACCAGTTGGGGTAGGTTATCACAAGGTTTATGATTTTATTTTTTCTGGAAAAAATACTGAAGTGTTAGATTTTAGATTAAAATTTAATACTGCATTTTATAGTGTAATGACAGCTGGAACAGGCAGTCCGTTTGCCGGAAAGCCAGCAAACAATGCTTTTACACCATTAGTTAAAGAATTAACTTCATCATTAGAAGGAAATGTTATTAATTCAAAAGACCAACTAACTAGGCAACGTGCTAAAGATCTTTTTAGTAGTGTAATGAGCGATGGTGTAGACCTTTTAAATTTAGATATGAGTATAGTTGGTGATCCAGCTTGGATTCCTACAAGTGATGCGTATTGGCAAGATAGAGTGAGAAAAGGCCAGTCTTATACTAGTCCATTTATGCCTGATGGAACGATTAATTACAATTTGACACCACCATATATACGTGTAAATTTAAGGACACCTGTGGATTATGATGCAACAACAGGTTTACAAGATCCTAGTCAGGCGGGTAACAGTAGTTTTAGTGGTGTATATAGAATAACACAAGTAGATAGTACGTTTAGTGGTGGTGTATTCCAACAACGTCTTAGTGGATTCAGACCACCGGGGCAGGACGCAGATAGTTTACAAGTAAATACTGCAGAATCTACGACTAACGTACAAAGAGACTTGCTTACTAGAGTAGAAGATGCTATAGTAAAAGATAGTAAGAACTTATTTGCAAAAGTTTTACCAAAAAATGACGAAATCGATTATGATACTTTTTTTCCAGAGGAATAACAGATGGCAGTAGATATTTCGCGAGGTGGTACTAAAGGCGGCGATCCTCAATATAGTTCAAGTAATATTAGAGGAGTAAGTCAAGAAAGAGGAATTGTTATTGGCGTCGTAAAAGCAAACGTACATGGTTCACACATGGGTGTGATACAAGTTTATATTGCTGAAATGAGTACAGACGAATCCGATAAATCACAATGGCGAACAGTACGTTATTGTACTCCATTCTATAGTAGGGTTGATAATTCAGGCGATAAAGATACTTTTAATGAAACAAAGGTCCCTGCAGGTATAGTTACTCCTCCACCAGACTTAGGTACTACTGTGCTATGTTTTTTTCCGCAAGGAAGAAACGCAGATGGATTCTATTTTGCATGTGTTCCTGATACTTTTATGATGCAAACATTACCTGAGCCTACACTTTATGAAGGATACATTGGAGGTGAATTCAATGATAATAATCCACTAAGGAAAACGGATAAAATTACTAATTGGAAAAGTCAACACAGACCTGTTGATTTTCTTACACAACAAATTGTAAATGATCAAGGATTATATAGAGATAAAGTAAGAGGACTTAATAACAGTGGATACATGCGAGAATCACCAAGTGAAATAATTGGTATAAGCAGTAAAGGTCGAAGAATTACAGATCAAGGTAAAGATTTTTTAAAAGAAAATTCATCCGCAATTAAAAGTTTACCTAATAATTCTGATGCAAAAATTATTAAAGCACTCTTAGGGCCTAATAACAGGAGAAAAGGTCACAGTATTGCTTTGGATGATGGAGATATTGACGGTAATAGTAATCAGATTAGACTAAGAACAAGTACGGGTCACCAAATTTTAATGAATGATACGGAAGGTGTAATATATGTAGGAAACGCTGACGGCAGTGTATGGATTGAACTTGGTAAAAGTGGTACACTAGATGTATATGCACAAGATAGTATTAATTTTCGTAGTAAAAATTTAAATTTTCATGCAGACGAGAATATAAAGTTTCATAGTAAAGGGTATACACAAATTGTTAGCGAACAACAATTGCATTTACAGTCAGAGGATGATTTAGTATTACAATCTTCTGCAGATGCTGGTATTACTTCTAATGCATTTTCAGTAAAAGCAAGTGGATCAATGAATTTATCTGGTGGCGCAACTTCTAGTATTAAATCAAGCGGAATTATGAGTGTAAGTGGATCCATTGTTATGTTACAAGGGCCGTCATTAGGAGGAAAAACTGCAAAACCAGTAAGACCGCAGATGAAATTGGATCCAAAATATGATCCTGCCCAACAAAGATATATTCTTACAAGAGATAGCACTATAACTACTACAGTTGATAGACTTGCTACTCATGAACCTTTTGTTGGTCATGGGCAAAAAAGTACTGCAACAGGCTATAGTGGAGGACTAGCTGGTGGTGGCGGATTAGCAGGTGCTTTTTCTATTATTAGTGCCGCCTATAGTACTGCAGGCTTTAGTGAACTTGCTAGTGGAGTAGATGTTACAGATTTTGCTGGAACTAACCAATTTGCGGACTTTAGTGATTTCGCTGGAGGGTTTGCAGGCGGAAATACTTTTAGTGATATAGGGTTAGATGCATTTGGAGGTTTAGGAGACACTGTATCAGACTTTAGTGATTTTGCAGGCCCTAATTTATTTTCGTCTGGACTATCTACAGGTATTGATTTTAGTCAAATTACTGGTATAGCCGAGGATTTTGGAGATGCGTTAACTAGTGGATTAGGCGAAATAGGAAAAGATTTGGGCGATAGTCTTGCAAAGTTTGGCAATGGTCTTACAGGTACTGATATTACGAGTCCAGATTTCCCAGGACTTAGTTCTTTGTTGCCTAGCACTTCTGGAGATTTGTCTGCATTTGGCGGCGCCGGAGATAGTGTAGGTTTTATAGGAGGATTTTCTAATATATCACCATCTGTCGATAGTATCGCAAGTAATATATCTAGTGTAGGAGGAATTACTACTACATGGAGTGGCATAGGAGATTTTGTAAATTCGGATTTGGGTAAATTAGTAACTGACGGATCGGGTAAAATTATTGATATTGCAAAACAAGTAGCATCTGATTATGAAACTGCATTGCCTGAACTACAAAAAGGGTTACAAAAAATATCAGCTGTTGTTCCTGGCATAAGTGATAATTTACCAGAATTTTTGACTCAACCTTCTATAGCAGGTTTACAAGTTACTGATTTAATAAAACAAGTTGATACAGGTTTTAGCATTGGTAATTTAGAAAGTATAGATATACAAGGTTTGAATGCCGGCATTGTAAAACTTACAGGTAGCAATAATGCGTCTACATTTATAGATAGTGTAACAAAAACTATAGGAAAATATGGATTTGATGTTGAACAACTTAAAGCAAATGGTTTTGTACGTCCTGAAGCTGTATTTAATGATCAACTATCTCAAAGCAGTGTATGGACAGGCAAAGATGGTATAACAACTTTAAATAAATTTTTATCTAATTCAGGAATACAAGAACAATTACAACAACAGGAAATTGCTAGGACATATCAAACATTAGTCAACAATGGTGGTATTGTAAGTACTGACTCAAAAGAAAAAATTATGGCAATGCTAACAGGATCAGCAATAAGCTCTCCTGAAATAGCAAAACAAATAAGATTAGGTGACGCCAACGTAGAAGGATTATTACGTAATACTTCCAGTATACCTGTAGGATCAGATATAAAAAGTGTAGTAATAAATGCTATGCAAACAGGAGGCTCTGTAAGTAAAGTTGTTACTGCAACCAAAGATAAAAACGATAATCAGGATTTGTCTACATTATCACGTTTTACAGGAACACTTAAAACTGGAGAAACAATTAGACAAATAGGAGGAGTTAGTTATGTTGTTCCTGCTCCATCGTTAGATCAGTATAGCGGTTCTAACGGAGGCGAAAAAAGACAACTAGATAAACGTATTGCTGCCTTAGAAAACGATAAATTTAATGTTAGAATTGATGGAAATGATAATAACACTATTGTTGCACAAATAAATGATAAACTAAGTGAATTATATGCTAGAAGGCATAGTTTAATATAAGGAAATAAAATGGCAGTAGCAGTCTATAAAGGTATTAGTACAGTAAATAATAACTTTGGAAGTATAAAGTTAACAGATACAGATTTAATAAAAAGAGATTTACTAAATCATTTTGCTATTCGCAAAGGCGAAAAACTTATGGATGGAAATTTTGGTACAAGTATTAGAGATTTAGTAATGGATCCTCTTACAGAAGAAACAAAAGCGGCAGTAGTCCAGGAAGTTAATCAAGTAATTAGTAGTGATCCAAGAGTAGTGATAGAAGGTGTGACTATTGATGAGTATGAAAGTGGTATACAGATTGAAATGTCTTTGCGTTATAGCATCAATAACGAAGTAGAAAATTTAATTATAAAATTTGATAGGACTGACGCAGAATAATATACCTATATTATACAGTGAATAAATACTGCAATAGATAGGAATGTTTAAAAATGGCTGCAAGTACAAGACAAGCAAATTTATTCGCTGCTGAAGATTGGAAAAAAGTTTACGAAACTTTTAGAGAAGCAGATTTTCAAAGTTACGATTATGAAACTATTCGTAAAAGTATGGTGGATTATATCCGCACATATTATCCAGAAGATTTTAACGATTTCATAGAATCAAGTGAATATATAGCACTTATTGATATGATTGCATTTTTAGGACAATCATTAAGTTTTCGTGCAGATTTAAATGCAAGAGAAAATTTCTTAGAAACTGCACAACGTAGAGATAGTATACTTAGACTATCTCGTATGTTAAATTACTATCCAAAACGTCAACAAATTTCTAGGGGTTTAATTAAAGTTACTAGTGTACAAACTACAGAAGAGGTTTCAGATAGTAATGGAAATAGTTTGCGTGATGTAGAAATTTCTTGGGGAGATCCGACAAATAGTGACTTTTTAGAACAATTTACTACTGTAATTAATAGTGCTATTGTTAGTACACAAAAGTTTGGTAATCCTGGCTTAAAAACTTCAATAGGCGGCATAAACATTGAAGAATATCAGATTAGATTAAATGAAGGCACTATTCCTGTGTATGATTTTAAGACATCTATTGGAGCACAAAATTTAGATTTTGAATTAGTAAAAGGTACGTATAGCGGACAAGATTATTTGTATGAAATGGCTCCGCAACCTTCTAGCACAACAAATATAATATATAGAAATGATAATAGAGGATTTAACAGTGCAAACAATGGCTTCTTTTTTTACTTCAAACAAGGAAGCCTACAAAGTGCAGATTTTACAATTTCAGAAAAATTGCCTAACAGGACTGTTGAACTGGACGTAAACAATATTGATAATAATGATGTTTGGTTATACAAGTTAGACGATCAAGGCAATGAAACTATAAGATGGGACAAAGTGCCTGCTATTAGTGGAAATAATGTAATTTATAATAGTCTAAGTGAAAATAACAAAAATTTATTTACTGTGCGTAGTAGAGCGGATGATCAAATTAGTTTAGTATTTGGTGATGACGTATTTTCTAATATTCCTGTTGGAGATTTTCGTGTTTACTTTAGAACAGGAATAGGTACAACATATAAAATATCACCAGACGATATGCAAAATTTACAAATTGTTATTCCTTACATAAGTCAAGTAAACCAAGTAGAAAATTTAACAGTAAATTTAAGTCTTACTACTACTATTGCAAATGCAAGTGGCAGAGAAAATTTATTAGACGTAAAGCAAAAAGCACAACAACAATACTATACACAAGATCGTATGATTACAGGTGAGGATTATCAAATCTTACCCTACACAAAATTTAGTAACATTATTAAATCTAAAGCTATAAACAGAACTGCAAGTGGTATAAGTCGGTACTTAGATGTACGTGATACTACAGGAAAATATAGTAGTACAAATATTGTTGCAGAAGATGGTATTTTTTATCGTACAGAAGATATTCAACAATTTCAGTTTACTTTTGTTACAGATAGCGATATAAGCAATATTATATCTACACAAGTTGAAAAAAATATTTTAAAAAATGATAGTCTACATTATTATTTAAAAAACTATGGTGGTACAGATGTAACTAGTTTATTAGCAGAATGGAATCTTACAACAAGTTCAAGTGGAACATGTACAGGATATTTTAAAAATGACGTAGCGGCTCCTTTAAAAATAGGTTCTTTTACAAGTAGTAACCTAAAATATGCAAAAGTTGGTGCCTTGCTTAAATTTACTGCTCCTAGTGGTAAAGTTTTTGATGTCAATAATAATTTAATTACAGGCACTAGTGGCACTATAAACACCAAAGATTATATCTGGGCAAGTATTTCAGCAGTAGTCACCGATGGTACAAATCAAGGAGTTGGAAATTTAGAAAGTGGACTTGGTCCTGTGACGCTGACAGAAGTTATTCCTAGTGATGCGGTATTAAATCAAGTTATAGCAATATGGAATACAACTTTAAGTAGCACAGTAAGAAATGAAATCATACAATCTATAGGTGATTATAAAACATTCGGGTTACGTTATGATTTAGATACACAGGAATGGGCAGTAATTTCTAATGCTAATTTGAATCAAGCAAACACATTTTCACTAGACGCGGCAGGAAATACTAGTAGCACTGGATTAGACAATAGTTGGTTTTTTAAATTTACTAACGACGGAAGTACATATACTGTTAACTATAGATCAACAGCTTATATTTTTGAAAGTAAATTAGAAACAAGATTTTATTTTGATAAAAATTTAAGTATTTTTGATCCTCGTACAGGCAAAACAATTAAAGATAAAATTAATATTTTAAAAGTAAACTCTTTGCCAGATACAATAGGCAGCCTAGCAGTTGATTACTCAATGCAAGTAGATGATGTAATTACAGAAACAGATGGTTATATTCTTACAAATAGAATAAAAGTAACATTTCCAGATGTTGATAGTGATGGAGTAGTAGACAATCCTGACGTATTTGACATTATTGTGGCTCCTAGTGTAAGTTCTTCAACTAAAGTAGTATTTTATAAAACGGATACGAGTAGTGGAGGATACCTAACATACACACCTGTAGATACTACAGATATTGAACAAAGATACACCACCCAATCTGCTATCAATGAAGTATTAGCACAATTTTCAAGTGGACAAATATTTTATGCAAGTGCCGAGGAAAAATTTTATCTACTTAGTGTAAGTGGTGCAAATGTGAAAAGTGTTGCAGTGACTACCAATTATATAAAACAAATTGGACGTAATCAACTATTATTTCAATATACGCATAATAGTCCTAACAATAGAAGAATTGATCCTAGCCCAACAAATATTGTTGATTTATTTTTACTAACTAGACAATACGATACGGATTATAGAAATTACATATCAGATATTACAGGCAATATAAGCAAGCCACAAGATCCTACCACAAATGAATTACGTGATCAATTTGGTTCTTTAGAACAATATAAAAGTGTTAGTGATACAATTATTTTTAATGGAATAACTTACAGACCTTTGTTTGGTGATAAAGCAGATGAAGAATTACAAGCAACATTTAAAGTAGTAAAAAATGATAGTACACTTATAAGTGAAACTGAAATAAAAGAAAAAGTTATATCTTCAATTAATGATTACTTTACAGTTGATAATTGGGATTTTGGAGATGTTTTTTATTTTAGCGAACTTGCGGCTTATTTGTACAATACACTTGCTCCTGATGTGTTAAGTATTATAATTGTGCCTAAGTTAGCAACAAGTAATTTTGGTAGTTTGTTTCAAATACAAAGCCAGAGAGATGAAATTTTAATTAGTTCAGCTACTGTAAATGATGTAGAAGTAATTGATGTAATTACTGCAAATAGTCTACAATCTAGTGGAAATGTAGTCAATACTACTACAGTAAATTTAGCAAGTGAAAGTGTAAGTGCTAATGGTGCAACAACAAGTGTCGCAACAGGTACAACGTCAACGTCTAGCACTAGTAGCAGTTATAGTAGTGGATCTAGTAGTTCAAGCAGTAGTAGTTCAAGCAGTAGTAGCTCTAGTAGCGGCGGCGGCGGCGGAAGCGGCGGTGGCGGAAGCGGAGGATATGGTTACTAATGGCTTTACGTAAAAGTTCCGCATTATTACCTAGTATTTTTCAAACTTCAAAGAATTCGAAGTTTTTAAATGCAACAATGGATCAATTAATTAGTGAACCAAATCTACAACGTTTTAGTAGTTTTATAGGAAGAAAATTTGCTCCTAATTTTACAGTAGGTAATGGCTATATTACTGAAACTAGTGCAGAACGACAAAATTATCAATTAGAACCTGCAGTAGTTTATAGTAATACATCTAAGCAAATTGAATCTTTATCAAGTTATACAGATTTTGTCAGTGCTTTATCATATAATAATGTAGATACAACTAATCACAGTGATTTATTTACACAAGAATTTTATAATTATAGTGGCTTTGTTGATTTTGACAAATTTGTAAATTATGGTGAATACTTTTGGCTTCCGGCAGGACCTGATAGTGTCCAAGTATTTAATAGTGTTGTTGATACAGAAAAAACTTACACAGTATATACAAGCGGGACTGAATTTAAGTTTGATAGCATAACTGCAGATCCTAATAGAGCAGTAATACTTGCAAGAGGTGGTACGTACAAATTCACTCTCAATGAAACAGGAAATCCTTTTTGGATTCAAACAGAAATAGGAACTTCAGGGATAAGTGCATATAGTACGTCCATTAGTACAAGGGAAGTTTTAGGAGTTACTAATAACGGTGCTACAAATGGAACTGTAACATTTACAGTGCCTATGGTAGATGCACAAAATGAACAGATAAATGCAATACAGGCAGCAAATCCTGATTTTGCTACAGATTTAACATATAGCCAAATACATAATCAGCCTTATAAAACTTTTATAGATACACATGGTGGCATAGATAAACAAACTGTTATAAATGGAAAAAGTCTTGTATTTGTAAACACAACTACTGCGGCAAGTGCTTGGGACCAAGGATCCAACTTTGATGCATATGGATTTGATGATAATGATAATCCGTTTGACCAAACTACAACATTAGATATGTCTATAAGATATGACGTTTACAATATATCTATAGATACTATTGGTGGAGTAGAAACAATTGTCTTATCTAGAAGTATAGATTGGCCTATAGGACAAAAAGTTAAAATTAAACAAGGTGATGGATATGGAAATAGAGAATTTTTTAAAGGAGGAGATGGACTTCCTTTATTAATTAAACCTTATACTGCAGGAATAGATACTTTATATTATCAAGACGGTGTAAATGCTACACAGTTTGGAACTATAAAACTTGTTGAGATAGATCAAGTTAGTCCTATAGATGTTGAAAACGATATTTTAGAAAAACTTGTATATACAAGTGATAATGGAGTAACATTTACAAATGGATTAAAAATAGAATTTAATAGTGATGTTACACCTACAACATACGCAGGAAGAGAATATTTTGTTGAAGGGGTAGGACAACCACAAGGTATAAGTTTAACTCCAGTAGATGAATTATTGACACCTGAAAGTTATACTGTAAGCACTAGTGATGGATTTGATAGTGTAGCTTATGATACAGGTGGATGGGATGGCACATTAAATGCACCAACTAGTCAAGATTATATTCTTATAAACCGTAATAGTCCAGATAGAAATGCTTGGAGTAGAGGAAATCGTTGGTTTCATAGACAAGTTATAGAGGCTACTGCTGGTTACAATAATTATACTGCAGAGATAGATGATAGTGCAAGGGCAAAAAGACCTATAATTGAATTTAATACTGGACTTGAGTTATTTAATATGGGAATAACTTCCAAAGCTCCGGTAACTGTAGTAGATACAACACAAACAGACGCTTTTAGTAATGTAAATGGTTCTACAGGTTATTTTGCAGATGGTATTGATATTAAACAAGATAATACAATAATTTTTACTGCAGATTCTGCTATTAATAAAAATGTCTATCGTGTTGATATGGTAAATCAAGATAGTGATCTTACAACAAACGAAATAATTAGTTTAGTATTAATAGATACTATATCCGATAAAGATTGTGTATTAAGCACATTAGGTGCAACTAATCAAGGAAAACAGTATTGGTTAGATGAAGACACATGGAAAACTGGTCAACAGAAAACAAAGTTAAATCAAGACCCATTATTCAATGTACAAGATCCAGAGCATGTGAGTTTTAGCGATACAACAAAATATCCTAGTAGTAATTTCATAGGTAGTAAATTGTTTTCTTATAAAAGAAACAATAATAATGCATTAGATACTATATTAGGATTTGGTTTAAGTTATCAAAATTTTAGTACTTTAGGCGATATAGTTTTTGAAAATAATTTTGACACAGACACATTTCAATATACAAAGAGTACAGGAAACACAAATGTAATTGTACGTAGTGGACACGTACATCAATGGAATCAAAAAGGTGTTAGGACATTAGATAATGGTTGGACAAAGGTTCTTGAAAATAGTAATCAATATCAAATTGTTATACATGAAGTGGCAGAATCTGAATTATATAGCTATGAGATAGGTGCAAGTGTAGACACTACAAAAACAATTCAGCCTTTACAAGTATTTGTAAATAGTAAATTTATTGCACCTAGTAAGTATACACATTTAATACAAAATGATAGAGAGTATGTAAGTTTTACAGATAAACTTTCAGTAGATGACGTAGTAACAATTAAATTCTATAGTAACACAAAAGCAACAAACAGTTATTATGAAATACCTAGTAATTTAGAAAATAATGCAAGTAACGCAACATTTGATACATTAACACTAGGACAAGTTAGAAACCATGTAACTACTTTTTCCCAATACATAAAAACATTATCAGGTTCTTCGCCGGGTGCTAGTAATTTAAGAGATACAAATTACAAAGCATATCCAGGTGACATTATGCAACATAGTGCCGGAATGATTACCCCCATGTACGCTTTTACAAATTCAGAGGCAAATTTGTTAAAAAGTATAACATTTGTAAAAGATGAATACACTAAGTTTAAAAATTCATTTATAGATAACATTAACAAATTAGACCTTGATTTAACAGACCCAAGTAAGTGTGTAGATGATATAATAAAAACTATAGCAGGAAAAAAAACGAGTGCTTTGCCTTTTTATTATAGTGATATGCTACCGTGGGGAACGCAAAAAAGCCAAGTTGAACATATTGTTGATGATACAAGCGAAGTAGAATTTGAATTTACAACACAGTTTGATCTTACAACTTTATCTGCTAGAAGCGTATTAGTTTACAAAAATACTGAACTACTAATAGAAGGAAAAGATTATACATTAGATTCTATTGAAGCAAAAGTAAAGTTGACAACAAATAGTGTTAACACAAGTAACATAGGTCTAGTAGTAAATGATATAATTAAGATTGTTGAATATACTGATACAAATGGATCATTTTGTCCACCAACTCCTAGTAAACTTGGATTATATTACAAGTATGAGCCCAAAAAATATATGGATAATACATATGCAAATTCTAAAACTGTAGTGCAAGGACATGACGGAAGTATATGGGTAGGATATGGCGATATACGTGATGACATTATATTAGAATTTGAAAAACGTGTTTACAATAATATTAAAACACAATATGATACTAATTTATTTGATTATGCAGAGATACTGCCTGGATATTTTAGGAATACACTTGAAGAGTTCAATGAGGCAAATAATATTACAAGAAGTTATTTTGGCGAGTGGGCATTAAAAAATAAAGTGTTAGTGCAGAAAAATACAATATCAACAGATGAAGACTTATTTTCTTGGAATTACACCACAAGTGTAAATGTTTTAAACAATCAGCGTATTCCTGGATACTGGAGAGGTATCTATAGATGGTTTTTTGATACTGACACACCACATACTACTCCTTGGGAGATGTTAGGACTTAGTGTAAAGCCTATATGGTGGAATAACCGTTATGGTGACGCACCTTACACCAGAGGTAATACAGTACTATGGGAAGATTTGAGAGACGGAAAATTATATAGTGATGCTACAAGCAGTATATTCACTACTGTAGCAAACCGTAAACGTGCAAATCTAATGAGTATTATTCCTGTTGATGAGCAAGGATCTTTAAGAGCACCAGGTGAATTCCTTACGCAAGGTACTACAATTACTAACAATAAAAACTCTTGGGCATATAGTGATGGCAGTCCGGCAGAGACAGCATGGACTAGAAGTAGTGAATACCCTTTTGTGATTCAAATACTTGCGGCTAATATAAAACCTGCTAAGTATGGCTCATATATGTTTGATACTAATTTATTAGAACGCAATGGACAATATGATCAAATTTTACAAAAATCAAAAAGTTATAGACCTACTATCCTTGATCTTAAAATGCATGGTACTATACTAAGTGATGGAGAAATACAAAGAGCAGAAGGATATAATCAGTTTATAAGCGAGTATATTCGTAGTACAGGTTTCGGCATAAATGATACAATTGCAAAATTTAATAATTTAGAACTTAATTTAAGTTATCCTGTGGCAGGATTTACAGACAAAAAATATCTTAAAGTGGTTGCAGAAAGTGTAACACCTAGTAGTCAAAGCGAAAATATTTTTATTCCAGATGAAGACATCAATATTTTTCTTAAAAAAAGTTTGCCTTTAGAAAGAATAGTATATAGTGGTGTACAAATTATTGTAAGAGATAACGGATACGAAATCCAAGGATATGATAGACAAAATCCTTTCTTTAAAATTATTCCAAGTGTATCAGCAAAAGATCCTTTACAACATACAGTAGGCGGAACAACATATTTTGAATATGAACAATATGAAAATATTATTGCAAATATTCCATATGGCACAATAATTGCAAATAGGCAACAAATTTTTGATTTCCTTGTAAGTTATCAGCGTTATCTTTTAAGTAAAGGTTTTATATTTGATAGTATTACTAGTAGAGGTGATAAAAATGATTTTATTACAGGAGGTAAAGAATTTGCATTTTGGACAGATCAAAATTGGGAAACAAATAGTGTAATTGTTTTAAGTCCTTGTAGTCAAACTTTAAAAATTAACAGAACACTAGCTACAGTAGATGATATAAGAATTACAGGCAAGCCTAAAGATGCAAATGGAAGTATTATTAATCCTAAATTTTATGATGTAACTCGTATAGATAATTTTTTAGAAATACAAGTTGACAACGAAAATACACAATTGTATAGCTTACAATTAGATCCAATACAGTATGAACATGCATTAGTTTTTAGCAATAAAACAATTTTTAATGATATCATTTATCAGCCAGAACTTGGAAACAGACACTCAAGATTAAAATTAGTTGGATCAAGAAGTGGAGATTGGAACGGAACTTTACATGCTCCTGGATTCTTTTTAAATGAAAATAAAATTAACAACTGGCAGTCATATGTAGATTATAAAAAAGGTGATTTAGTAAATTTTCAAAATCAAACATATTCTGCAAAATATTCAATAGATGGTAGTAATGTATTCCGATTTGATGATTGGAATACTATTAATAATATGCAAACAGGTCTTGTCAAGAATCTTACTAACAAAGCTAGTCAGTTTAAAGATTTTTTTGAATTAGATAATCTTAATTTAGAAGATGGTGTTGATAAGTTAGGTAAAGGAATGATTGGCTTTAATCAGAAAGATTACCTACAAGGGTTAGGATTAGATGACGTCAGCCAAGTAAAATTTTATCAAGGTATGGTAAAACAAAAAGGTACTAGTAGTGCAATTAATAAACTGATTGACGCTGAACTTACAAATTTAGATCAAACCATTAATTATTTTGAAGAATGGGCATTTAGAGTAGGTGAGTATGGAAGCATTGATAGTAATCAAATTGTGGAAACAATAATACCTGAAGAAAATGCAACTAATAACCCTACTGTAATACATTTTCATGCAGATGGTGAATTACCTACTGATACTGATAATGATCATTATCACGTGCAAAGAAAAGATTTATATAGAGTTCCAAATAACTATAATGGTGATTTATTTGCTAGTAGAGATGTTAACACAGTAAAAACAAATGATTTAGATACTGCAGGTTATGCACGACTAGATGATGTAGATTTTACTTTGTTTGATGCTAACGACTTGACTAGTTTAAGCTCTAACATACAAGCACTAGGTAAAGGCAAAAAGATTTGGATTGCAAAAGATACTACTAATACATGGAGTATTAGGCGTGTAGATGAAACTTTAAGTACTGTAACAAAAATACAAAGTACAGGAAATGGTTACTTAATATATACTACAGATATAAATCACGGACTTGTAAAAGATGATTACGTAGTAGTAAGAGCACAACAACCTATTGGAAAAGTTGCTAAGATTTTTGAAGTATCTAGCCCTAATTCGTTTACTTTAGCTGATACTACAACAGAAGCAGAAATAACAAATGTTAATATTCCTATGTACAAACTTAGTAATGTTCGTTATACACAAGCAAGTGATATTAGCAAATTTACTCCAGTCAGTGGATGGGATAATAAGGAACTTGTATACGTTGATAAAGATCTCAACGGCAAATGGAATGTTTTACAAAACACAAGACCATGGACAACCACAGGAATAAAAACTACTGCAAGTGTAACTGCAGATGACAAATTAGGCAGTAGTATAAAAATAAATGCAAATAGTACTCTTGCTATAGCTGGCGCACCTGATCAAGGTTCCGGAGCAATAGTACCTTATGTACGTAGTGAAGGAGGTGCACTATTAGAAAGTAACAGTGTTATAGTCAGCACAATTGGAGATAGTGTTGATAGTTTTGGTGCATCCGTAGCAGTAGGAGTCGACTATGTTGCAGTAGGTGCACCTGATACAGAAAGTTCTAAAGGTGCAGTGTTCACATATTACGTTGATGCTACTGGAACTTTTAATAGAAGACCTTCGATACGTCCTAATGCTTTAGGTTCTTCAGCAAAGTTCGGTACTAGTATAGCAATGAGTGGCAATGGCAGGTATCTCTTCGTAGGATCACCTGGTGATAATAAAATTTATTCTTACACACTTGTTACAATACCGACCTCTAGTATAGTTAGTCACACTATTACTAGTAATGGAGGAACAAATTATTCAATAAATTTTACGCCTATTAGTCAAGAATCGTTAAGTTTAGTTGACGAAAATGGAAAAGTATATCTTCCAAATAAAGACTTTACATGGAACGGTTCACAGATCGTGTTTGCTTCTGGTCCAAGTGCTAGTTTACAGATAGTTGTTAGACAATTAGATTATTTTGCTTTTAGTAGTATGTTAGATCCTTTTGATAGTATGTCAGGCGATGATTATGGTTTTTCAATCGATTGTGATTATTATGGCAGGAATGTTATTATTGGTGCACCAAATGCAGACGTTCCTAATAGCGACAGTACAGTAATATCAAATGCTGGTGAAATAAGTGTCCAATCACAAGTAGTCCAACAATTTGCTGGTGATGGTATTACTAAAGCATTTACCACAATAGAAACTCTACAAACTAAAATATTTGTAGAGGTAGACGGTGTACTACAAACCGAAACTGATAACACAGATGTACCTGTAGAAAACGATGGTAGTAGTATAGGATTTTATACACGCTCTGGCAAAACTATTACATTTAAATATATACCTTCCAGTGGTGCAAGAATTGTAGTATATACTGGCACATACATAGAAAAACAAAAAATATATCAAAACATGACTGGACAAAGTCCTACTCTAAATGAACAATTTGGATATAGTGTTGCTATAGACAGTAACGGGACAACAATTGCAGTTGGTAGTCCAGGTGAAGACGAAACAAATCCAAACACAGGTAGTGTGTTTATATTTCAGGATAGTGGTAAAAATTATGGTTTAGTGACAACTAATACTCCACATAACCAAACTGCCGGTGATACATTTTATATTGATAACAGATTAATTACAGTAACTGATAGTGCAGATAATCCAACTAATCTTGCAAGTGATATTAATAACGCAAATATTCCTGGAGTCACTGCAAGTGTCAATCTTACTGGTGCAATAGAAATATTATCTACAAATACTGAACCATTAAACAAGTTAACAATTAATCCTGGCGGTGGATCAATGTTTTTGCGTGACAATGTTTTTGAAATATTTAAATTTACACAAAAAATAAATCATCCACATGCAAAGCAAAATGAAAATTTTGGTAGGGCAGTAGTATTTGACAAATACTTAGATATTGGGTCTGGAAATTATGGTACTAGGAATCTTGTTATTAGTAGTGATAAAGCAAGTACAATATTAGGTATTGGTTTTGATATAGAAAGTAATTCTAACAAAGCAAATTATTTACAATCTACAACAACGTTTGATAATGGCGGCACTACATTTACAGATAAAAGATCACAAAGCGGAGCCGCTTATGTATATGAATTATTAAGTGCAAACAGTGCTAGTATAACTAACTCAGATAAAATGGTTTTTGCACAACAACTTACAAGCACTAACATAGGTTTATTAGATCAGTTTGGATTTGCAGTGGCTTTTAGTGATAAAAGGATTTTAGTTGGTAGTCCACAAGATGATATAGTTAAAGGATCAACAACAATTACAAATAGCGGAAGTGTATATGAATTTAATAATAATTTAAGGACAAAGAGTTGGTCAATATTACGTAACGAAAGTGATAGAGTAGATGTAACTCAAATAAATCGTGTTGCTTTATATAATAAAAAATCTAATAACATTGATGTCTTTTTGGATTATATTGATCCAGCTAAAGGTAAAGTAGCAGGTGTTGCACAAAGTGAACTAGATTATGTAAGTAGTCAAGATCCTGCATTATATGAAAAAAATCTTTGGAGCTACAAGTATAAAAATAGATTATGGTGGGATACTAGCACTGTTCATTTCTTAAATGTTGAGCAAGGTGATTTAGATTATCGTAAAAATTATTGGGGTACTATGTTTCCGGGTAGTACAATTGATATTTGTGAATGGATAGAAAGTAATGTTCCGCCTAGCGAATATACTGGAGAAGGCACTGTAAGGGATCCTAACTTTTTTACAGTCGCAAATGTGTACAATAGTTCAAGCGATAGTACGAAAATTAAATATTACTTCTGGGTAAAAAATATTACTAGTGTGCCTACAGAAGCTGAATTTAGAACATTAAGTGCAGATAGTGTTCGTAGACTAATAGAAGATCCTAAAGCTCAAGGGCTTCCTTATGTTGCAATTATTGATAAAGATGCAATAGCATTGTACAACTGTAAAGACTATTTTGCAGATAATGATGCAGTTTTTAGTGTAAACTATGATGTTGTTAAAAATGAAGGAGTGTTACATAGTGAATTTGAATTATTTGGTAAAGGTAATACGGACCAAGATATTCCCACAAGACTCTACAATAAGTTGGTGGATAGTCTTGCTGGTGCTGATAGCGTTGGAAATATTGTTCCTGATCCTTTCTTAAGTGAAGTAGAAAAATACGGAGTACTTACACAACCTAGACAAAGTATGTTTGTTAACAGAGCAAGTGCAATAAAAGTTTTAGTGCAATATTGTAATTCTATTTTTGTTACACAACCATTTGCAAGAAATTCTAGTATGACAAAACTTCTAAGTAGTGAAAATATTCCAACCGTAAATAGCGGAGAATACAATGTAAGTGTTGATACTCTTGCTGAAAGAGATTATCTTAATACACTTATACTAACCACAGGCTATAAAGTTTTAGTTTTAGAAGATGAAAATAATAATAACTATTGGACAGTGTACACCTTAAATGCAGACAAAACTTGGTCACTTTCAAACATTCAAGGATACAATACTGCAGATTATTGGTCTTATAAAACCTATTATAAATCTGGATATGATGCAACCACTGTACCAAATTTTCAAGTGCAAAAAGAAGCAGATCTACTTACTTTAACAACTGCAGTCGAGGGCGATATCGCAAAAGTTACTAGCAATGATGAAGGCAACTTTAGCATGTTTAGTCTACAGTCAGATGGAACTTGGGACGAAGTAATAATTGAAAGAGGTACAATACAATTTAACAATAGTTTATATTCATTTACAACATTGAATACAAGTTTTCAAGCCACAGGTTTTGATAATGATGGCTTTGACTTTGGTAGTTTTGATAAAGTACCAACAGAAGAAATAAGGCAAATCATAAATGCTTTAAAAAATGATTTATTTACAGATACATATAAAATTCATATGAACGAATTATTTTTCAGGCTAATGGAGTATGCACTTAATGAAAATACTTTTACAACAGACTGGATGTTTAAAAGTAGTTTTATATCTGTTGCACACAAGTTACGTAGTTTAAATCAGTATAATACTTTTAAATATGATAACACAACTTTTATTGAAAAATTTATAGAAGAAGTAAAGCCCTATAAAACTACAATAAGAGAGTATATTAGCAAGTATGATAAATTAGACACATTTGAAGGTGATACTACAGACTTTGATGTTCATGCTTTTTACGATGAAGAATTACAATTATTCCGTAAACCTAGCGGACAGTATACAGGTGATGAAACAAAATGGACTCAAGGATTAAATAAGCCTTGGGGTGAAAATTATGGATATAAACTAGATTCAATATCATTAGTAAATGCTGGTACCGGGTACATTTCTGATCCTACAGTGACTATAAGTGCACCGCAAATGTCAGGCGGTATACAAGCCACTGCAACGGCAAAAACAAATGGTGATGTAATTATTAGTATCACAGTAACAAATAAAGGAAGTGGTTATACACAAAATCCAACTATTAATATTACTGGTAGTGGAACAGGAGTAAAAGTAAGTCCAAGGCTTGTTAATAATACAACTAGAAGTTTTGATACAACTATAAAATTTGATCGTATAACTTATTCGTCTAGTGTAAAAGATTGGGTAAAAAATACATCTTATGGTCTAAATGATATTGTAGCATACCAGAACACGACAACACTTACGCAAGAAGTTTACAAAGTTACAACGGCTTTTACAAGTGGCGAAACATTTAGCACTGAAGATAATACCGGCACAAGTGTAATGGCAGTATATGCAGATGAGAATTTTACAAATACTGCTGACAGAATAGGCGCATACTATTATCCAACTTCTGGAATGATTGGCGATGATTTAGAATTATTACAAAAAGGGACAGGATATTTAGGAAATAAAGTTACAGGCCCAGGATTTGATCAAAATCCAGGCTTTGATAGTAGTAATTTTGATGTGATAGGATTTGACAACTTTGAGATTGATGAAGAAGGTCTTGCAGTTCTAGCCGGAGTTGATACTGTTTTTAGAGGAACCGAATTTGCCAATGACAAACTTGGCAGTGAGTACTTAGTAAGTGGATATGTTGTATCTGGGTACATAAGTAAATTAAGTGTAGGTTTGGACCCTGAAAGTATAATTATAGATGGATCAGGATTTGTTGACACTTATAACAGTCATGCACCCGAAGAACTTATCCCAGGTAGAGTATATGATACCCTTGACATGGAAGTATACACACATCCAGGACATGATTATGAAGTTGACGGAGGAGCTCCGGATATACAATATACTTCTTTCAGTAATTTCGTTGATAGTTTTAGTAAAGGATACCTTGCACCTGGATATCTTGAAGGCGATTATGTTGCACTTACTGAAACGACAATAAGCCAACGAGATTTCCAATATGGTGATCCTACAAAAAGTTCCGAGGATTATGAATATTTAATTGTGTATCAAAATGACGAGAGAATATACAATTTTACTACAAATTACACAGATAAAACTGTAACTTTATCTAACCCTATATTAGCTACAGATATTATACATGTTTATGCGTATAGTCAAGTAGGTGAAAAAATTGTTGGAGAATATACTGAAATAGGTGACGGAAGTTCAATTTCATTTGTTTTAGGTAATACACCGGAGCTTACAAAACAAACATTAGTTTATGTAGATGGTGTTGAGACAAGCGTCACAATAGGTTCACAAGACGGTAGAACAACAATACTTTTTAGTAGTCCTCCTGATAATGGAGCAAATATCCATATATTTGTTTTTAATCAAGCTACAGACAGAGATGCACCAAGTAAGATAGCGTTACAGACACAAAATTTGACTGCAGGAACATTTACATACAATTTGACTAATACTGTAAATTATGCACAACCATTTACAGGGAACACAGTAGTGGAAGTTGATAACGTAAGATTACGTCCTGCTAACAGTAAATATTATACTGGAGATGGAAGTACTACGCAATTTGTGATTGCAAAAACTGCAGGCGAATCTAACATAGTAAATATTAATGATATTGGTGTTGCAGTAATATCTAAGACAACAGGACAAACATTAAACGCAGTGCGTGATATAGATTACACACTGACTGCGGGTACTGATAACATTACAATGACTACTCCTCCGGCAGATGGTGATAAAGTTATTGTCTATAACAATGCATCTGCAGAATACTCAATTAGTGCAACTGGCACTGAAATTACAATTGCTGATAGTGTAAGTTTCACTAGTAGTAGTGTTATGAGGGTAAACACTTTTTCAAATCACGATTCATATCGTATGCAGACAAAAGTATTTGTAGGCAATGGATCCGGCATAGGAACTTATACTTTAGATAGAGCAGTAGCAAATGTTAATAATTTTTGGATAACACTTAATGGCAGTAGATTGCATCCAGGAGAATATATCACAAACGGAAGTAATATAAATTTAAGTGATACTATACAAACAACTTTAACTGGCTCTAGTTTATTAGTAGTAACACATATAAGCGAGAATACAATTCAGCCAAGCACTGGATTTAGAATATTCTATGATATGAATGGAAACACAGAATACTTAAGACTATCCAAAGATTCTACTACTGAAGTGACTGCTACTGTTTTGCCAACAGATACAAAAATTTATGTAGATGATGTAACTAAATTACCCTTTGCTACACCAGAGAGCGAATTTCCAGGTGTAGTGTTTATAGGCGGAGAACGTATTACATATCATGAAGTTAGTTTAGATGAAAATTATATAACAAATATAAGAAGAGCTACCGCAGGCACTGCAATGGTACAACGTATTACACCAGGATTTTTGGTAGTAGATGGTGGTAAAGACCAAACATTACCTAGTACAAATACACATACTAACACCTGGTATGATACAGGTACTAGCACTGCAGCTGATGGGCTAGGATTACAAAATAGTTCAACACTAAATGCTAATTTCTTAAAAGATAGTGAAGCACAAATACCTAATTTTAGGTTAGAATTAAATGCTTTCGAATATATCATAGGAGACTATGTAGAGGATGGCTACATAGAAATAAGATAATGATGCGTTGATAAATACTATTATATGCATTGAGGTACTAAGGATAAAATAAAATGGCAATAACACTTAGAAATAATAAAAGTCAGGCGCTTACATTTAACGAAATGGACGGCAACTTTACTGATTTAGATGGCAGAGTTACAACACTACAAGGAAATACTGTTCAAACAGTAAATGGAGTAAGTCCAAGTAGTAATGCACTAACTATTACTACTGCTAATATTACTGAAAATACTAATTTATATTATACAGATGCTAGATCAAGAGCTGCAATTAGTATAACTGATAGTGGAGGTGATGGTAGTTTAACTTATAATAGTGGTACAGGAGCAATAGTTTATACTGGACCAAGTGCTTCTGAAGTAAGAGCCCACTTTACAGCAGGTGAAGGTATAGATATATCAACTGGTACAATATCTGCAGAGGATGCTACCGCATCAAATAAGGGTGTAGCATCATTTAGTAGTGATCATTTTACTGTATCATCAGGTGCAGTGACTATTAAAACAGATGGTATCGATGATACACACATTGACTTTGGTACAGGCACAAATCAAGTTAGTACGGCAGATATTCCTGAACAAACAAATTTATACTATACGGATGGTAGAGTAACAACAAGAATAAATGCCACAAGTATTGATGCATTAAGTGACGTTGATATATCAACTTCAGCGCCAAATAACAATGATGTATTAACGTGGAATGCAGTGGATGGTGAATTTCAGCCAGCTGTTGCACCGGGTGCGGCAGGTGGTGAAGCAAATACTGCTAGTAATGTAGGTGCAGGAAGCGGACTTTTTAAAACTAAAGTAGGTTCTGGTTTACAGTTTAAAAGTATTATTGGTACAGCTCCAATTGTTGCCACTGGAAATACAGATGATGTTACTTTAACTTTTGCTCCTAGTGGAGATGTTAATATAGCTTCAAATAAATTAAGAAATGTAACAGATCCAACAAGTGCTCAAGACGCGGCTACTAAAGCATATGTAGATAGTCAAATTAGTGGAGTTAGTACAACTTCAATTACCCAAGGTAACAGTAGTGTTGCAGTGACAGACAGTGGAACTGGACAGGTGGTTACTACTGTTGATGGTACTGCAGAATTAACAATAATTAGTGCAAGTGCAACGTTTGGTGGTAATATAATTATACCAGATGCTGGGTATATAGGTAGTGTAAGTGATGTCGATGCTGTACAAATAGCGGCAAATGGTAATGTCACGCTTAGTCAGGATCTTATTGTTACTGGAGATTTTACAGTAAACGGAACTACTACTACCGTTGCTACAACTAATATGGTAGTTAAGGACAACTTAATTGAACTTAATAATGGTGCATCTAGTAATGCTAATGATAGTGGAATTATTATTGAAAGAGGAAGTACAGGTGACAATGCGTTTATAGGTTGGGATGAATCATCTGATAAATTTAAAGTTGGTACAACAACTGCAACAGGCGCCAGTACTGGTACCCTTTCTATTTCAGCAGGAACACTTGTAGCAAATATCGAAGGAAATGTTACTGGTAACGCTACAGGTAGTTCAGGAAGTTGTACAGGAAACGCAGCCACTGCGACTGCCTTAGCAACTACAAGAGCAATTGCACTTGCCGGTGATGTTGTAGGAACAGCAAACTTCGATGGCAGTGCAGGAATAAGTATTTCTACTACAATTCAAGCCAATAGTGTTGCACTAGGCACGGATACAACTGGTAATTATGTTGCATACTTAACTGCTGGTAATTTAATTGATTTGCAAAACAATACAGGCGAAGGTGCTTATCCTACTATTGACGTAGACTTGTCTGAACTTACAGATGGCACAGACGATATTATAGGATCACAAGACGAAGTAGTTTATCTGGATAACGGAGGTCAGAAACGTAAACTTTTTTCAGAAATAAAAATTGGTCAATTTAACACAGCAAATCAAATTGCATTATCAACTGATACAACAGGAAATTATGTAGCAGCAGGTGCAACATCAGGTAGTGGTATAAGTGGTAGTGTAAGTAGTGAAGGTGGAACATTTACTGTTACATCAAATGCAACTAACGCAAATACTGCTTCAACTATTGTATTCCGTGATGGCAGTGGTAATTTTAGTGCAGGTACTATTACTGCTAGCCTGACAGGAAATGCATCAGGTAGTTCAGGAAGTTGTACAGGAAACGCAGCCACTGCAACGACTGCGACAACTGCAACAAACGTTACAGTAGCAGATGAAAGTAGTGATACAGCATGTAACGTTTTATTTACGACTGCAGCAAGTGGTAATTTACCACCAAAATCAGGTAGTAACTTAACATTTAATAGTGCAACAGGACAACTAGATGCTACAACATTTAATGGTGTTGCAACATCAGCAAAATACGCTGACTTGGCAGAAAAATATACAACTGATGCGGAATATCCTCCAGGAACAATTATGCAAGTGGGAGGAGATGCAGAAACAACTACTGCAGACGAAAATACACAGTATATAGCAGGTGTTATATCTACTAATCCAGCATTTATAATGAATAGTGAATCTGATGGACAAGCAATTGCATTAGCCGGTCGTGTACCAGTAAGGGTAGTTGGCAGTGTTACAAAAGGAGCACCTGTTTTTGTTTTATATGATGGAGTTGCTAGTTCTTCAGGCACAGGAAAATTAGTTGGTATTGCGTTAGAAACAAATAGCAATATAGACGAAAAGAATGTAGAATGTATGCTTAAAGTGTAACTATGAAAGATAACGATATGGAAAAAACGGATATTGAACAACCACAAGAGCCAGATACTGCTTTAAAAGACACTAGTGGCGTGATGATGGAAGGTCACATTCGGATATTTGATCCAGACACAGGTGAAGATTACGTCAATAAAAGAAATGCTATACACTATGAAAATATGAGTGAAGCATTGGCACAAAGTATTTCAAATAAAACTAATGGCTTTATACATGAAATGAGTTTTGGAAATGGTGGCACAAGTGTTGACCCTACAGGTGTAATTACATATTTGCCAGCGAATAGTAGTGGTAGTAATGCTAATCTATATAATCAAACATATTATAAAGTAGTTGATGATAATAGTAGTCTAAATACAGATACTGCTAGAAATAAACTTACAGTAAGTCATACATCTGGACAGATTTACACAGATATAATTGTAAGTTGTTTGCTTGATTATGGAGAACCAAACAGTCAAGCCGCATTTGACAATACAAGTAATTTTAATGATACCTACACATTCGATGAACTTGGATTAAGGAGTTGGACAGGTACAGTAAATACAGGTAATTTGTTAACCCATGTTGTGTTTCATCCTGTACAAAAAAGTTTAAATAGACTAATACAAATAGATTATACAGTTAGAATACAAACACTGACTAATCTTAGTAGTATATAATATGCTAAGTTTATAAAGTGGATAAATATAATTAATGAATAGCGGAGCAACATAAAGATGGCTTATACAGTTAATAAAACCGATGGTACTATATTATCTACAGTAGCAGATGGTACAATCGATACTACAACTGATCTCACACTAATTGGAAAAAATTATGCAGGTTATGGTGAATTTTTTAACGAGAACTTAGTAAAATTATTAGAAAATTTTAGTAATAGTAGTGCACCTAGTAGTCCAGTAGCAGGTCAAATGTGGTGGGACAAAACAAACAATTTATTAAAAGTTTACACAGGAAGTGCATTTAAAACAGTAAGTAGCAGCACAGCAAGTGCAAGTACTCCAAGTAGTAGTGTAACAGGTGACCTTTGGTGGGATACAACGAATGGACAATTAAAAGTTTACAACGGGACTGGTTTTACAACCATTGGTCCTAGTTTTACAAGTGGTACAGGTACTTCTGGTGCAATTGTAGCAACAATTACAGATAACGCCGCATCAGACCATGTAGTTGTACAATTATTCACAAATAATACAATAGTAGCAATAGTAAGCAAAGATACAACATTCACTCCGCAGAGTGCTATATCTGGATTTGCAACAATTAAACCAGGTGTGCAATTATCTACTGCAGTTTCTAATAATAAATTCCAAGGTACCGCAACTGATTCAGATGCATTAGGCGGTATTGCAGCAGCTAACTACTTACGTAGTAATGCAAGTGATAGCACTAGTGGTGTGCTTAGTATTTTAAATGATACTGGCATAGTTGTAGGTGTTGATAGTGATTTTACAGTAGGTGTTAGTGGAAGTGATGTAAGTATTAGTAACGCTACAAGTAATGGAGACATACTTGTTAAAGTAAATGACGGTGGTGTAGTATCAACTGCAATGACATTTGATGGTGCAACCAATAGAGTGCTAGTTGCTGGTGCACCTACTGATGGATTAGGAATTGCAACCAAAGCATATGTTGATTCCCAAGTTTCAGGAAGTGGCAGCTTATTAAAGACTGGTGGCACAATGACTGGAGATATTCTTGTTAGTGGCACAGTAAATTTTGGTAGTGGTAGTACCCCGATTACCACAGTACACGCAACTACTTTTAGTGGATTGGCAAGCAGTGCAAAATATGCTGACTTGGCTGAAAACTTTAGACCAGATGTAGAATATGCACCTGGCACTGTAGTAGCACTAGGTGGAGTAGAAGAAATTACTTCAGTAAACGAAGAATTATCAAACAATGTGTTCGGTGTTATTAGTAAAAGACCAGCATATTTGATGAATAGTGGACAAGAAAAAGGTTCACCAGTAGCGATTGCCGGAAGAGTACCTGTAAGAGTGCTTGGACGCATAAATAAAGGTGATAGACTTGTTAGTGCAGGCAACGGAGTTGCAAGAGCTGCAAGTGAAGATGAATCGATCAATGCTTTTAATGTATTAGGCAGAGCAATCCAAAATAAAACAACAACGGAAGAAGGCACTGTGGAAGCCTTTGTTACAATAAATTAAAAAATACGGAGAATTTAAACAATGGCTTATCAAAGCGGTGACACAATACTAGACAATCACTATAATGATTTTGCTACATCAGTAAACGCGATATGGGGAACTGGTTCAGGAGATCATGGATATGGACAGACTAATACAGTAAGTTCAGTAAGTACAAGTAGTACAGTCCAAGCATCACAATGGACAACATTATTAGCAAGAATGACTAGTTGTGCTTCACACCAAGGAAGTAGTATTACAGGCATTTCTAATCCAAGTGCTGGAAATACAATTAGTGCGTTTACTGCATTAAGTGGTAACGTAACAACTATTAATAATAACAGATTAAATGTTACTTCACGTGCCGGTAACGTAGAATCAAGTTGTAGTACAACAACTAATTTAATTACATCAATAGAACAACGTGGTAGATGGACATGGGGTTCAACTGACCAAGCACGTTTCTTTTTTAACACAGGCGGTAGAATAAGTTGTCGTTGGGATATTTCAGGTTACACAAGTGATACAAAAGCAGAAAGATGGAATACACTAGCAAGTAACTGTGGTACATATTTAATAAATGCACAAAGTTCAGGTAAGTCAGGTGGTGGTGGTAACTCACCAAACATAAACAATACAAACTTAGGATGGCATGATCTTACTGGTTCATATCAAGATGCATTTAGACAGTACGCACAAAGCACCTATACTAATAATAATATTAGATTACAATTATACAAATCTGGTAATGTAGTTTACTTTAGAAGTTATTGGAACGATGATGAAGCAGATCAGACTAGTTGGAATAAATCCATTTATAATGTGCAAGATCAGACAAATGGAACAAAACAGACAATCTTTGGACATGAAGAATCAGAAACAACACATATAGCAGATACGTGGGGCGATGGGCCAACACAATCAGTAGATGCTAACGGATAATAATTAAAGAATTTAATACTTGACAGGCGCTACGGCGCCTGTTATAATGACTGCATGAAAAATCAAGAAGAGTACGCTCGTGAAAGATTCGAGCTTAATAGACAAAAACAAACATTAAAAGAACAACAACAACAAAGACTTACGGTCACATATAATGGTGGAATATTTTTAGTAGATATGACATTACTATCATATTTGTATATGAAAAATGTAAATGCAGGATTATTTCAACAAAGTAAAGAAGACATAATACCGGATAGTTACGATACTCCTATAAAAATAGATGTGCAAGAATTAATAGTCTTATGCGATGAACGTTGGAAAGAAGTCCATAATGATTGGATAGACCAATATGAAGAATTAAAAACTACACGTAAGGCCGGCGATGTCAGCGTCTAAAGGCGTTCTTTTATTATATACAGAAAATAATTCATTAGACTATAAACGTCTAGCAAATTTATCTGCAAGACTTGCTAAACATTATTTGAATGTACCTGCAACTATAGTAAAAATTGATCCTGTCAAAAAAAATACTAGAGTATTCAGATATGATGACGGTACCGAAACTATGGAATGGAATAATATTGGTCGATATAGTGCTTATGATCTTAGTCCATATGATGAAACTTTACTAATAGACACAGATTATTTTATTCAAAATAATAATTTAGGTAATTACTTTGAAACTCCTAATACTTTTTTATGCCATAATAATAGTTGGGATATATCTGGTAACGATGTATTTAGACATGATCAATTTTTAGAAAATGGAGGCAACGGTTTTGAAATGCGTTGGGCTACAGTAGTCTTTTTTAAAAAAAGTATATATGCCAAACAAATATTTGATACTTGGCGTGTTGTATATGAAAATTACAAATACTATAGTAGATTATTTGGATTTAGCGAAACTCCATTTAGAAATGATTTCGCACTAAGCATAGCCCATCAGATATGCAATGGATATAAAAATACAAACACATTTAAACACAGATTACCCGCACTAAGCACTACTGATACAGTTTTGAATTACGGAAATTGTAATTGGCTTATAAAATATAAATTTAAGCAATCCTATAATGTAGTAAGATACAAAGGTGACTTACACGTAATGAACAAAAGATGTATACTTCATAGTGACCTTTATAGTAAATTATGGAATAGTGTATGAGAGAAAAAACCTATCAACAAGGATATTTAACTTTTGCACAAGGTGAAATGTATCTGAAATGTGCATACTTACTGGCTTTAAGTATTAAAACATATTGTACTATAAACAAATTTGCAGTGGTTGTAGATGAAAATACAAAAGTGCCTTCGAACATGGCAGAAATATTTGACGAAGTAATTGTTATTCCCACCATGGATCCATTTGCTAACGAATGTTTAGCATGGGAACTTACCCCTTTTAAAGAAACCTTTAAGGTAGAAAGTGATATGATTATTACTAGTAATATAGATCATTGGTGGCATGGAGTAAGATTGAAAAACATTTGTTTTACAACAAAAGTGTGTAATTACAGAGGCGAATATGCTAATGATTATATATATAGAAAAATGTGGTATGAAAATTATATGTTGAATGGTTACAACGGCTTTATGTATTTTAGACATTGTGAAGAAACACAAAAGTTTTTTAAAAATTGTAAAATAGTTTTGAATAACTTTCATATATATAAAAATAAAATATTAAAAAATTGTAGACATGAGGTTGCAGACACAGATGTGTTTATGAGTATAGTAGCGACCGAACTAGGTAAAGAAAATTTTTATTTGCCAAGCCTTTGTTATCCTACTTTTACGCATATGAAATCGCACATAAATAATTTTGCTACAGACGATTGGCGTAATGCTTGTAGTTGGGCATTAACAGATGATAAAATTTTTTTAGTAAACGGATATGCACAAACAATACCTTTTCATTATTTTCATAAAGATTTTTGTACACAAGAGTTAGTAAAAAGATATGAGCAGTTTCTTTGATATAGTAGATGTTTTTGAAGCAGTCCCTCCTCCTGAAATACGTTTGTATTATAATCTTGATGGTTCTATTTTAAAAACTGCATATGTTGCTAAAGAAGTTGCAGAAAAAGAACCATATATTGTAATTACACAAGAACAATATGATGGTTTAAATAGAAAACTAAATTTTGTAATTGACGATGAACTAGTTTATGTGGAGAAAAAATTAAAACTCTGGTATTTAACACAAGCAGAATTAGAAAGGAATCCATACGTATGCAAACAGCAACTGACATCCAAAGAGGAATAGATAGCTTTGAAGTGCTACGACCTTTTGGTCCTTGTATTGTTAAAGCTAAAATACCCGAACAAGTATTACTAGACTTAATACAAGTATTTGAAAAAAATGGTGACGCAAAAGATCATAGCATGGAGTTAGCAGGCAATATGGTTCGTGAATTTACTATTGATGATAAAATACTTAACCCTGAACAAGCACAAAGATTTGTACAAATGTTAGCAGATGGTAGTGCAGAAGTATATAAGGCAGGTAAAAAAGTACGTTGGGAAAATACGAGACGATATGTTACAAAAAGACACGTAGATCTTGTAGATCCTCGGATGGACAATATGCAATTAAGTTGTGCTATACACAGTAGTTGGGGTAATATAAGTGTAGCTGGCGATTTTAATCCATCTCATAGTCATGCTGGTATGATAAGTGGTGTAGGATATTTGCGTTTACCAGATAATATAGAACAAGAATGGGAAAATGAAGATCATGATCCTAGTGTCGGTATGATTAATTTTATTAATGGTAGTACTTTGCCTTTGGATTCAAACAGTACTAGATTTAGACCTGCAATAGGAGATATATATTTCTTTCCTGCATGGCTTACACATCAAGTTTATCCATTTCGTAGTGAAGGTGAAAGATGGAGTTTTAGTTTTAATACCACTATTGAAAATTTACATGATGATACAGATCTTACAAATGCAGATAAAAAAATAATTAAAGAAGGTTATAATGACAAAAGTTGATGTTGCTGACTTAGATTGTATATATCTAAGTTATGATGAGCCTATGAAAGAAGAGTTTTGGGTTAAGATTCAAAATATGGTTCCGTGGGCTAAAAGAGTAGATGGAGTCGAAGGAAGCGATGCGGCTCATAAAGCAGCGGCAAAGGCAAGTGATACAGAACGTTTTGTATTATTAGATGGCGATAATATGCCTTATCCTGAATTCTTTGATATAACTTTGGATATAAAAGATGAATATAAAGATTGCGTTTTCCGTTGGAAAGCAATAAATGCAATAAACGGATTGATGTACGGAAACGGAGGTATTAGTTGCTGGACACGTAGTTTTGTAAATAAAATGAAAACACATGAAAACAGTGATGGTGCAGACGAAAATGAAGTAGAATTTTGTTATGATCCAAAATACCTTGCGATGAATAATGTATATAGTACTACACATCCTAATGGTGATGCATTTCATTCCTGGAGAGCAGGATTTAGAGAAGGTGTAAAAATGTGTCTTAATAGAGGCACAAAACCTACATTAATAGAATTTAATGAAATGGTGCATAAGAGTAATTTCGATAGACTAAGCGTATGGCATAACATAGGGGCAGATGCAAATTTTGGCGATTATTGTATTGCAGGTGCTAGATATGGTACTTATAGAACAATGCTTACTGAATGGGACTATACGGAAGTACAGGACTTTTATCACTTAGGAGAGATATATTCTGAATGGAAAGGTATTGACCAATTAAAAATTAACAACCTACTACAAACACGTTTAGGATTACATATAAGTGAGTTTACAAGTGAACAAAGTAAGTTCTTCAAAAAAAATTACCTGCAGACACATAGACAAACTGATCCAATGAGATTAGAAATTGATTCTATACGTAGTGCAGAAGGCTGGTAATGAGTGATTATTACAACGATGCATTAGTTGCCAAGGCTAAATTAGCAAATGTAAGTGACAGTTTCTGTTTAGCTAAATGGAAACAAGTAAGTTTACATTTGACTACTGGACATACTAATAGTTGTTATCATCCTCCACTGCATAAAATTCCTATTGCTCCGCTTTGGGATAATCCTAGTGCTTTACATAATACTGAACACAAAAAACAAAGCCGTAAAGAGATGATTAAAGGAATAAAGTGTACAGACTGTAATTATTGTTGGAATATTGAAGCACAAGGAAATTTAAGTGACAGGCATTATCGTAGTGGTGAACCTTGGGCTATGGATACCTTTGACGACATTGTTAATAATCCTGAGGCAGATGTAAATCCTAGCTACGTAGAAGTAAATTTTAATAATGTATGTAATCTAGCCTGTAGTTATTGTTCACCTCAATTTAGTAGCACATGGACAAAAGAATCAAAAGAATTTGGTGCTTGGCCTACTAGTACACCACATAATGACCCTACACATTTTGTAGGAGATCGTCGTGCAATTGCTAACAGAGAAGATAATCCTTATAGAGAAGCATTTTGGCGTTGGTGGCCTGACTTATATAAAGATTTAAAACATTTTCGTATGACAGGTGGCGAACCTACTATGGATCCAAACACTTATCGAGTGTTTGATTATGTCCTTAAGAACCCTAAAACAGATTTACATCTCAATACAACAAGTAATTTTTCTGTACAAGAAAAAATATGGCAAAAATACAAGTCGTATGTCCAGCGGCTATGTGAAGGTCAACAAATAGAGCATTTTATGCAGTTTGTCAGTCTTGATACTTGGGGTTCTCAAGCAGAATATATTAGACATGGGTTAAATTTTGACCTTGCGATAAATAGATGTGAAGAGTTTGTAAGAGATGTTCCATATAGAAGCAGTCTTACATTCATCGTCACAATGAATAATCTAAGTATCCTTTCATTAAAAAAACTTTTAGAGTACATTGTGTACTTACGAAAAACATATACAGATACATATCAACGTATATGGTTCGATACGCCTCTTCTGTATACGCCAGAATGGCAAAGTTTACAAATATTACCTCAAGAGTATAGTGTTATAATGGATGAGGTAATAAAATATATGGAGGAAAACTTAGATGAAATGCATGGATTTAAGGACTATGAAGTGCTTAAAATGAAAAGAGATAGAGACTGGATGTTGTTAGGGACTAATAATGTAGAACGTAAAAGAGGTGACTTTTACAAATTTTTTACAGAGCATGATAAACGTCGTAATACAAATTTTTTAAAAACTTTTCCTGAAATGGAAAATTTTTGGTCACAATGTATGTATTGGAGTAATAAGTGATTGACTTATTATTACTAAATGTTCCTCGTATTAGTTTAGTATATCCGCCAGCTGGCACTAGTCTGCTAAAAGGAGTGGTAGAACAGCAAGGATTTACTTGTACTGTAAAAGATTCTAACTTTGAATTATTGGATAGTATAAAAAATGATGAAGATTTTGAAGAAATAACAAATTATTTTACAATTCCTAATGCGGAGGTTACTACACATTGTCAAAAAATTATAGATCAATGGTATACTGATCTAGTAAATTATATTTTAAAACTAAATCCAAGACATGTTGGCATTAGTGTTTTTACGTTTGAATGTCAAGTGGCAACTAGGGAATTATGTAAACTATTACGTGCAGTATATAAAGGTAAGATTATAATTGGAGGTGCTGGATTAAGCACAACAGGCATAGCAACACAAGTTAACGATTTTGGAAACATGTTGTTATCAAGCAAACAGGTTGATTATTATGTACGCGGTGAAGGTGAACATGCATTAATAGATATATTAAAAGAAAATACAGGAAGTGGTATTAATAACGACAACTATGTACAAATAGAAGATCTAAATAGCCTTGCTTATCCTAATTACGATGACGTAATTAAATATGAATATCATTATAGTATAGAAAATATACAATTACCAATTACTACAAGTAGAGGATGTGTAAGAAGGTGTAGTTTTTGTGATATACATGCATTTTGGAAAAAGTATACATATAGATCTGGAGAAAATATAGCTGGTGAGATGATTTCACATTACGAAAAGTATGGAGTACGTGATTTTTTCTTTACAGATAGTCTAATAAACGGAAATTTAAAAAGTTTTCGACAACTATGTGACTGGTTAGTAAACTATTATGAAGCTAATAATCTTCCTGACAAATTTTTTAGTTGGGGAGGTCAATGGATTGTGAGGACAGAAAAACATTTAAGTCCAGATGACTATAAAAAAGCCGCAAGGAGTGGAATGAATGGGTTAGCAATGGGCGTAGAAAGCCTAAGTGAACAAATAAGAAAAGATATGAATAAAGGGTTTAAAAATGTTGATATTGATTATACACTAGAGCAGTTTAGATTGCACGGTATAAATTGTTATTTCCTAATGATAGTAGGGTATCCTACTGAAAAAGAAGAACATCATTTAGAAACAATGCAAATGTTTACAAAATATCAAGGTTATGCAATTGACGGAACAATATTTGGTGTGAACTTAGGAGGAACTTTAAGCATAGACGAAGGAAGTCCTTTACATAAAGGCAGTATACACTTTGGATTAGAGCCAACAACAGAAAATGAAGAATTATTTGGTTTAGATTGGACAAGCAAAGAAAATCCAAAACTTACTTTACTAGAAAGAATAAATCGACGAATAGACCTACAAGAATTACTTATGGATTTAGGTTATACTGTATGGAATGGTGATCATCAATTAAAAAGACTTAAAGCAAGTTATGAGCGTATTAAACAAAATACCTATCACTTTAAAGATATACTACACTCATAGTGGACACACAAATGGCTGGCCTTTGTGTAGAATATTATGGGATAATAAACAAGTAGCAAACTTTAAAGCGGATGGACAAGAAATAGAGTTTACAGTACTCCCTAAACCTGAAGGTATCAGTACACTTATAGTAGAACATTATGGGAAAAATGTATATACTGAACATGATAAATTTATAGAAGTAATTGCAATGAGAGTGAATAACATACCATTAAAAAATATACTATGGGAATCAACACAATATCCAATAACTGCACCCTGGGACGAGCCGTGGCAAGAAGACGGAAATTTATATCTCGGACATAATGGTCATATTGTTTGGAAATTTAATAATCCTATGTTGTTAGATATACAAAAAAGATTAGGAGTACGGAGACGTACTCAAGAAGGACAGGAAAGTACAAAACAAGTGTTAAATGAAATAAAAGAATATTTTAAAAATGAAAAAGATAGATAATTTTTTTACTAAAAAAGATTGCGAATGGTTTTTGTGGTATAATACTATTTTACCTGACACAAGAGATAATGGATTGCGTTTAATGAGTATGACACACTTTGCACAACCATTTTTTGCACGTAAACTTACGGATTTACATAAACGTTTGCCAGATAATGAAGAAATTACTACATTAAATATTAATTTTGACTATGGAGCAGGTGGGATACATAGTGATGGATATATTGAACATGATAAGAATGATGAAATTGCCAACAGTTATCTTATTCCTATTATAGTAAATGAAGTAGACAAATATTATACAATTGTATTTGATCAAGTTAGTAAGGAAGCAGTTACATTCAACGGCGAAACAGGTTTAGGAGATAAAGGTATAACCACTTATAAGCAAATTACTAGTGATGATTTTGGTCTAAGCAACGAACCTTTTGATAAAGAAATTTATGACATGTATCTTACTCATTTAAACTACAATGCTTTAAAAGGACTGACAGTAGCACATGTACATGAATGGACACTAGGAAGTGCAATGACATGGCCCAGACAGAATTTTCATGTAAGTGCAAACTTTGTAAATAAAAATACTAGAGCAAGTGTGTTAATTACAACGAGATACAAATGTTAGAATTTGATTTTAAAAACAATGGTAGTATCGTTTATGATATCGAAATAAAAGACAGAGGAGCTAAGATACGTTTTTATGGAAAAAACTACAATACAAATACTGATGATTATGTTATAATAGAAAATATATATTATAAAGACTTAATACTTCCAGAACTATTAGAATTCAGTAAAATGACTACAGATAACAAAGATTATAAAGAATTGACTAATGTAAATTATATAAGTTTTAATGGCATATGGGAAATTAAGTTTACAGACAATGATTTGAAACAGATATTAAAGAAAAAATTGACATGAGTGAAGGAAATCCTGCAAATAATTTAGAAGTTTTACAAAACACTTTACCTCCTTTGGAGTTTAAAAAACTTCATTTAGATAAACGTAGTAGTAGTTTTTGTGGTGCGAAATGGTACAATGCAACAATATGGCTTGGTAGTGGTATGACGACTAGTTGTCATCATCCTTTGCCACATAAAATTGATCCTATTGCAGTACAAACTAATCCAAAATTATTACATAACACACCTGAGAAAAAGGAACAGAGGCGTCAAATGCAGTGTGGTGAACGTCCTAGTGGATGTGAATACTGTTGGAAAATTGAAGATATGGGCTCACAACATGTTAGTGATAGAGTTTATAAAAGTTGGATATATACAGATGAGGAACTTACTGATGCATTTACAAGAGACTATAATGAAGATTTTGAACTTAGAAGCCTTGAGATCGCCTTTGACAGGACATGCAATTTTGCTTGTAGTTATTGCAATCCTGCGTTTTCAAGCACTTGGGTAAAAGATCTTAAAAAAGACGGACCATATAAAAACTTACAAAGTGATGGAAGAGGACACTTTACACATCCACACGATTCTAATCAATTGTATGGATATCAAGAATTTAATCCTTATGTGGAAGCGTTTTTTAAATGGTGGGATAGTGACTTACATAAAACACTTAGGCAATTAAGAGTGACTGGCGGGGAGCCGTTAATGAGCCCAGATCTTTGGAAACTTATAGAATGGTTTGAAAAGAATGGAGATAAAAGTACGACAAGTCTAGCAATAAACAGTAATTTGGTTGCAAAGCCTGAACTGATACAACGTCTAATAAATGTTAAACGACATCTGCCTAGTTTAGCCGTTTATACAAGTGCAGAAGCAATAGGTGGGGCGGCAGAATACATACGTGATGGAATGAACTTTACACAATGGTGGGATAATATATGTCGTTTACACGAAGCAGATATCGATACACATTGTATGTGTACAATAAATGCACTTTGTTTAGAAACATTACCTGACTTAGTAGAACGCATTATGAAGCAACGCAAAGAGTATGGTATGCGTTTCGCAGTTATGAGCTTTAATATATTACGTTTTCCTAGTTTTCAAAGTCCATTAGTTTTACCAGATAATATTAAACTGAGACACGTAGATAGATTAAAGCAATTACGTAAAACTTATGCACCTAAATTGTTAAATAGAACAGATTGCTTTCATGAATTTGAATTAGGACAATTAGATAGATTAATAGAATATATACAAGTAGTAGATAAACCTCACAGCGAAGGATTTGATATGCCTAGATTACATAATGATTTTAGAAAGTTTTATCAGCAATATGATATAAGAAGAAATAAAAATTTTCCTAAAACTTTTCCAGAACTAGAGGAATGGTATGAAACACTATGACAGATGACTTAGACAATTACTATAAAAATTATGATTACCATACACGTAAACCTGTTTATGTTAAGATTGAAGATTTAAATGAAACACAACGTAGTAGACTTTTGACTAGTAAAAGTTTTTGTATACTTCCATGGGTACACCTACATGCATTTCCAACAGGTGAAGCATATCCTTGTTGTTTAGCACGTATGGATCAACCTCTTGGTTCGCTACGTGAAAGTTCAATGAAAGAAATATGGAACAGTACTGATCTTAAAAAAATGAGAGAAAATATGATGCAAGACAAATCTTGTAATCAGTGTACTAAATGTTATGAGCAAGAAGAAAATGGTTTTGTAAGTATGCGTTATAGTGCTAACAAAAATCATGGCCATCATATTACAAGAGTCGACGAAACTGAACAGGATGGGTATTACAAAGATTTCAAATTAACTTATTATGATATCCGTTTTAGTAACTTATGTAATTTAAGTTGTAGATCATGTGGTGATATTTTTAGCAGTAACTGGGTAAAGGAAGCAAAAAAATATGGTTGGTTAAAACCAAGCCATCCTAATGTAAGTTATGCTGGCAAATACGAAATGGATATGTGGGAGCAACTGCAACCTCATTTGGATAGTATCGAAAATGTTTACTTTGCCGGCGGTGAACCGCTAATGATGAAGGAACATTATAATTTATTAAATGCACTTATTGAAAGAGGTAGAACAGATGTACGTCTAAACTACAATACAAATTTTACGGAATTAATATTTAAAAAACAAGATGTACTAGAATTATGGAATAAGTTTGATGTAGTAAGTATTGGTGCTAGTTTAGATGCAAGTTACGACAGAGGCGAACTTATGCGTAAAGGTACAAATTGGACTAAAGTTGTAGAAAATCGCAAACGTATGTTAGAGATTTGTCCAACCGTAGATTTTTATATTAGTACAACTCTTAGTGTAATGAATGTTTATCATATATTGGATCTGCATAAAGAATGGACTGAACTTGGACTAATTAAAGCACAGGATTTTAATGTCAATATACTTCAAGATCCTGAACGTTTTAGAATAGATATACTACCAACAGATATGAAACAGGAAATTAACGACTTATATAAAGAACACATAGAATGGTTAGAACCACAGGATAATCTTACTCGTGCAACAAATGGATTTAAAAGTGCAATTACTTTTATGAATGCAAAAGATAATAGTGCATTAATCGATGATTTTGTAAAACGTACAGACGAAATGGATCGCTTTAGGAACGAAGGATTCTTTTCAGTATTTCCAGAATTAGAAAGACTTCGAAAGTATGTCAAGTAAATGTATTCTTCCATGGATTAGTATAGAAACAACACCTTCAGGCACAACAAGGCCTTGTTGTTTATATACAGATGAAATCCCAAATGTAAACTTAGCTACTTCAACATTACAAGATGCTTTTAATAGTAAATTTATGCGTAATTTAAGACGTGCTTTTAGGCGTGGCGAAAAACCTGAGGGTTGTAGAAACTGTTGGCGTGAAGAAGACGCAGGTAAAAAGTCAAAACGACAATATATGCTTGAAAAGTTTAGTGATATTAATGTACAATACAAAGATAATAATGGTGAAGATTTAGTATTTTTAGATCTTAAACTAGGTAATATTTGTAATCTAAAATGTCGTATTTGTGGAAGCTGGAGTAGTAGCAAATGGGCACAAGAAGAATTAGACTATGTAGAAGATTCTACAAATCATATTGCAAAAAAATGGTTAAAGGATGGACAGTGGCCCAGAAAGAGTCCACGTTTTTGGGATAATATAGATGAATTGTTGCCTCAAATAAAATATTTTGAATTTACTGGTGGCGAACCGTGGATGATAAAACAACATTTTGAATTATTACAAAATGCCGTAAATAAAGATTATGCCAAAAATATTGATATACACTACAATACGAATACAACACAGTTTCCTAAAGATCCGACTATATGGAAACATTTCAAAAATGTACAAATTGCTTTCAGTGTTGATAATACAGGAGAACGTTTTGAGTATGAACGTTATGGAGCAAAATGGAAAACGTCTAATGCAAATATTAAAAAGGTACACGCCCTAAGAGAAAAAGGTTATCCTATTACTACACAACTATGTTGTACATGGAATATACAAAATATTTTTTATTTAGATGAAATACTTACGTGGGCAAAAACAATGACTTTCGATAGCATACATTTCAATGTAATGCACGATCCATGGGAATTTAGTTTAAGCAAAACACCTATTCATGCACGTAGTCCTATTATGTTGTATTTACAAAAGCAACAAATTTTGCATAGACAATATAAAAATGATATTATCGCATTGAAAACGTTAGTAGAAAAAGCGAACATGAACGAAACACCTGAAGAACCAGAGACCGGTCAATCACTTCATAAAAAATTAAGACAAACTGATTTGTATCGTAATCAAAACTTTGCACTTAGTCATACAAAAATAGCACAAGCAATAAAATATGAACTCTAAGCCAGAAAATTTATGTATGGCTCCTTGGACCCATACTTATCTGAGTCCGCAAACAGAACGCAGATTATGTTGTGCTAGTAGAGAACCTGCACAAAATTTTAAACAATACATCGATACAACGGAAGGTACTAATGAATATAAACCGTCTACGCTAGAAGAATATTGGAACGGTGAAAATATTAGACGTATTCGTATGCAAATGTTAAACAATGTAGTACCACCTGAATGTGTAGTGTGTGATAAAAAATTATTAAATCAAGATGTATATAGAGATTACTTTAATCATTTATTTGCACATAAATGGAATGACGTCGTTGAAAATACACAAGATAATGGATATACGACTATGAAACCAATTAGTTGGGACTATCGTTTTAGTAATTTATGTAACTTTAAATGTAGAATGTGTGGGCCTATGTTAAGTAGTGCTTGGGAAACAGAAGCACGTAAACAGGATAAAATAGAACCTTGGATGGAAAAGTCAGTAAAGACTAAAATTGAAACATTTCAAAAGGACACCGTTGAAAAGGAGTTTAACACTGCAGTTGAAGAACATAGAATTGAAGAAGTCTATTGGGTTGGCGGTGAACCACTTATGTATGAGCAACATTGGCGTTATATGCAACGTATTATTGAATTAGGTGATGGACCAGGACTATATGCAAGATATAATACAAATTTACATAGAGTAAATTACAAAGGGGTAAATTTGTATCAAGACATTTTAGATAATATACGTGATTGGCAAATATGTGCAAGTTTAGATGGAACTAGTGAAGTAGGTGAATACATAAGGACAGGATTAGTATATGATACATGGAAGAAAAATTTTGAACAAGGATTAGCACATGCAAGAAATAAACGCATGATGCGTATTGATTTTACATTAACCTTACCTGGACTATTTGATATTGTAAATATATGTAGGTTAGCTAGAGAATATGATGTAGATATATTAGCAAAAGTAGTATTTGCATTTACTCCAGATATTGCAATGAGTCCTCTTTTTTTACCTAGAGATATTTTGCACTATATAGTCAATAGTTTACTATTGACAAGTGAAGTAGATAATAGTACAATAATAAACATGCTCAAAAGTTTATTGGATAGACCAACATTTGAAGAAGAATTTCCTAATGAATATAAAAAAGCAAGAATAAAAGGCAAATGGCGTATGCAGGCAATGGATAATTTACGAGGTGGAATGAAGTTTGTAGATACTTTGAAAGATTACAAGGCAAAAGAATTTTGGAATGGAATTTGTTAAATGAAAGTTTTAATATTTGGATTACCAGGAAGTGGTAAAAGTACACTAGCAGAACCATTTGCCAAACTTATAAATGGTGTGTGGATAAATGCAGATAAAGTAAGAGCACAATATAATGATTGGGATTTTTCTCCAGAAGGAAGAATACGTCAAGCACAACGTATGAGATATCTAAGTGATGGTGTAGTCCTAGCAGGTAAGATAGCAGTAGCTGATTTTATTTGTCCAACAATAAAAGCAAGAGAAGAATTTTCTGCTGATTATACAGTATGGATGGATACTATTAAACAAGGACGTTACGAAGATACAAATAAAATATTCGAAAAACCAACACAAGTAAATTATCAAGTGGCTAAATGGTTTGATGATACACATGCACAGTTAGCAGATGTTGTAAAAGGTTATATTAATCGTGACGAAAAATGAATAAAATTATAACTCTTGGTTGTAGTTTAACACAACAGGAAGGTTTAGCAAATAAACTGAGCGAACTTTTAAATATGCAGTTATTTAATCTTGCACAAGGATCAGGAGACAACCTGTTACAAATAGAAAAATTACAAGATTTTATATTAGATAATGATTTAAAAAAAGATGATATAATAGTTTGGCAAATAACAGATGTAACACGAAGACACAAAAATGTAAAGATGGATCAGTGGGAAACTGTAAAAGATATACAAAGAAAATTTTATACACCTAAGGACACTGCCCACTTTTATCTAAAGCGAAGAAATATGATAGATAAAAAACGGCGTATAGCATTGCTGCATAATAGTCCGAATGTAGAGATGATTGACTATGACAACAATTCAGCTATACATACAATTATTTCTACAATGATTATGCTTAATAAGATATGTAAGTTATATGTTTGGTTTGGATGGGATAAAGTCTTATCGCCACTGCAGTTTGAAATATTTTTTAAAATGCTTACAACAAAAAAAATTGCATTTAATAAAAAATTTTATGTAAACTGGGCACACAACAATCGTTATAATTTTAGATACGATAACTTACACCCTGATCAGGAATGTGCGGAAGTATTTGCTGAAAAAATATTATATAAAGATTTGGTAATGAAATTAATGATAAAGGAGAAAAGTTATATTTGACTGGAAAAAACCTACAGTCCAAATGCTAGGTAGATGGCAACCATGGCATGAAGGACATAGTGAACTTTTTGAAAAGGCATTAGAGAAAACGGGTCAAGTGCTAATTATGGTACGAGACGTACAAGGTGCTGATGCGGGTATGGGTAACACAGATAACCCGTTTGATTTTGATAAAGTAAGTAATGATATAGCGGGTGTTTTATTTCAAAAAGGTTATATTATTGGAGAAGAGTTTGAAATAATGCTTGTGCCTAATATTGTAGATATAAGTTATGGACGAGGTGTAGGTTATACATTTACAGAACATGACTTAGGAGAACGTATACATAGTATTAGTGCAACAAAAATTAGGCATGACATGCGTAAAGTAGGTTTGTTAACATAATGATAGTTGTTATGGGCAGTGGTGAAGGAACAAATTTTCAAGCTCTTGCTAAACATATTAGTATAGATTTAGTAATCACGAATAATAAAAATGCAAATATTGTAAACAGAGCAAAAAATTTAGGTGTCAAATACATTATAAGTAAAGATCAATATGAAAGTCACGTGCCTGTAAATACAAAACTTGTCATACTAGCAGGTTTTATGAAACTACTAAGTCCTGGTTTTGTTGATAAATTTAAAATAGTGAATATTCATCCTAGTCTGTTGCCAAGTTTCAGAGGTATAGATGCAATTGGACAAGCACTAGATGCAGGTGTAAAATTTACAGGTTGTACAGTACATTGGGTAGATAAAGGAATTGACACAGGCAAAATTATAGATCAATTGGTTTGCCCGATAGGTCCTAATGATAATAAAATTAATTTACAACAAAAAATACAAAAATTAGAACATAAAATTTATCCTGCAATTGTTAAGGAGTTGATACATGATAAGTTGGATTAAAAATATTATTAATAAAATTAAAATGGAAATAAGGTATCGTAAACGTTTAAAAGAACTAAGAAAACGAGACCCGTTTATATACAAATGATACTAGGACTCAGTGCAGGCTTTCATGATGCTGGAGCCACTTTGATAGATAAAACAAATGGCGAGATACTATTTGCTGGCCATGCGGAAAGGTATAGTGGTGTAAAAAATGATGCTAATCTAAATCAAGAACTTATAGATGATGCCCTAAGTTACGGTAAGCCTAATAACATAGCATGGTATGAAAAAACGTGGTTAAAAAGGACTAGGCAACTGTACAGTGGCGAATGGCGTAAAGCAATAGATTTTAGCACTAGTCCTAAAAAACTAATAAAACCTTTCATGGGCAAAATACCTATACATAGTTATGGACATCATAAATGCCATGCTGCGGCAGGTTTTCAAACTAGTCCATATAAAAATGCAATTGCAATAGTAGTTGATGCTATAGGAGAATGGGACACAATCAGTGTATGGGAATGTAGTTATAAACCTGTATACTTAGGTCGCCCTAAAGCAACTTACAAAAAAATATGGAATCAAATTTATCCACACAGTATAGGATTATATTATAGTGCCATTACTAAGTACATAGGGCTAAAACCTATGGAAGATGAGTATATAACAATGGGTATGGCAGCTTATGGTAAAGCATATTTGCAATCATATGAAAAAAATAAAATGCTTGTTGACCTAGATAAAATAGAGTTTGTAGATAATTTTCATGCAGGTATCGAAGAGGATTATTTTGTTGGTAGTGGACTAGATAAATTTGATGTAGCCGCTGGCGCACAAAAAGTAGTTGAACAATTATTAAGAGGATTATTTGAACGTTTTGTTACAAGACAAACAAACGTTGTATTCATGGGCGGTGTAGCACTTAATTGTGTAGCAAATGCTATGCTAGAAGGCCATTGTAAAGATTTGTGGATTATGCCAAACCCGGGAGACTGTGGTAGTAGTCTAGGAGCGGCGGCACTACAATACGGAAAAAAATTACGTTGGAAAGGTCCATACTTAGGACATAATATACCAGGAGAGTATCCGATTGACGCTATTATAGGCGGCTTAATGTCAGATAAGATTGTAGGCGTCGCAAGTGGTAGAGCAGAATTTGGACCTAGAGCATTAGGTACTAGAAGCCTACTTGCAGATCCACGTGGACACGATATTAAAGATAAAGTAAATAATATTAAGAAAAGACAAAAATTTAGACCTTTTGCTCCTATGATTCTTGAAGAACATTTTAAAGATGAATTTAGAGTATACAAAAAACAAAAAGAACCATATATGCAAAGTGTTTATAAGTGTTTGAATCCTGAATTATATCCAGCTATAGTACACCAAGATGGAACAAGTAGGGTACAAACTGTAGGTAAAAATGATCATCCAGATGTGAGACGACTATTAGAAAAATGGTATTTCATGACAGGGTGTCCAATGTTGTTAAACACGAGTTTAAATATAAAAGGGGAACCTATGGTTAACAATAGAGCAGACGCAGATAAATTTGAAAAAAGATATAATGTCAAGGTATGTAGTTAAATGTTAGATTCAGAAAGACAAAATATTTTAAGACAAAATGTAATAAGAGCATTACAAAATGTTTATGATCCTGAAATGCCTAGTGTTAGTGTATATGATTTAGGCTTAATATATAAACTAGAAGTTTTTGAAGATGCAAGTGTTTTGTGTACACATACACTTACCAGTATGGCATGTCCATTTGCAGATGAAATTTGTGCAGATATTGAAAATGCAGTTACTACTACACCTGGCGTAAAATCATGTAACAGACAATTAGTTTTTGAACCTATGTTTACAATGGAAATGGTCCCAGAAGAAACAAGACTAATAATGGGTTGGTATTAATGCCTCCGAAAATTAAAATTGCACCTAAAGATATTTCAATTACTTTCGATCCCGGTGCAAGAGGTAGTTTTTTATATGTTTTTTTACAAGGAAAATTACAAAATCATGACTACGAATTTAACGTGGTTATTCCTTCAGAGTACAAACACACTATAAATCCAAAAGCAATTGCAAAATTTAAATATAGGATTTTTGTAAAGTTAGATTTACAAATGTTAGATGTATGGTTATTTAATTTTTGGCAAAAAATTATTACTAATGAAGCTTATAGTTTTCCAGGAGAATATGATGATGTCTATCAGGAAAAAACATTTAACAAATTATATAAAAGTGCAAGAAACGCATATAATTATTCTATTGAAAGTGATCTAAGTTGTTTTAATTATATCGTACCATTCAGTAGGACTTTTAATTGGGAATATTTAAGTGATTTATACTTTAGTATAAACAATAAATTACCAACAAATAAAGAAATAATTGAGGATACTAATAAAATAAGTTGCGAAACAAATACTGCATGTAAAGTTGTAAAAGAAATAATAAGATTGGAAGATATTTTACAAGTAAATGGTTATGTTTTTACAAAAAATATGTACGATTTATATCTAGATTGCTTGAATAATAATGATATGAGAATATTGGAAAAAAATTTAGTAAAGTCTAATTATACGCAAGGCGAGTTTAGTTTATAATGTTTGATATATTTTGTATGCAAATGGGCGGACATACTAATTTACCCGCACATACACAATTCACAAGATATAATAATACACATTTAGCCACCATAAAACGTATAGTGAAAAAAGCTAATACAGAGTACGTTTGGGTAGTAAGTGATATTTGTGATTATAGTAATTTTGATTTCACTTGGCAACCTACTCCATGGGAAGCAGATCAAATACATTGTTGGGCAAGTAATGATCAACAATATGGTGATACTTTTTTGATACCTGTAAGTGCATTTAAGCGTCAATTAGATAACCTTAAAGTTTTAGGATGGTATAGACATATAAACTGGCATACAAATGGTGTCCCAAGAACTACATTAGGTAACATGTATGACTGGGTTTTAGCTAACAATCAACAAAAGGTTAATTTTAATCCTCCTTTATGGGAAAAACGTGCAATTCATGTATTTAATAAGAGCGGGAGTGTACTGTTGGTGCCAAGAGACTGTAAAAGTCATTTTCTTACACAGTATTATGACTACCCATACATATTGCGTCATAATCATATAAAATGCGAAGATAAACCACTAGATATTGTGTTTATTTCAAACGGTGAAAAAAATGCTGATTTAAACTGGAATCACCTTAAAAAAGTTCATAGAAATAATAAATGTAAAAATAATTTGAAACGTTCTAATGGTGTAAATGGACGTACACAAGCATACAAAGCGGCAGCAAATTTAAGTGACACAGAGTGGTTTTACGCAGTGTTCGCTAAGACCGAAGTATTAGAATCCTTTAAGTTTGACTTGTATCCAGATTATTTACAAGAAACAAAACATTATATGTTACATAGTCGTAATCCTTTAAATGGATTAGAATATGGTGCAATGAATATAAATTTATATAACAAGCAACTTACACTAGATACAGATGCAGGATTAGATTTTACATTAAGTAGTAATCATGATACTATCCCAATTGTAGCCAGTATTAGTAGATTTAATGAAGATCCATGGATAACTTGGCGTAGTGCTTTTCGTGAGGTTTTGAAATTGAAACGAGAAGTTGATTCAGGAGATCCGCGTCCAGAAATAAAATACAGACTAAAAACATGGTGTAGTAAGGCACAAGGTGAAAACGCCGAGTGGTGTTTACAAGGAGCAAATGATGCTCTTAAATATTACAAAACCGAGAAAGGCAGTTATAATGCTCTGTTAAACAGTTATGATTGGCCTTGGCTAACAACATATTTTGAAGAACGTTACAAAAGTATTATTTCCCCAACTCTTTTATAAATGGTTGTTGCAGTAACCAATCTAAGTACATGGGTATTCCTTTATCAATATCCATTGTAGGATTCCAATTTGTACAATCTTTTAATTTATCACTTGTAAGTGTATCTCGATTTGGATAGAAACTATCATGAGGTAATGTTTTAATTTTACCTCCTAAACGTGATTGCACTATTTCAGCCGCTTCTATTATAGGTCTTCCGCTACCTCTTGTACAATTAAATATTTCATTGGCACAATTTTTATGTAAAGCCGCAGTAGCAAATGCACTAGCAACATCTTCAACCCAACTAAAATCTAATTTATTATTAGGGCCTTGTACACGCAGTTCACCTTTTGTAATAGCCGCTTCAGCAAGTTTACTAATTACTCTTACTATCATATCTCTTGTACCATATAAAGCACTTGGTCTAAGTATTGTATATTCTAAGTTATTTTCTTTATGATAGATTTTACACATCCTTTCGCCTTGTAATTTATAACTACCGTATAATGTTAAAGGATCACATGTATCAGTTTCTATTGGTGCTTGTCTTGTAAAATTTCCATATACCATACTGCTACTACTAAAAACAAAACGTTCAATATTATATTTTACACATAGGTCTAGTATTATTGCAGTGGCTGTTATCATATTGTTGGTTGCATCTATTACATTACGTTTTACCATGTATGCATTTGGATATGTAGCAAGGTGTATGACAATATCAGGCTGAAAGGATTTAAATGTATTTTCCATAAATGCAGGGTCTTCTATGTTTCCTTGGAATATAAAGTCTGCGTTACAATGATCCTGTCTTTGTTGTAAAACACAATTATATTCAAATTCAGGGAATGTATAATATCTATGATAACAATCTACAACACCTATTATATTATTTTGTTCTTTCAGTATGTGACCAGTATGACTACCTATAAATCCATGACCACCTAAAATTAAAATTCTTTTAGACATTGAATTACCTCCTCTACTTCTTTGTCTGACATATAACTACAGTTTGGCAATGTTAAACTACACTTTCCTAACTTTTTACTATTTTCCAAATTAAATTCCTTATTATAATGTATCATAGTTTGTATTTGTTTTTTGTCTAAATATTTTTTTATTTTGTCTCTGTCTTGTGTCTGTATGATAAATTTGCTATATGTACAATTTTTCCTATATTTTGGAAAATTATATATGCTAGGCAATTCCATAAAATATTTTTCTACAATTTCTCGTCTACGTGATAGATGTATATCTATTAAATCCAAATTTACTTTTAAGGCACTAGCTTCAAAGGTACTAAGCATACTATTAATACCTATATTTTTATCATCACCTTGTAATCTTGTTTTTATGGCTTGAGATGCTGTTTGTATATCGTTAGTAACTAAAGCACCTCCGCTACCAAATGTTGTACAAGGTTTAGATGGACTAAAACTTAGTACACTAAATTTACTATTTGCTAAACTTGTGCCAAAACTTTGTGCAGCATCTTCAACTAGTGTTAAGTTATTTTTATTGCACCACTCATCAATATTTTCATGTGCCGGACTACCTAATAATGTGACATACAAAATTGCTCTAGTTTTATTGTTAATTTTTGTTTGTGCATCTAACAAATTTATGTGATAAAAATTATCAACATCAACTAAAATAGGAACATAGCCGGCTAGCTTTATCGAATTTAAGGTTGCAATATAAGTATAATCTGGGACTAATATTTCAGATTCGCGTGGCAAATTTAAATTTCTAAGACCTTGCGTCAAAGCATCTGTACACGAGCTAAAAGTAATTGCATATCTTTTATTTACTATAGATGAAATTTTGTCTTCTATTTCTTCTAGCAGAGGACTTTTTTGACACAAGCCTTTTTGATAAGTATTATCTGCAATAGTTTGTACCTTACTGCCTACTTCTTTCCAATGTCTATCTAAATTGATAAATTTGACCATTTTAATAATTCAAAAGCCTCTGCATGATGATTAGTAGTTTCTTGTCCTCTTAGTTTATTCAGACATATTACACTTTCGATCATATCTTGTGTAACATCTTTGTAGGAATTTATCCATTCAGTTTTTTGTGCTAAAAATCCATCTATACCAAAAAAAATGTTAGGATTAAAACTTTTATTACGATTGACGTAAGGAGCCACTTCATACTGTAAAGTCATGCCTTTATATTTCCTTATACTTGCCTGAGCTATTAAGTTAATGTTTTTATGATCCTGATGACTATCGCCAATATGTGGAATTAGTAAATGTGTATAATCTTTTGCATATAAAATACTATCTAATAGGTCTACTGTTTTACCGTTGTACTCTGGTCTTCTATTTTCTTCTTCACATAACCAACTTGCTTTATAATTAATTTTTCTCAAATTTGTTTCTACGGCAAACATTTTTTCATATAAACAATATACAACATGTACTTCTATATTTTTGTTAATTGCACTTAACAAAAATCCTCCTGCACCCATTTCAATATCATCTGGATGAGGACTTAATGCTAATATTTTCAAGTCAGTTCTCCATTTTATCGTCGGATTGAGGCAGATATACTAATGCAATACTACCGCAATTATTACAAGTAAAGTTAGATTCCATTGCATACTCGTCGTATTCATTACAGTCATGGTCTCCGCCCCATATCATTTCGTCTCCGCAATGCCAACAATTCATTTTATCTCTTTTACATGTTAATTTTATATGGTTCTATATTTTTTAGCAACTTATTAACAAGTCTATCTGTGTCTGCTATATTCCCTAAAACTATTACACTATATATTTGTTTAATATTCCATTCGGGTATTTTATTATAATTACAAAAATCACGGTGATAGTCAATCCACCATTTATTAAAATGTTCTATATCTTTTGATTTTACGTTTTCTAACATATTTGTATCTTCTAATGCAACACTAAAATTATGTTTTAATAATAACCATGGTTTGACTAGCTCACATATTCTATCTATGTTATTAGGTTCTTTGTCTCTATAATAGTCAAAAGGTGTTTTTCCTAATTCTTGCCATTTGACATATATGTCACCTTTTTTAACATGAGTAGTAGATTCTTCTAACAAATTATATTTGAATTTTTTAATCAAAGGCCCGCCAAAATCTCTCCAATATACTCTTAGTACTTTTGTTTTCTTTCCGGTGACAATCGAGTCTTCAAGTAAATGTATATGTTCATGAAACATCATCCATTTTTTGCTACCATCTGTATTTTTTTCATAAATTACATGCAAATCATTAAGATATTGTTGGTCACGTTTAGCACACAAAGAATAATCTATAGATAAATCTAAACGTTTTCCTAATTCTACTATACTATCACATAATAATGTTTTATTGAATGTAAGTCTATTGTCCCATGGATAAAACTGTATAGGCACATGTTTTAACATTTTATAACCTGGCTCTAGTACTTTCCAGGTATTACTTTGTCTTATTTTAACATCGAATACACTACTATCAGTCAGTGTTAATTGCATTATGTCCTCGGAGTCGTAAGTAGGAACCTTTGCCTTTTTTTGGCTTAATAACCAATGGCTTAAACTTACTTAGAATTTTTGCTAGTGGATTCCTTTTTTTCGTTTTCTTTTTCATGTCCTGCTTTCATCTTTTTATTTAGAGCTCTTGCTAATGCTTGTGCAGGAATATCTTCTGTTAACTGTATTAGCATTTTAGGATTTTGTTCTTGTAAATCTTTAACTACTTTTTCTGCTTTTTCTTTACGAGTATAAACGTGTACTACGTTATCCTCAAAGTCTCGCATTAAATAGTAGTCTCTTTGTAAAGAGTTTTCTAAAAATGGAGAACCTTTTGTTTTTAAACCTGAATGTCTAGGCTTTTTTAAATAAACCTTTATCGCGTACATTATATCTTTCTATTGTGTCTAAGGTCATTAACCCTGTAACAAAGTTTTCTATAGCATCCTCAACGTAGTGCATACTATGTCTACTGTAATCGATTATTCCTATCATAGAATCATTTTCATAAAATTCTACGTAGTGTTTATCACCAACTTTTTTATATTTTGTATGTCTGTTATTTAACTGTTTTTGAATCATTTTTTGTCTGTATCTTTGTCCAAAATTTATGTAAAACATAAAACCAAACTGAATTTACTGCAGGTTCTATTAGTGCTACTGCGCCGGCTTCCCATATACTAGCACCTGTAATTATGCTTACTACTGTCATAGCAATAAAAATATGTCCTATAAAAAATATAATTGCTAGTAAAATACTATCATCCATTTTGGCTCTTATAACATTTATAATACCTTGTGATAATTCAGTCATTTTGTTCCTCTGTAATATCTGTTCTTTTTGATTCATAATATCTGTCAAAAACTGCTTGTGGGCTTAATTTTTTCGATTCCATATATCTGACAGCATCTCCTGGGCGATTTACGATTCCCATTCTAACAAGGTATGAACATGCTATTATAAATTCATTCTTGTTAGTACCTAATTTATTAATTAGATCCATTGGATGTTTTGCACCCATATATTACTCCTATAGAGTTTTAGCTAAAGGAAAGATTTCCGCTATAACCTTAGCACATTCATGAGCTATTTCCATATGCTCTTTTTGTGTGCCGTTTGCACCACGTAGTTCGATATAATGTACCCAACTTCGTAGTGTGCCATTCATATAAAGTGTTGTTTTTGTTATACCCTCAGGTAACACTTTACGTGCTTGTTCTTTAGCAATGCCTTGACGGATTGCCCAATCATAATTTTCTTTTGCGATTTTCGCTACTTCTTCTTGTTTTATTTTCCAGTCGTAGTGTAGGTCACTTTCAGAATCTAAATCAATGCTATTTTGTCTATTTTTTGTATCTTGTAATCTTGCTTCACTATATTCGAATAAATCACCTTGTGCCTCAGGGTCTGCATAACGTTGACTAAACTCCTGAAAACTAAAACTCCTATGACGTACTATTTGATGTGCAATATCACGTGTAGTTTTTATTTCTAAACAAGCACTAACCATTTCTAATGGTGACCAATGCTGGTGCTTTACTAGGTACTTTATTAGTCTTTCACTTGTTTCTGTGTTTATTTGTGCAGATGGATTACTTACTCTAGCACAAAAGGCAATTAATTCTTGCACATTGGCAATACCTTCAGCTTCATATTCTAAAGCAGGCTTACTATAACTAACAAGTTTTACTTCCATTATATTGCGGCTTTTGCTGGACGACCACGTTTCTTTTTGACTGCTAGTGCAGGGTTAAGTGTAGCAGCTTCTTCCATAAGTCTTGTAACTTCTTTTTCTAATGAAGCCATTTGCGTCTTCATTTGATTTGCTTGTTCTACAAGTTGTTCTGCTAATATACTATCAGATAGTATTCCTGCTTCACTTGGAGTACCTACAACTGCGGCTGCAGCTTGAACTGCGGCTGCATTTTTATCAGGATCAGCAAGTCCTGCCTGTGCATCTAGTTTAGCCATATCTTGAGCCGCTTTACTACCAGTATCTAAATCATTAATAATTTTATTAATTTCATCTAAACGTACACCTGGAGTATTTGGACGAGGCATCATAATAATATCTTGAGTACGTACCTTTTTCATAAAACGATTTTTATGGATATTATTTAATATTGTTTGTCCGTCACTGCCAACTATGCTATGCAATGCTTCGCCTAAGTTACGAGCTTCTTGTCCTTTATCACTTTGGATTGCATTCATTAGGTCATCATGTAAATTTTGTTGTAATTGATCAGGATATACGACTAGTGCCATATGTCCTTCATCTGGTACTTCACGGAATATAACGGCAACTCTTTTATCACCGTGTTTTCCAACATGTTTAATCATCTGTTTTTCCTTCGTCTGATATGTCTTCTGCAGTATCTTCACTTGCTGGCGTATCTTCACTTACTGGATTTTCAGGTTGTGGTACTGCTCCATTTGCAATTAAAAAGTTCATTAATATATTATAAACATTTCCTACTGCTGCCATTTCATTTGCTCTAATAGCACCACGTCTACTTACAACTTCTATTATATTAGCCATAACTTTTAAATCGTTCACACCTAATTGTGCTTTTGGTGTTTCAGCTTCAGTAGGTTCCGCTTCTGCTTCAGCAGTCATTTCTGCAGGTATTGTATCTTCTTCAGACATTAGATTCTCCTTGTGTCATTGATTTTACTTATTTTAGTTTAATAAAATTGTTTTGTCAATAAAATTATTCATTATATGCTACTATAACTATTTATTAACCTTTATTATCCGGTCGGAATAATTTTAGATTGTTTATATCTATGTTCTGTCCTACGCCATATCCAATTAAACAACCTACATCTGGAGTAGGGCCTATTTCTGTAAGTGCCCATTCTTTAGTTTCCGGATTTATGCTTAAAAATATATCTACTCTAATTATTCCAACATCAGGTTTATTACCTATGCCAGTTCCACGCCATACTATTTTTAGTCCTTTAGATATACCAATTTTTGCAATTTGATCTAAAGGACCGCATGATATATTTCTTTCTGTCCATGTTGGTGTCCATTCGAATGGTCTTTCTTTTGGAATTTCCTGTGCATCTAAAGGTTTGAATATACCCATTAATATATAAACTGCAACTATAAATAAAATTCCGTATAAGATCTTCATATAACTATTTAGCCTCATCATAATATGCATAATTTCCAAAGGGTGGCTTTATATCCTCACTACCATGTATTACAAATACTGTATCACAGTAATCTGGATCACCCCAACTATCCCAAGGATAACCATCTGTAAACATGATAAATCTCTCAGGTTGTATTTCATTTTCTTTCATAAACTTCCAATTTGCATCGAAGTCTGTGCCACCTCCTCCACTTATAGCATAAGTTTCAAACTCATCTATGTTTTGAGGAGTAAATTCTTGATAGTTGTAACACTGAGTATCAAAGCACCAAACTTTCACTTTAAAGTCTGTAAATTGTTCCATAATACCACGAACTTCACTAAGCATTTCTTTACCCATTGTATCACTAATACTACCGCTCATATCTAATGCAAGGGCGATATCAATTGTATCTTCTGGAGTTTGTCCAGGTAAAGCAACGTCACTAAAGTAACCTTTTTTACTTCTAGCCATAAAACTGTAGTCACCTTTTTGTGTGCTTTGAATGCTCATGTTAAGTAATTCTTGCCAAGGCATTTTAGGCTCTGTAAGGTCTTTAATAATACGTTTAACGTTTGCAGGCATTTCTCCTGCACCAGCACCTGAAGCACTTTGCAGTAAACTTTCTTTAATCTGGTCACGTATTTCTTGCTTTTGTTCTTTAGTATACTTAGGCTTACTCTTACTTACTAAGTTACCATTTGCATCTTCTTCTGGTTGACCACCACCAGTACCGTCACCTTCTTCATCCAAGTGTTCGTCTAGTAGTTGATTGACAAGGTCTTCTATATCTATTTTATCTGCGTTCTCATATAATTCATCATATACTTCTTCCATGCTATAACCTTCATACCTAGGATCATATAGTGCAGGAACTGTAGTGATAAAAGTACCAATACGGTTTATTTTAAGATCTCTATTTACACAATAATCTGCGGCAATATTAGCTAGTTGAGGATTGTGTTTATTTTGTTTACTTCTGCCCAAATGCTCGTATACGTTATGTAATACTTCATGTCCAAACAAAAAGATATGTTCACCTGGTCTAAGCATATTAATAAATTTACTATTGTAATAGAAGTACTTTCCATCTGTAGCCGCAGTAGGCAACCAAGCATCTGCATTTACTAGCGGAAGTCTTGTAGCCATTGTACCAAACCAACTTGTTTTTAGTAGCATTTTTACACGGGCGGTTGTAAGAGCTTCACGTGCTTGTAAATCTTCTTCTTTTACAGTTTCGAAACCTACTGGCAGTTCAATATTTTTAGTATTTGCAGTGCCTTTGTCCAATATATCTCTCCTAATTGCTAACTATAATTTATAATAACATCATTAGTATATATGTCAACCTAATCTCTATCATTTTTATTACCTAAATAGTCTTTTTCCTTATAGGATTTTATCATGTGGCAACGGCAACATAATGTATTAATATTGTCTTTACTATTGCTACCACCTTTACTTTTTAAGTGTATATGGTCACCATGCATTACGCCACGTGCTACTCTAACTTGATGATAAGGATCTTCAATTTCTTGTATGCTAGGATCTTCACGTGGATCATAACCACACGAATTACATTCCCAACCTCTATAAAATGTATGAGGTCTAGTTGGTTTACCCATACCGCCATATTCTACACATTCAAGTTGATGTTCTCTACAAAGTATATTAGAACCTGGGCCATCGAATATACTAACGCCATTGTTACAATCTTCTAACATACAAACAGGAGACCTACGATACTGTTCTTTCAGTATCGCAGGACTTTTCATTTTGTCCTTATTTGGATCTCTAAACTTAGGCATTATCCCACAAGTCCTCTTGGGAAACTGTAAAGCCATTGTTTGGAGCATACTTTGGAGTTTTAAGTTTTGTAGACTTATTCATTTGTGCTATAAGGAAAGGAACACCTGTTCTCATTTCTGTAGTAAATCCTTTAAGTCCAAATTCTGCATAACTTTCTGGATTAGCATGTTTATACCAACGTTTATATGAATCTCTAACTTTATCCCAAAAAACACCATCTTCGCCAAAGTTTGCATCGAAAAAATCTTTAGTGAATGCAACCATATCAAGTAGGTATTCGTTGTCTACTTTAATCTTTTGCTCATAACATAAATTAAAGTATTCATATAACTGCCTTGCCTCCTTAGCACGAACTGGTCTACTTTGATTTAAGTATGCCCAATATTGACAAAACATTCTAGTAACCTCAGGATGTTTTCTAGTTTTTAGAGTTTTACTCATTAGTGTATCAGCTAACAGTGTAAATGCGCCTGGTTGATCTTCGTCGCCAAATTTTGCATGTGTAGCAAATAATCCTGCATCACGTAAATAGTCATTTTTTGTTGCAGTATCAATCCAGTCTGGATAATCAGCACCATCTACTTTTACACCATATACCATTTGTTTATAGGTATCAATAAAGTCTAGTGTTTCTTTTGCAACACCGTTAAGTAAAATAAAGTTACGTCTAATTTCTAACTTTTGTTGTGAATTATATACAACTACAGGAACCATTGTACTTGCAGCTCTTTCACCAAATACTTTTGTAAGTATTATATATAGTGCAATAATAGTATGCTGACCATCCCAAGCAATATAATTATCAGGTCTATTTGGGTCCTTGTAAACTTGTATAGCCATTACCATACTTTCACTAAAGTTAGTTAGAATACCTAGAATATGACGCATGTTAAGTTCACGTTGCATAGTCTCATCTATTAAGATAGAATTCATACTTACTTGTATAGATTTACATATATTGATATCTGTGAATTTTTTCCAACCACGTATTGCTTTGTAGTCGCTACAGTTTCTACGTTTAAATTCATCAACTACTGCTTCTAGTTGGGAACGAAAGAAAGGTGCTTTTATAATAGCCTTTTCTAATCTTTCTTGAAGTGTTACAAAGTTACTTTCTGCAACTTCGTATAGGTCGTTTATCTTCTGTGCTTGAGTCTTCATTTTTATCTCCTAACGGGCATACTCGCCCTCGATTAAAGTTAAGTTAAAATGCTCCCTTCTGCTTAGGAACGTAATTGTATACAGGAAATTCTGCATACTTAGCACGGCGTTTGCCGCTTTCACTAAGTGGGTGGTGCATACCAACACACTTACCGTTATCTAAAACAACAAAATATTTGACATCCTTTTCAGGGCCTGGCCATCTACGATTACCAAGTCCTATTTCGGTAATCATATTTTTAGCATATTTTCTTGCTTCAAATTCTCTATTTTTATATTTTGGCATATTCCACCATATGCCAAAATCATCTTCAAGTGTTTGCTTTTTACGATATAACATTATTAGTCCTCATTACTTGCGGCTACGTATTTTCCAAACCTATTATAAAACTCATCAAAGTTTTTTAGTTTATCTGGTTGAAAAGGAAGATTGTACTGGTTAATTGCAACTCTACAACCCATAACAGTCATCTCCGTTGGAAAGAAATCCATCATAAACCTAAAGAAGTTATCTGCAAGTTTGTGCCAAGCATTAGTATCTTCTTTACCAATAGTCTCAAACGTACTCTGTAATTCATAACACATACCAATTGTAAGTGCATACTGAGCAGATATTTCTTTTACTCTACACTCTTTTACTTTACCTGCAAGTATATCTGCTGGAAGAGGAAGATCTTTAGCATACTTTCTATGTGTCATAAACTTTACTGCAATACCTTCTCCTACAGTACCAGCGACTAAGTCTGTAAGCTCTGCATCTGACATATCATTATCTTCACAAAATTGACTTACAAAACTCCAACTTCTAGGAGTAGCAAAAGCATGTCCACTTGCTCTTGGATCAAAGTCAAATAAATCAGCCTTAGCAAACGAAATGTAACCAACCACATCTTCATGTATTTTATTAGTTACTGCCCAATCTAACCAAGCATCAAAGTCTGCTCTGATTTCAACGTGTACAAATCTATTTGCTAACGGAGTAGGCATTCTATAAGTAACACCTTTATCGGATTCTCTATTACCTGCCGCAACCAATTTTACGTTTTTAGGTAACACATATTGACCAACTTTTTTGTTTAGTATCAACTGATATAAAGCAGCCTGTACACTCTGTGCTGCACTATTCAACTCATCAAATAATATAACAATGTTATCATATTCTGCGGCTTCTTTTTCAGTTGGGAAATCTACAGGAGGTAACCAAACCATCCTATTATTTGCTAAGTCCGGAGCAGGAAAACCTCTAACGTCTGTAGGGTCTAATAGTGCTGCTCTAATATCAATTAGTTTAGCATTGCCTAATTCACCACTGTCAACAATATATTGACACATCTCAGACTTACCAACACCGGGAGGACCCCAAATAAAAACTGGTCTGTCTTTTTTAATTGCTTTAGTAACTCTGCTAACTGCTTCTTTTACTGTAATAGTTCTACTGTCTACTGCGGTCATACTCGACTCTCCTTTTGTTTAACTATAACTTTATAATAACACCATTTTGCTTAGTGTCAACCTATTCTTTATATTTTCCTGTTTTTACTTTACAACCTAAATTAATATAGTTGTTTCTTAGGAAAATAACTTGTCTTGGTTTTAGGTATTCCCAAACCATAAGTTCTTTATTTGGCATTGCAATTTCTAACCAATACATACTATGCTACTAACTTCATATTAATCTTAGGGTCAAAACGTGCAATTTGTATTCCTATAACTTTATTAGCATTAGCAATATTTGCATATTTTTTATTCAATACATTTTTTACTGCAAATTCATGTGCGCCACATATTGTTGCAAATGGCATTGGACTATCGCTTTTAGGATTACACCAGACTTGTTGCACTGTACAATTTTTTAATTTTATTAAACACTTTACCATAAACATTTTACTATCCTATTTCTAATTATTCTTTATAGTAACATGTATTAGAGATGTGTCAACCTATTCAAGTCAAAAAAAACCGCCTAGTTATTACAACTAGACGAACATGTTGGCGCCTTATCCCAACTTGCGAATTCTTATATAGTTTTATTTATTCAATTCGTTGATCTATTGTATAAAACATGGTAAATTTAAAATAGTCTTTTGGTTCATGGAATCTTATATCCACCCCTAAAATACTCCATCTAATGCTCCATCGATTACTTGGTTCTCCAAATGTTTCTTTCATCCAATCAAGAAATTCTCTTTTTTGTTTAGGAGATTCTGTTCTAACACCTGCAGTCACAATCCATTTCCAATGACTATCAGATAATTCTCTAGAACCCCAATTATGAAATTTTGTGAGCATTAATAAACTTTTTGAAATCGTTGTTATACATTGTTAATGTAAAATATGTTTTTTTATCGAACAAAACAATACTCTTTATAATGTTTCTTACTATCTTAATATAATACGGTGTTTTAATGTATTTGTCAAGATCCAAAAGGAATCCTGGTGTATTTTGGACGTCTTCTAGTTTTATTTCAAAATATTCTAATTCTAATGTATCTATACAATGTATACAACCCTGTTGGGTCAATCTAAATCCGCCATCTCTTCTTTGATTTTGCCACCATACTATGTATGCTTCATTGAATTGTATTTTGTGTCCATCTGGATCATTTTCTTTAAATGCAATAGTATATTGATCTTTAGTTCGCATATTAAGGATAAATTTGTGTGCCTTTATCTAAAACAACAACTGTAAATTGATCTGTACTAAATTGTTTGTTTAGTTTTTTTGCTAAATTTATAGCATGTCCTGGATTGCTAAAAGAAACCTTTTTATATTTAGGTCCGGGATAGCTTATTAGCATATTAAATGTTTTTAAATTTATTGGCTTTTTTTCGTAGTACACCGCCCAGATACCTTGACTTGCTAAAACTTGCTCAGTCTTATAGGTCTCTTTCTCAACTTTTTCTAAAATTACAGTGGGTTTAGGTCTACTCATTTCTGTTCTCACTTAATTATATGCTACTATTATTTAGCCAGAAATGTACGTAGTTAATGATTTTTAAAACGTATCTCCGTCTAGCTCGACCTCTATTACGTTGTTTTGTTTATCTTGTAATTGTATAATTTTATCTTGTAACTGTGTAATGTATTCTAGCATTCTGGTGTACTCGTTTGCAATAGATCTAGCATCATTATTAGACACAGTGTAGTTTTCTTTCCTTAAATTAATACAACCATGTGCAAATTTATCTAACATAGGAAATTTAGGCATTTGCTCTTCTTAGTGTTTCTTGCATTTCCATTTTTGTTTTAAATGGTCCATCATAAGTATATCGACTTAGTGTAATAAGTTTAGGACAATAACTAGGACTATGACTTCCATCCTCCCAATGCACAACATAATATCCTGCACAAAAGAAACTTTGACTATCATTTGTCTTTGTATATAGAGGAAGTTTACGTTTTAAATCATATATAGGATTGTAAGGTTTAGTTTTACAATCATATCCATGTACTTCGAATGTTTGCTTATCTTGTTTTACAATTTCTTTTCCGGTAAAATCTACTTTTACTTTTTTTTGAAGTTCAGATAACTTTGTAAATGTTTGGTTTTGTTTTCCAACTGTAAGTGTTACACCATTTTCATTACTACGTATAGTGCCTACCTTTTGTCCATTATCTTCAAGTATCCAAAACTTATCTTGTAATACAGGTTTAGCTACAAATTGCATTATGCTCCTCCGGGTAATTTTTCTGTAATAATTCTGCAAATTGTGTAGCATTTTCTGCGATACGTTGCATATCCCATTTGCCACAGAATTTCATAAAATGTGCACCTACCATAGAGCGATTTTTAGCTTGTAAATGTTTATCTATCATTTCATCTACATAGTCACGTATTTCTATAGGTTGTGCAGTAAGATCGACTAGTGTAACGTTACGTTCATAGTCATCTAATACTCTATGTTCTTCACCGTTATGATCTATCCAACGTTGTAACATAAGATTGTTCCAATTAAAACCTTTAGTATCTTTATCAGCATAGGCTTCTATAAGTCCTACTTTTTTAGCACTTCCTTTTTCTCTAACCCCGGGATATGCACTAAAAACATTATCAGTAGGATCTCCTCGCATACACTTTTTAAACAATTGATAGTCTGGAGTAACAGGTATCTTATGTTGTTTAGTTTTTTTATCTATAACAGGCTTACCTTTGTCATCATATACACCATCTAGTCTAATTGTTTCTTTCGTAATACCGTTATATTGATGTACTTTATCTGTAAGTAATTGTACAAAATCAGTATCACTACTAACGATTACATGTTCATCTGTAGGGTGTTTAGCAATAAAACGTGCAATGATATCATCTGCTTCTGCTATAGGGCATTTTATAGTACTACAATTTGTACGTTCATTCATAAACTTTAAGAAGTCATCATATGCTTCAAAAAATGCAGTATCTTCTTCTACTTCTTTAGGAGTAAGACTTGCACGTTTATCACTACGATTCTTTTTATATGGAGTGTAAAAGTCTTTACGCCAACTACGTCCTTCTAGTGCAAATACAACATGATCTGCATTAAATTGTTTGTAACATTTGTTAATTGCATTCAATGTAATATGTATTGCCATACCAACTTTTTCACTTACATCTCCACGTACTACATGTCTAGCACGAAAGAAAGTATTCATTGTATCTACAAGTAAGTAAGTAGCCATTTTTACCTCATAGTTGTTTTATTAACTTTACTAACTATACTACGTATAGGCATATCTGTCAACCCAGTCTTAATATTATACTGAGCTTTTACTTTTTCTAGTAAGTATAAAAAATAATCATTATGTGCATCAGCTCCATAATGATAACCATTATTTCTGTTTTTAAAACCTTTACGTTTGCAATAGTAATAAAATGTTTCTCTTTGGTCGTAAGGACTTATGAATTGATCATGCCAATCTAATTCTTTGTCAATCATATCAAAATGTAAATAAGTATTAAAAAATAAATGTTTTATGTTTTGTTCTCTTAGTTCCAAATGAAATTCATATATTTTATCATGCCATATTTTAGTTTTTTCATCTAAAACTTTTTCGGTTTGTTGTTCAACCCAATTTTTATAATCATCTTTTAGTTCTTCTGGAACTGAATCTGTACCACCGGCAGATATCTGTACATATCCGTCTTCATATTTCCATTCAGTCCTTTCAAATGTTGCCCACCCAATTATAATAAACATATCTTTTTTGTTTTTTGTTTCCGCGATTACTTTTTTAGTAGTACGTAAAATACGGGTATTACTACTTGCACTTTCCGCATCTAAAAAGAAAGGTTGGTTTAATGCAGAAGCAAGTTTATAACCGAATGTATAAGGTATATTTTCAGGGTGTGGCCTTTTTCCTAAAGCAGTAAATCTACGGTCATCTTCTGCAAAACAGTAATTGTTAATTATTTCTGCGCCTGCACTATGACTATCGCCATTTACGTATATCACTTGTAGGCTTTTCTAGCATCGTCAATGTTTTCGACATTAGTTTGTGCTTGTTCTTTTTCATAACTTTCTAAGACTATATTGCGACAAACATCTTGAAACCAATTGTCTACAATGTCGTTATCTGTTTTGCCTTGATATCCAGAACGTATAAGTTTAGCTACAAATATATCATTCCAATCTAATTCAAATGCACCTCTATCCATATTGTCTTTTTCAAGTTCCATACTAAGCACACTTACCCACGGTTCTCCTGATTCAGTTGCTATTTCTTTTTCTGTTTTTTTAGCTTTTGTTTTTGATTTTTTAAGAGGCTCTTTATTTCCTAAAACTGCTTTTTTTATTTTATCAAACATTATTTTACTTTCTTTAGTGAGAAAAACTTCTTTGCTCTATCCAAATACTTTTCCCATTCTTCTAACTCTATATCATATTCAAAGTTTTGACTAGTTTCGTTAACCTGTAGTTCTTTTGCTCCATTTGCAAGATGAAAATTACGTGCCATATCTGTAAGTGGTGATAGTGTAACAAGTCTATTTAAGTTGTTAGATTTTTTAACCATTTTATATACTTCATTTACAATCTTACGACCACCGCCACGTTTTATTGCCCATACTGTATATGCAATTGCAATTGATCCTTGTATACCTGCTTTATGTATACTTGACATATGTGCGGCTTTGCTCATTTGATCCATCTCTTCAACAGTAGTAGGGACATCATCTGTAAATGCAAAACACATTACTGCACATATATCACCTTCTGGATCTCTTAATCCAAATATTTTTCTACCTTCTGAAGTTCTAAATTTAATATCTAATTCTGGTCTTACAGGGTCTTTAGACAAATCAATATTATCTAGTTCTTCAAGTACATATTTTGGTTTAAACATTTTATGTACCCCAGGCATTTCCAAAGAGCGAGATATGTAATCGTGGAGTGAACCTCCAACCTCTTTCCATGCAAAGGTTCGCAACTTCTTGGACATTGAGGTTGTACTCTTCAGACCTGCCACCCAATGGCATGAGATACACAGGGCAATCCAAGCCTGCTCTGCGATATTCACTGACAGCTCTACCAGCCTCATCAATATCGGTCCTGTCAGCGACAACAAACTTGAGGTAAATGTCACTGCCGTCCACACTAGCATAATCACTAGCCACTTGAGGCTTAATAGCAGTCTCCCAAGGTTCTCCTGAAACTGAAAGTTTTGGGGAACAACTCCAAGTGACTGTAAATCTATCCTGCTGGTTAAGGTAGTCTTTAAAATCTTTGTGTAAAAATTGTGTAGTGTTTGTTTCAAACGTAACATTTTTTAAGTCTTTCATTTTTGGATGTTCGAATAAATCGATATACATACGTTGCCATGCAAGTAAAGGTTCACCTCCTGTCATAATTAAATGTATATCTTGTCCGTTCCCCATAGTCCATTTACCTTCTGGCAATAAACTAATTAGGTGCTCAACGACTTCTGGTATTGTCCTAAGCATATTAAATTCTTTAAATTCAGGATAGATACTTGCATATGTATCGCAACCTGTGTGTATTATAGGCAAATCAGTAAACTGCTTTGTATTTTTATGTACGTTATTGTCTAGTAAGCCTTTTACTTCTTCGTTATATCTTATGCCAGCCTTTTGTTTTTCATCTCTCATGAGTTCAGTACGAGGTAGACCAAAGTTCATACAACGAAAGTTACAACCGAATGTACGTAAGAATACACTAGGTACTCCTACAAACTTGCCTTCACCTTGTACACTATAAAATGCTTCACTGTATCTAAGTTTTGCTTCTTTTTTTACTACAGGTTTTGGTACGTCTGTTACACCTGCTTGTTCAAATTTAAATTGAAAAGGTAAATCAGTATTCATAAATTAACTTTCTTAATTGTGTTGTTGTCTTGGGCCATTTATTTAATTCATAGCATTTAATTTCATAACCTCTGTCACGTAATCTACGTTGTATTTCTACTTGATCCATTAGAGTGCAATTTTCCATAACTATATTTACATCTTTTATTATAGCATCTACATAAGAATTAATCAACCTGTCCTTATATAAGTAAGGTTCATTATTGATCCAATCCTTATGTAATAATTTTATTTCTGAATCTGTCCTTATATTTTTAATATCTAACCAATCTGTTAAATTGTTTATAGTTTGTAAAAAATTGTCTCTTAATTCATTTATTTGTATTAGAAAAGTTTTATCTTGTTTAAGATTTATTAATTCTTTGTAACCTGTTTGACTTTGTGTTTGTTCATATGTCCACAAACTTAAAAATTCACGAAGCTCCCATGTACTTTTGCCTTTACCCTTCCATTCGGATAATCCTGGTAATCCATTTTTTTGATTTTCATGTTGTATCCAGCCTTCTTTTCGTATTTTAGTTTGTCTGTTATTTAACCACCAAACCCAGTCATTTGGGCCTGGGTATAATGAAACAATTTTATCATATACAACAAATAGTCTCTCGTAGGCTTTTTTCATGGTATCACCTACTTCAGTAATTGGATGAAGTATACAGCAATCAATAGGATTTGAAATTGCACCGTCTACGTTAATTCTATGTGTATTATCCCAACTATGACTTGTGTTAGTATTTTTATTGAAGGGTCTATATTCTAATGGGTATTGGCCTTGTAACCAATGTAATGTCCAGGCAACAAAATTGCCATAACATCCTCCTGGAAATGTTATACAATACACTACTCAATATCTCGTCTGTAGATTGCACTATTTGCACCATGTTCACTACACTCCACCTCAACTACAAAGCATCTTCCAGTTGTTTCTTTCTTTATATGTGCATCAGCAAATTCAAATGCATGTTTTGCAAACATTTCTGCACCAACACCATCCATCATAGTGACTTCACATAAACCTTTTTTCTCTAGTTCATAAAAGTCTTCCATATGTGGGTCTTGACTATCAATTACAACCTTATGATCAAACTGTTCTTCAAGCCATGCTTTTATAGGCTTCAGTCCACCAAAGTCTACTGCCCAGTTTTTATTATCTAGTGTATGACAACCAAATGTAAATTTAAATCCTAAACTATAACCATGCAATAAATTACAATGCGAATGATCCGCATTAGGTTGTCTAAATACTGCACTTAATCCTATATTGTGTCCATATGTTTTTGTGCTATAAAAAGCCATTATATTCTCCTATTGTTGTGGGCGGAATATTTAAAGACGGACGAACCTAAGACGTCTATATACATTTTATGATTTTTTGTTTATCTTGTCAAGATGTTTTTGCCAAGCATCATGTTTAACAGATTGTATTGCAATTATACTACGAAGTTCTCCACAATTCCGTTGAGGGCCTTTTCCAATATGTGGGTTGCTTCCATCAAAAACAATTAGTTTGCCTGCTTTTACTTTACTTATCTCTAAATAGTCAAGGTTTTCTCTATCATAAACAATAGTTTCTCCACCCCAATTATCTTCCCATTTTGTATTAAGATATAAAACTCCGGTGAGGCTTTCGCCTGGAACTTGCCAATCATCGTGGACATCACCGTCTTGTCCATATGTATTTCCGGATAACATTATACGAACCATTTTATACTCATCACCAATAAGTTCATTCCAAGCTCTAACAAGTTCTTTTAAGTCTGGATTATCTACTTTCCATTTATCCGCAAAAGTATCATAGAACGCTTGGAACCACATTGGATAAATTGTGTCGTTATTAGATTTTTGACCAAATCTCCAATTTGGTTGAACTACAGTTTGGTGCCATATTGCTCCTACACCTCCATGACTTAGCCAGTCTGGATATTCTTTAATTAATTTATTCATTTTCCATTTCCCATACATTGTAAACATCTGCAAAACCAATATTCATTGGTGAATATTCGCTAACATTTTTTTCTTGCCATTCATGTATATCATCCCACTGTTCCTGAGTAAGATCTGCTACCTCTGTAATATTATAATGATCTGTAATTGCAGATTCTACAGCCGAATATGCTTCTCTTTCAATATACTCTTCTGCTTTATACATTCTTGCCCATTCAAATTTATTAGTCATTACCACCACTCCTCATAAGGGAAAACAATCCATTCTGGATTCTCTTCTTTGTTAATTTCTATACCATTATATTCTACAACAAATTCGCTAGGGATATTATCGACAAGAGCCGCAAATTTTACATTGCTTTTTTCACTATCATAATTAATGTTCCAGTCATCTCTAATCCATTTGAATGTTTCACCAGTATCATTTATATCATCTATAATTAATATTTTTTTGCCTTTTATCATCTGTGTTTTAAGATACTTTGCATTTTCCTTTATGTCGCCATCACGTAGCCTTACATCAAGTGTATGCATTTTAATACCTAAGTAATGACTTATCATTACCGCAGGCAACAGTCCACCTCTAGTAATACCAACTACAATATCAGGTTTGAAGTCATCTGCCCACATCATACTAACTATATTTAGGCAATAGCGATTAATTTGCTCTTGGCTAATATATCTTTTTACGATTTTTGTCATGTATTTCCTCTAGTTCTTTTGATAATTCTTCAACTCTATGCTCCATCCAACTTATAGCAGTATATATATGTCCTGTTGCAGTTGGTCTTATACATGTTTTTGCATATTTAATTTCTTCTTGTAGTGCTAATAATATAGCAGGCTTTGACATCATCTTACTGTTTCCTTTACTAGAACTTTAATTGTACACTCATACCAACAACTTTTTCAATCTCTTTTTGTATGGAACTAACACCAGTACGTATTTCTGCAAAAGTATTGACGTGTCCTGTAAGTCCTAACTTTTTTGTAAAATTGTCAATTTCTGTATTACCAGTTTTTTGTATCTTAAAAGTGTAGTATGTACCAAAGTCTATTTCACGTTTGCTACTTTTAAAATTTAGGTTTTTATCTTCATAGTTTACATCACCTCCGAGTGTTCTGCTAGTAGGAACATTATAGTTCAAAGATGCATCTTCAATTGTTACTGGTTGACTTATGTTAAAGCCTAGTTTATGACCATCAGTAGGTTCTACTTCATAACCAACTGTTGCAGTACTACTAACAACATTAGCATTTTTTGTAGTAAGTAAACTGTTACTTGTGTCAAATTTTACATTACTATAACCTAATCCTGCTTGTGCATAAAATCCACCTTTGTTGTAGTTATAGTTTGCATAAAAAGTACTGCTATCAACTGTAGTACCTAATGTACCTGAGAAACTATTACCTAAGTAGTGTCCATCACTAACACCAAATCCAAATTCAATGTTGCTATTATCATCTATCGCATATTTAGGAAAAGTAATATTTTGATCTGCATTCATATATGTGCTATAGTAGTTTACTGCACCCATTTGTTCTGCTACACTAACGGTTCTTGTGTCAACACTCTGTGCCATATTACCTAAGTCTATATAAAAGTCCCGTTCAAAACTATCTAGAACCATTACACTAGTCAATGCTTGTATCTGTTTAGAACTAACTCCGCTAACATTAGCACCACCAACAATATTGCTGACACCACCGTTGGTACGACCAGTAGTAGGAATCCCGGTTGCACCAACTGGTCGTGTAGCTTTATCCATGTCAAGTAATCCTTGTCCATGAATATTATCATCATAACCTGCAATATTTTTATTGCCAGTTACAAGAACTAGTTGTACTAAGTGTTTGCCTTTCATGTGTGGCCACATTTGATGTAGTATTGCAATACTGCCGGTGACTACAGGAGCAGCCATACTAGTACCTGTCATTGTTACGTAACCGCCGTTTTCTGCAGTACTTGTAACATTTGTACCACCTGCCATTATATAAAAGTCTTTAACTTTTTTTGCATCTATACATACATTATTTTTCATTGTAGCACAAACAGTACCTGCTTTATTACTAGAACTATTAAGTTTATTATTGTTTGTATCCCAATTTCCTACAATAATCATTTGTCCATCTAGTATTAGGTTACCATTCGAATCTGTCGCATGAGCCATCTGATTCATTCCTGCAGAATAATCCCATCCTGCATTACCGGCTGCTTTAACAAGGACCTGCTCTGAACCTAAAGCAGTTTTCCAATATCCTGCTTCTTGTACAGAGCCATTATAGCCATTTACACCGTAATACCAATGAGTACTGTAATAGTCTCCATCTGCTTTTTTAACTATACTATTTCTAAATCCTGTATCATAATTTTGTTCTGCACTAACGTTTATTGCTACGGAGCCTTTATCTCTACCCCATGCCGCGGCTTGTCTAGCATTGCCGAAACTATATTGATATCCACTAGATACTTTAGCAACAGCAATCTTTGCGTCAAAGGCTGCTCCATGCATACCAACGTTATTCTTTTCACCAGCTGCAATTCCTGCAACATGTGTGCCATGCGAACTACTGTTATCGATAGTCGTTCCTGTATAATCAATTGTATATTTTATATTGTCGTCTAAGTCTACGTGATTTATGTTTGCACCAGTATCTGCAATTGTAATTAAACTATCTTTTCCTGTCCAACCTCTACTATAAGCAGTGCTAAAATTACTTACACTTAATTGTTTATTTGCAATATATTTGTATTCATTTTTTTCATATGTAGTTGCATTACTATTATATCCAGGTGTCCTTGTACCCATATCAGCATGGTCATCACCAATTATTCCATCATCTGTATCCACTACACTAATTATAGTATCGGTATCAGTACATGTTTCACCTTTGTTTACTTTGCCTCTTGTGAAATATTCTGTACTATCTATAACATCTTTTGTTGTATTATCACTATACTTTGTTCTAGTAATAGTATTTCTTTTATCGAAATGCTCATGAAATTCAATTATACATTTAGTAACACGTCTAGTTGTAGTCTTTAAACTGCCACTATATGTCACTATATCTTTTGTAGTAGTAGTTTCATTGCCGTATGTTTTATCTAAATGACTATATTCTAAATTATCCACAAAGGTTCTAGTACTAATTACAGTAGGTTGACCAGGATCTGCTTCTACTAGTCTAGTGCTTAAAGTCTCTGTTCTAGTAGTCGAAGTCACTTTATCTTTACTAGTTGTAACAGGAGTTACAGTGACAACAGGATCATCTACAATTGTTTTTGTTGCACCATTTGCATATTTTATTAAAGTTGTTTTTGTACTAGTTTCTGTAGTAGTAACAGTAGTCTTAGTCGTTACAGTAGATGTATCAGTGTATGTTCTTATAGTAGTATACAAAGTATCACCATTATCTTGTAATACACCTTCATCTTCTTTGTCTACATATGTAGTGACTACAACAGGTGAACTGTCTATACTAGTAGTATCTTGACTTGTGCTTATATCAAACGTTTCCGTAGTATCTATTATTGTTGCTTCAATATAAGTTGTACTTATTATTTTATTTTCTGAAGTGCTTGTTTCTGCATATGTAGTATTATACGTAATAGTTTTTGGACCATTTACTATTACTACACTACCATTGTTATATGTATTTGTATATTTTATATATTCTGTTGTTGAAGTGGTACTAGGAACCTTAGTTGTATGTGTATAGGTTCTTGTAACAACAATTTTAGTCCTACCATCATCTAAATTAGTTTCTATAGTATTGTCTACGAACGTGGAAGTTGTTATGGATTCACCAATTACAGGTTCACTTTTAGTTGTTATTTTTTCTTCAACTGTATTTGTTATAGACTTTTCAACTATTCTAGTTGATATTACTTCTGTTCTTGTTGTAGTGATAGGATTACTTATAGTTTCTGTAGTTTCTGTATTTTTTGTAATAATTGCATCACCGATAACTTTTTTACTTTTGCCATTTTTAAAATTTATTGTTTTAGTAGGTATACTAGTTTGTACAGTAGTAATTGCGGTTATTGTTGTTGTTGTACTTTTATCTGTATAAGTTCTTGTAGTTGTAAATAATTTATCACCGTTGTTATTAAAAACACCATTATCTTCTACATCTATATAAGTTGTAGTCACTACAGGATCATCTACAGTAATTACAGGATCTTCTTTATATGAAGTTACACTATAGGATATAGATTCGCTTTCTATAGAAGCAGAGGTAGTAGTTGTACTAATTACTTTATCTTCTGTTGCAATTGTAGTAGTGTATGTAGTATTGGGTGTTTTTGTTTCTGGACCATTTGCAATGTTTGTGCTTCCATCACTGTAAGTATATACATATTGTGTATAAGTAGTGGTTGTTATTGTACTAGGAGTTTTACTTGTGTGTGTATATGTTCTTGTGACTGTGGTTGTAGTGGTCCCATCATCATTTGCAGTTTCAGAAGTTGCATCAACATATGTAGTTGTTACTGTAGGTTGACCAATTACTGGATCACTATTAATAGTAATAGTATTTGTAGCAGTGCTTTTTAAAGTTTTTACACCTTTATCTTTTTTAAATTGTTCTACAGTTTTGCCACCTTTACCAATTGCTTCTGCATAATCAGCATCGTCTTTTAGTGCAATTGCTTTTATTTCTACAAAGTCTTCATTCGTATCATCATATTGTTTATTATCTACCATGTTTTGCCAAAAAGTCTCTTTACCATCATAGTAAAGTGCTTTGTAACCTTTAAGCATAAACCATGCACGTTGTAAAGACATTTTTGTTCCATTAACGGTAACATTATATTTTGCTAATTCAGTTGTATCTATATTTTCATTTGCACTCACCCACTTAAATATAGATAAACTTTCTGTAGCATCAACTAATCCATCGCCAGCAATTTTTTGAATTGCACTTGCAAATCCATTACTAATTGCTGCGGTATTAATACTGCCTAAGTCACTTATTTCTATTGGTTTAAAATTGGTGCCACCGCCACCACTGCCACCACCGCCACATGCGGATAGTGCAGATATTAAGGCTATGCCTGTCAGTGCTTTTGTTTTCATTTGTAACTCCTACCTTACAATTAAAATATACACTTATAATAACACTGTCTGTAGTAGTGTCAACCTTTATTTGTTAATTTTATCCCAAAAGCCATACTTTTCTAATAATATAGTATATTCTTCGTATGCTTTTTTTAAATCTGGATGTTTTTCGCGGAGTGCTTTTTCTTGTAGTTCTAATTTTACACTTTTTACTTGTTCGTACATGTTAGTTGTGCCCATGGTCCAATCATTAGTCATGTAATTTTTCCCATATTTGATATTTCTTCTGTTCCTTTAGAAATTCTGTGTATGCCTCTTTAAGTTTAGGATTAGACAGTATTAATTTAAAGTCAGCTCTTACATCTTTAAATTCAAACCAATCTTCAGGACATTCAATATTAGTACCTGGTATCCATCCTTTAAGATTTCCACCAACTACCCATCTAGGAATTGTACTATCATCTCTATATCTTGCATAGGTGATTCCGTTCGCTGACTCATATATTAATGGTTTATCCTTGGTATTCGACTGCACTATAAAAATTTATTCCTTGTTGTATAATTTTTTGACTTCCGCCTAAAAAACTTAAATCCATTGCACAGGCAATCGCTACTGGTGTAGCATGTAATTCATAAACCATATCAATTACCGCTTGTACAGTGCCGCCTGTTGCCATTAGATCATCCACGATTACTACTCTATCACCTCTGTCTATACTATCTTTTTGTATTTCCATTGTAGCAGTACCGTATTCTAATTCAAATTTTCTTGTTAATAAACTACCAGGAAGTTTTCCGTGTTTACGGGCAAGGACTAAAGGGGTTCTTGTTCTGTGACATAACACACTTGCAAATATAAAACCTCGTGCATCTAATCCAATAATTTTATCTACCGGCATATATTTAAGCATGTTTTGATATATTGAATTATTGGTTCTAGCAAATCCTTTTTGACTAGCACATAAACTTGCAGTGCATTTGAAATCAACACCCTGTTTAGGAAAGTCTTTATAACTCTTTATATACTCTTTTATCATCTATTACCAAGAAACTTCTTAGCAGCTCTTATAGGATTACGAAGCCCTTCATATGTTTCGTTTATAAAATCAATATGCGAACCAAATTTTGTTAACAGTTCTTGTTGTTGTATTTCTATTTTATCTAGACGTAGTTTGATTATTTCAAGTTTGTCTAGTATAGTTTCTAAATCTTCTTCTTTCATTAATATCTCACTTAGGTCGTTTAGTCGAGATTACATGGCTAGTATAACTATCATGGTAATCGTCTCCATTTAATTGTCTAGTTTCTGTCTCAATTTTTAATAGCCCATCGGTTTGAACACGATAGGTTACTAATTCTTGTTTTACGATTCCGTCTATTGACTTATTTACTAACTTAAATTGACTCATTTAATTCTCTTTTCAAATCTAAAGTAACACAATGATGTCCGCCACCAAGTGTCCTGCTATGTTTAAATGGAATAGTATGACATACTACGCCATATTTTTCTAATGCTTCTTCAAGTTTAGGACAATCATCAATGACTGCAAGTTTTGGATTAATCATTAGAAAATTTAAAAGTATGTAGTTACTAGCGAACGCTTCCCCAACAAAACTTTTTTCTTTCAAATCTTCTTTTCCTAACCAGATAATGTCCCAATTTTTAAAACACTTAGGAAGTGTCTTTGAAGATACTCTATCCTTATTCACCAATACAAGACCATTTCTTATAGGAACAAATGTACTATCTATATGTATACCACTGTAAGTTTCAGTAGTTTCTACAATATGATTAGGAAAATGTCTCTGTAACCATTTTGCACCTTCAGCATTTCCGCTTGGGCTTATTAAGTATAATAAAGTATTATTTAATCTACAAACATTGGCTGCATCAAAAAATATTCCTTTGTCCCTAGGTACCTGTATTGTATCATTTTGTGTAGCTATAGGTAAGTAATTTATTTCATCGTTTCTGCATTGGTATTGCATGTTACAATCTATGACAGTATCTCCTATAATTAGTACCCTATCACGAGGACAATAATTATACATTTCGAAAGGAGTAAAATTATGCCTTATTGGTCTATGTACTTCAACTCCTTCTTGTTCTAGTATTGTTACAAACTTTTTTAAGTCTGCATCAGCCTGTGCAGTAACAATACTAGGATAAGGCCCAGGTTTACTAAAATGACAACCTTCTGGTTTATTTGCACCCCAAGCCAAACCAACTATTATACTTTTTAGTTGATCCCATTCATTCGTTGTGTAGATCATTAACAGGCAAATTCTTGTTGCAGTTTTATATTATCCATAAATTCTTTTTTAGTACCCATGTCTTCATTAAATGCACCACGTAGTACGGTTGTTTGTGTTAAACTACTGTGAGCACCTATACCCCTATTTTCACAACAACCATGTGTTGCTTGTAAATAGACGCCAACATTTGCACTGCCTGTTGCTTTTTGTATTTCATTTGCAATTACATTGTTTAGTTCTTCTTGTAGTGTGCCACGTCTTGCACACCATTGTGCAATTCTTGTATACTTACTTAATCCAATTAAATTATCCGCCGCGATTATTCCTATATATGCAACTCCTGCTACTGGCTGATGATGGTGCGAACACATACTTTTTATTTCGCTTCTCACAACTAACATGCCTTCATATCTATCTATACTGTTATTAGGAAATGCAGTAGCATTAGGCATAGGATTATACCTACCATTCATTAGTTCATTTATATACATTTTTGCTAGCCGTCTACCAGTATCCATACTATTAGGATCATTAAATCTATCAATTACTAGTCCATCTAATACAGATTCAAACTTAGGGGTCAATTCGTCAATTAATGCTTCTTTATCACCTTCTTGTAATACTTGACTTATATTATCTCCTGCCCAGTATCTTATCCCTGCGTCTTTTAATCTTGTAATTATTTCTTTACTTTTGCTCATTTTATACTCCGAGTTATAGTGGCGTGTCACTTTATAATTTTTTTAGTCTGTTTAACTGTTTCATTTCCATTAACAATTTTCTATCTACACATTTGAATGAGAGTCTTATTGCATTAGGTCTCATCTCTGTCATTTGGTTTATAAATGGTTGTGGATTGTTTTGGTATACTGCTTGGCAAGATATTTTATTATTATATATTTTTTTATATACATATATCTCAGGATCAATACCTGCTATTGTACTCATATATACCATGCTAATTATAAACCACATATGTAAACCTTTATTTGTATTATACTAGTATTTAGGTGATTGGTCAATATTTAATTTACTACAATCGGGATAATTTACAAGTTGTGTATCTTTAGGTCTTAAAATTTGTTTGTTAAGCATTTCGATTCCTTTTTGTGCGTCTTCTAATCTCATATTATAATGAAAACCTAATTCGAACGTAGTTTGATTTTGCCATGGCACAATAGATAAATCTCTCCCATCATACGCCATACGTTTAATTCTTTCATATATATACTTGCTACCTGTAAGTACTGCACCACCATGGCCAATTTCCAAACGTTTTGTATGTCCAAAACTTAAACATTGTATTTGTCCGGGTTTAAACATTCCTTTATCAAATGCTCTTGCACTATCCCATATATTTGTAGGATTTATACGATATTCATATTCCCATTTTTCATTATTATATTCTAATTTATATCCTAATTTTGGAAATAACATTGGTACACTTAAATATGTATGTTTTGGTATATTATATAAATCATAAGGCATCCTATATCTTAAGCATAATTCAATAGCATGAGTACAACTATCTGTTAAAACAACATAAGGAGCACCTGTATAGTCACTTATGGATTTTTCGAATTTTTCTAATATACTATAATTTAGCGACATGCTTATCTAAGTTTGATAGTCTAATGTTACATTCCTCTTCACTCAAAAAGTCTGTAATTTCTATACCGGGATTAATTTTATCTAGATTTACGAATACATTATTATCTTGTATAGTTATTGCATAGTTTACAGTTGGTTCCTTTCTAAGACTTACTGTAAGTTTATATGGACCAATATCTTTTTTTGCACGATAAACTTCCATAATTGGATCTCTTATAAAATTTAAATCTTGTACTTTCATTTGTGTCCTGTAATTTGCAATGTGTATCTATCTTTAAGTCCAATATTTGCTGCCATGTGCGGAGTACTGCCTGACCAAAATATATAGTCGCCCTTTTTGTAATTTGTAATACTGTTACCATCTATTTCAAAAAAATGTCCTGGTTGCCAGTTATCTAAAAATATAATTGCTCTAACACAATTTTTAAGACTACATTTAAAAAGTGATCTATATTTTTTAAAAGTATCTTTGTGTGTAGGCAATATTACACCAGTAGGCATTTTATAATAACTAACTCCAATATGTTTTGCCTTAAAAGTCTTTGCAAACCATTCAATAAAACTGTTAGTATATTTAGGTTGATCTGCATTCATATCACATAATAAGCCTGTAAAGTGTTCATGCGTGTAACCTTGTGTTTGCCACTTTTTTAAATCTTTAATATTATTAAAAGGTTGTCTAGTATATTCTAGTTTAGTATAACTTACTTTACTCCAGAACGGATTTACAAATCCTCTATGCCAGTTAGGATGTTGTTGAGTAGTTACACTACTTAGAAATTTATTTACGTGTGTTGCCATAATGTATTACTTTGTACCTTGTATCATTAAATTTTCTCCATGGATCTATAACAATACTTCCTTCTTCTAGATAACAGTATAATTCTTGTTCATGCTCTTTATCAGTGTAGTTATATGTAATACTAGCATTATGTGCTAGTAACACTACTGCTTTGAAAGGGCCTGTTTGAGGATTAGTATTAGGGTCTACCATAATTGGATGAAAGCCTAATTTTTTACAGTAATGAGAAACTAAAACACTATACGATCCGTCCAAGTAAGGAACACCTGGTTTGTATGCTTCTCCATGTATTAGTATAGGCAATTCGCTTTCTTTTGCATATTTTACTAAAAACTTTGCCATGTTTTCTGCTTGTATTTCTCGTGCATTCATTATTGCATCGAAAATATCGTACCCTAAATTTAGTTCTTGTGCCATAAAACGTAATGCAATATTATCTCTAGGATGGCATGCCCCGCCATCGCCCATTCCGGCAGTCATATATTGTGGACCCATTATACGTTTTGTACTGTTTGCAAGTGCATTTGTAACTATATCAACGTTAATGTTTCCTTGTTTCATTGCGACATCTTGTATCATATTTGCTAATCCAATTTTAGTGCTTATAAATGTATTATAAAAAACTTTTATACATTCGCACTCGTCCCAAGTTCCTATTTCATAACGTGGATTGTTTTCCATTACAGTTTCATAAAAGTCAACAAGTTCTTTTGCATCGCCTGTTTTAGTACCATCTTCTGTTCCTATCATAACCATTTCAGGGTTAACCATATCCCAACCTACACTACCCATTGCAATAAGGTATGGATTGTAAACAAATCTGGTATTTGTGCATAGTGGTTCTAGTATACGTCTTACTGTTCCGGGTATTACGGTTGATATTAAGCATAACAGTTGGCTATTGTCCATGTGTTTATTTGTTTCTGTTAATACTTGCGTTACTATATCATAACTAAAGTCTTTAGGCGCTAAATGTGCAGTAGGTAGTCTTCCATCATATTCTTCTTTATGAGGAGTTGGTACTGCAACAAATACTATTTGTGCATTTTCCACTGTTTCTTTTATAGTAGATTTGATATTAACAATATCACTTTCTACTTCTGCTATATCGTATCCTGTTACGTTGTGTCCTTTTTTGGCTATTTCTTCAGCACATGGCATTCCTAGTTTGCCACAACCAATAAATGCTATATTCATTTAAATACTTTCTTGAATAGTTTTGTAAAGTTCTTTTCCACTAAAGAAATTTGTTTGTAGTTTTTTTACTTGTTTTCTGATAGCAGGAGCGAACTGTTTATAGTTTTCCATGTAATCTTTGATTTGAGTAATAATCGAATCCTTATGTTGCAAATATTTATCATAACTACTAGTCCACTCTTCTGGATATGTAAATTCTGACAAAGCCATTTCACTATAACTTAATCTATCAGGGACCATTGGAATAGTATCTACTAGGGCGCCTTCATACCAACTTATTCCTAAAGTTTCTTGCAGGTTTGCACTAAACAGTAGTTTTGCTTCTCCAAGTAAGTTATGGTATTCGTTTTTGCTTAAATTATGTTCCTGACACATAATAAATTCATATTGTGGTAACTGTTCTTTAATATCTCTAAATATCTCAGGTTGCTTTTCTGGTGCTATTCTATGTGGGAAAACAATAAGATTACGTTTTTCCATTCCTTTGTAACTATCTAAACTATTTGCTAGGTACTCCATGGGCCAACCAACTCTATGTGTTTTTTTATCTTTTGTAAAAAAACTTTCAGCAAATAAGTCTATATGAAACTTACTGGCAAAAAAGTTATCGTCATAGCACTCATACATACTTTGTTCAGCATGTCTTACCCAAGGTTTATCGCCTATAAGTCTACCTAAAAAATCTTGAGGATCATAACTGCCCGCATGCCACATGCCTCCAATGCGGATACTAACTCCGAGTAGTTCAGCCATATAGCGAAGTTGTATAACAGTAGGATTCCAAGCATCAGTATACAGAAAGTAGTCACCGTTGTTGATAGTGCCTGCACAGAACATTTCTCCTATTTGTTCTAATTGTTTACTCTTATATATGTTCGTTCCGCCAAAATTTAAAAAAGCACCTGGCGTTGTTGCTTGTGGAACTTCTCCTCCACTTATTACTTCAACGTTTGAATTTGTTGCACGTTGAAGTTGTTTAGGAAGATGTTCTTTCCATTGTTTTGTGTAACGTGTATCTACTGCTTCTATATCTACAATATAGATAGTCATATTTAACTCCTTGGATATGTTACTATGCAACCGTTTTCATTATCTTCGCTTACTTCGATTGTAACATCTCTAGCAGTTCCGTACTTTGTACGTATTTCTAATGCTATATCATCTGCAATCATTTCACAAGATTTGTAATCTAATTGTACTACGTCCTCACTGAATAGTCTTTGTAACCAACGACTAAACTGTATAAATTCTATTTCTCTATCATCATGAAATACTTCTATACTAACTTTAAAGAAAAACATATGTCTGTGAGGATATCCTAAGAAACTTACATCATCCCAATCACCTGTTGCAAGTTTAGGATCTGTGTCTGCACCTGGATATTTATGGATTCCTTCTTTTTGGAAAGTTACCCATATCATACGTTTACTATTGTTAATTTTTTCTTTCATTGCTTGATCTCTCATTTCATTTAGTATTTCATTGTCAACATGTGCACCTGCCATTTGTTTCTCCTTCTTTTCTTCTTGACGTAATGACCATAATACCCAATCATAAAATCTGTCTGGTTCTTGTTCTTCCATTAGTCTATCTTTGTATCTTCAGGATAATCGTCCCAACTTGTAAAATTATCTCTTTTTGTCATTTCATGTAAACTATGACACCATACACCCGGGTTACTGTGTCCCCAGGTTTTATCATCTATTTTAATTGTTGTATTATAATTTAAATCTCTTATGTTAGGCATTACTACACTAATCATAGGAATAAAATTATGAAACTGATTCCAACTTTGTGTAACATCTTCTATATATTCAACTTTAAAATCTAGTGTGACTTTGTATTCTTTAGCTATAAGACCACAAATCATTTTATTCCACATATTCCAATCACCGATATTCTCAGGATGGAAACTTTGACTTGTGCCTAAATATATATGTTTTATATCACGTTCATTTGCACGTTTTGCAATTTCATCTACTGGCTGGACACCAACTACAAATAATGTTTTACTTCCATACTGCGGAGTATGTTCAACTTCTTTACCAACAAAGTATATTACCTCTTGTCTTTGTTCCGTATTCAATCCCATACAATATATCCCCTACCATAGTTACCGTTACGATTATTTGCATCTTGGAATGCTTGTTGCCATTCTGTATCTCTACTATATCCTCTATCCCATAAGTTATCTACCACTAGACTTCCGTCTTCTATCCAATTTCTTGCAAGAATCATACTTAAATGAAATGTATCGGCACGAGGGCTTGGAAAAACCATTGTACATGCTTTCCAAAGTAAATTACTAAAATCAGTGCTAATTGGCTTACTTTTTTCGGTTGCCATAATTACAAGTGCATTTTCATTTACACAATCAGTGTTAAAAACAGTATCATTATCTTTTAAGTCAACTACTACGTCATATGTTTTATTTGGTACAATAGAATGTAAGTTTGTAAAATATTTTTTGTTACTACTTCCTACGACGTCTATGTGTATATTAGGAAAAGTTTTTTTCAACGTTTGATGTACTATTTTTGCAAGAAAACCACTTCCTAATATTAGTGCAGTTTTTCTTTCGTTATTGTAATGTTGAGTCGCTTGTACAACACAGTTTATTCCACATGCTACAGGTTCTAGTATCCATTTTGGATCCGCTTCAGGAACCTTCACATACTGATTTGCTTTTACATTATACTCATCTGCATATGCCGGTTCTCCGCGTGTTGCTACATAATCACCTACTTTTACGCCTTCACTACAATCTTTTCTTGCTTGTATAACTTGACCTAGTCCTTCATGGCCTTGCATATGTAATGGCAATATGCCAAATGTACCATTCATCATAGCAATATCGCTACGACATACGCCGGTCATTACTGCTCGCACTCTTATTTCGTCATCTTTTGTATCAGGAATATTATAAGTTCTTGTTTCTTCAAACTTGCCGTTGCCAGTAGTATGTAATAATCTTACCATTATAATAACTCTAGTTGACTATGTATCCAAACATCTCTGGAGAACTGTTCTCTCCAATACGTATCATTATATAGGTTATCTACGGCTGTGTCAACCATCTTTTCATATGCATCTTCAGGACATAATCCTAATGGCTCTGTATGTATAATTTCTCCGCCTTTATAAAATTCTATGTTTATTTTATCACCTATAGGATTTTTCCAACTAGTTGTGCAATGATATGTACACCAGCTATTCTCATAATGTAATTCTGCAGTATCATCAACATCATATACTCCATATGGATCTATTGTACCATAATCAGTTGTGCTAACAGTATCTAAATTATAAATTTGATGTGTGGCTGCTTGTTTTAATTTTAGGGCGTTAAAATTTGCTTCAAAGACTTGTATCCAACTTAATAAGTGTGGTAATAAATCTCTACTTACGCCTCCCCAGGCTTTAGTTTTATCTGTAAACCAACTACCTGGACTAGGAACACGATTATAGTTGTGCCAGTTTAGTATGATAAAATCACTTTGTCTTGCTTTTATATATAATTCTGGAAGATTATGTCTAAACTGATTGTTCTTAACCATTGCAAATCTAGTATTAGGAAAGGTATGTACAAGTGCTTCCCAACTTTCTGCACTTTTTAGACCGGGCTTTTCTACAAATACAATTTTACAACGTTCTGCTATATGACGGGCAATAGTTCCATGTGTAAAGTTTGGTGTACAAATGTGTGCAATATCAAAGTCACCCTGTACTTCTTCTATATCCCAATAGTCAGCCGGCTTATTTTGATCTACAGTTGTAATATTATATAATTTACGTTCATAGATACTTTTATATAGTTCGCCTATACCCATACCTACTATTAGTACACGCATTATACTTCCTCAAATAAACTATGGAATTGTGTGCTACTGTTTACAGTTTTCTTTCCTACATAACCTCTTGTGCCAACCACTTTCATCCATAACCTTTGGTGATCATCTATCAATTGTAGTTGCTTATCTCTGTCATCTATTTCAAATACTCTTGCAATAATATCTTTTACTTCTGTTTTATCAAATGTATCTTCTACAAGCATATATGGATATTTGCCTTCGTCATAAACACGATTTGCTTCTTGCACACTTCGTAAGTGTGTGTAAACATTATGATTCATCATTAGCATATAACTGAAACTATCCCAACTTGTATTTGTAATATCGCCCATTCTATTTGTACATGTAGGACTGTAACAAGTTATGTCGTTTAGTTTCATATTTTTTGTTAGTGGACTAGGCATCCAATTATCATACATTTTATCACATATCTCGTCAAAAGGAGTTGTATCGTTGCTCCATGCTTTACTATCTGGAGCCTTTTCCATAATGTAACTCCATTTGCCTTCGTGTTCTAAGTTATAACCTGTATACTGTGTGCCATTACTTGTTGCTAAGAAAGGACTAGCACAGTCAAATGTAACTGTAAAGTTTTCATTAAATTGCTTACGTATACCACGTTGTAATGCAGTTAGTACCATTGCCCATTCTAGTTTACTTGTACCTAAAAAATGCATCATATCTTGTTTGCCTTTCTCAAGTAGTCCATCATGTCCTAGTATTACTGTCCTCCTAAGTGCTAGATGTAAATCACACATATTCTGACCACCCATTGCCCAACCATTAAAGTGTACATCTGGATATACTTTAGGGTCACAAAAATGTTTCATTTGCTTGTACCAATCATCTGCTTGTGCAAAGTTCTCACCTTGTAGTACATTTAAAAACTTACAATTACCGTTACGATTTTTTACAAAGTATTCATTATTAAATGCAGTACCATCTACTGCTTCTTGATAACTAGTAATTTTACTAGCCGCCGATCCTTCTGGAGACCTATCTACCCAAGCCGGAATATCAAGTATCATACCATAGTCCATATAAGCATCCATCCAACGTAATACACCATCACGTTTCTTTTGTGCTTGTTGACAGTCGCTATTTGCTCTCCAGTCACCTTCCCACTTTCCTTTTCCTATTTGAAATCCACCACTATCGCCTAGTAACCAACTATACTGTCTATCACGTACTCGATACATATCTTCTCTGTACAAGTCTTTTACTAGATCTAAACTGGCATGTCCTGCAGAGTGTAAACTCCACTTATACCGCCATAGTCCTTCTTTAGCAAGCCAGTTTAAACTTTCAACACCATGTGGTAAACCTCCTGGTAATCTGTTTTGTTCAATATACGGAACACCACTGCCTTTTAACTCTTCTTTGTAAGGCAGTAAGCCTCTACGTTGTCTTCCTACAAACAGTGCATAAAACGTACTAAGTGCTGGTAAAAATAATGCATAATCACTTTGTGTTTCAGTAAGGTTAGTTGGTAAATTAATCTCTTGTGTCATTTGTCTTAAATCTTTTCAAATTATTAAACAGATTATAATCATCTATATGGCTAAGTCTAAGTTCCTCTTTTATACTAGGATTACTTTTTATAGCTTCAAGAATTATATTATATACTTTTAATTTATTTTTGTCATTATTTACTGGATTAGTTAATTGGTTCCAGTGACTAAAGTTTTGTTGACCCCCAGTATATAATATATATTCTGCAAAAGTCTTATAAAATCTGTTAGGATTAGCTACTTGATAGTCCGCATGTTTATCCTGCATATTAATGAATATCACATTTTCTGCATTTGCTATGTATCTGTGTTGTAATTCTGTATGATGACACATAACCAGATTATTATATATTATTTTCCAAAATGTTTCATTTTGTAGAACAATATTAAGATTGTCAAGATCTATTTTAAGTATAGGATCCCAATTATCTTGTATGCCAAAAGTTTCTGCAAAGCCGCTTATCCAACGTTGTACAGGATCTCTTAAAATAACTAGTTTTTCAATAGTATTACTCTTTAAAATACCATCGATCATATCTTCTGGAACATCTAGCCAATTGTTATCATCTAGTACCTTTTGCACAAAACTACTACAATTTTTAGGTATATTTACCCAAGCATATTTAAAGGACGGATGAATTTTGACTGCATAATTCCTAGGTCGGAAAAAAGTGTGCATTATTTGCTTTGTGCTGGAAGTAAGTATCTATATTCTGCTAGTCCACTATCAACAACAATTTCAGCAACACCATCATCACTAAACTTAAATGTTGTATCACCACCAAGGCTAAGAATTTTACTAACTTGTTCAACGGGCCAACTCCATGCTCTCTCTAATTTGCCACCTGCATCAGGTTGAAACACAAAGTTACCAGCATGTGTACTATGGTCACCAAAATAAAATTTAAGATCAGTACCTTCAGTTTTAGCAATAAATGTTGTTTCTTCACTATTTGCACTAATCATAAACTTAAAACGTTGTATACTTGCTATAGAAGGTTGAAACTCTATACCCCAATTTACTTCTCTCATTTTAACGGTCTTTAATTTTTCATTTATTATTTCGCTTGCCATAAAACGATAATCATTTTTAAAGTCTCCGCCTGCATTTTCAAATGCAATACCAACTGGCACGTTCTCACCATTACGTTCTTGTTTACTAATAGTAATGTTTGCATTTTCTGCATATTCAGGAATACGTAAAATGATACCAAGTTTGTCTAAATTAGGCATACCAAATGTTCCCATAAAGTCTGCTACTGGAGTTTTTGTACTTGCTTGTAAGATTACACTTCTATCTTCAGCAAGTCCTTCAAAAGTTGTTTTTGTATCAGTACCTGTAACTTTTACAAGACTAATAAAGCCAAGCGAATGTGTGTGCTTAACTATATCTAATAAGTAATCTTTCATAAGGAGTCCTTTGCTTTTACAATTATTAAACTATTATATAATGTATTTAGGTAAGTGTCAATAAGTATTAAGATTTATCTTCAATTGTTACTAAAGGTGCACTAAGTTTTGTACTAGTGCGTTCCCCTGGTTTTTTAATTATCATCCAACTTTGTCCATCTCTTAAAGATTCTTCTTTTACTAAATCAAAACCTAGCATTTGAATCATACTTGTCATTAATGTTTTAGTGTTATAACAAATATATGCTTCGATTCCTGCAAGAAAATCCAGTTGTGTTTCTAGTTCACAATTACTATATGTAAAAATAAAATATCCACCTGGACGTAAAATATTATATACTTTCTTCATATCATCTTTTATTGGATCTATAGGAAGAAATTCATAGTAGTTAATGCTTGTCGCAAGACCAAGTTGATTTTGAGGCAAGTCTTCTAAATTATTGTAAAACATTAAACGTTTTTCAGCAAAAAAATTATTAAATTTACTTTTTATACTATTAGTATCAACAATTGTTCCTGAGTATACATATAGTGGATCACATGCTAACATACTATGAGTAAGTATGCCATTAGTTGGATTTAATTCAACTCCAGGATATCGCCAATCACTAAGATTGCCTATTTCTGTAGTAATAATATCAATAAACTCTTTACTTTTATTGACTCGTTCTACCATTAAATCTAAATTACGTTCTGTTTTTTCGTAATTTTTGTAGTCACGCTCGATTACAATAAGCTCTTCTTTACGTAAAAGCTCATTTATTTTAGCATCCATTTTATCAATACTATTTTCATAGATGTCAGAAAGACTTGATAAATTATCTATTGTTGAATCTATGTATTCATAGGGAGATCTATTTTTCCAATATTTACTTTGCTCGATAAAATAGGATTTATGATCTTTAAGTGTTTGGGTCAAATGTAACTTGTGTCTTTTATTTTCTCTTAAAAAGCGACTAAAGAGAATCATTTTATCTACAAGTTTCATTAAATACTCCTATTATAGTGTATTTATATTAGCATATTACTCGAATGAAAATAAATCATCAAATGTATTTGCTGTCTGTGTCGCTCCTTTCAGATCCCAATTTAGAACACTTAGTAAATTATCTATTTTTTGATCAACAATAGTTGCTTCCATTAATGTATCATCAAATGGCATTTCTTTAAACCATTGTGGCAGTTGTGTCTCATCTGTAGGATAACCTATACTAGTAAATCCTAATGGATTACTTTTTAGTTTACAAACAATAGTTTTAGCACCATCCATTATTTCTGCACTGTATTTGTCACCGTTCATCTTACGTAGGTTGTTCCAATTCATAGCCGCTCTAACATGACCTGGCATATTTGCTTTGCCTAAACGTTTTTCTTCTGCACTATATTTTGTAAGATTGTTTACACGTTTAGGTGTGCCTTTTTCCCAACCTGGACGTTCATGAAAACTAATTTTAAAATCCTTTATTTTTTCTATAATATCTTCTCTGCCACTGCCGGTTAATACATCATGTAGTAAGTCACTCATAAAATCTTGCATTACCTTAGGCGTGTCACTACGTTTTAAGTCTAAGCCCATTGCTTTTACTTTGCCTGGCTTTCCATCTGTATCTAATCTAAATCCTTCCTGATCATATATTAATGCCGCATAACGTTTCTTTGTTATGTATAAACCTTTTGTAGCAACTATTTCTCTACCGCCTTTTATTATCATACCATTTTCACGAGGACAATGAAATGCACGTTCCATAAACACAGGAAATTCTACATTGACTTCATCTGCTATGTTATCATATAAAGCAGTAACAATCTCTTTAGTCCATTCAGTCCTGCCTGCTTCTACTTCAGATTGCATCATGGGCCATGCACTAAAGTACACAGAGTCTGTATCACCATATACTATGGCATCGCCTACATGGTCTTCTTTGCCTGTAAGTAAACTGTTTACAGTTTCAGCCATGCGTTTACTAATGCATCTACCTGTTAGTGTTGTACTTTGACCTATACGATGATCAAAAAATCTACAACCGGGATTAAGTATAGCACCATACAAACTATTCAAGTTAATCTTTTTGACTAACTGTCTTTTATCCCAATATTCTACATCACCCTCTTCATCTTTTGCACGTTTAAGTTCTTTTTGCATTTGTTTACGTTCATCATACCAACGTTCTAGTAGTCCAGGAATGATACCTTTACGTGCATATGTAAATATAGTTCCATTTGCACTCAGTGTCCATGGCTGGTTACTATCAAATATTAATCTCCAAACATCATATGCACTACATATATCTTCCTCACCATTTTCCCAATCGATAGTAATCTCAGTACCACGTTCCATATTCATTACTGCTTGATACTCTTTACTACCGAATTCACCTTCCCACGCATCTGCAAACGACTTTTTGTTAGCCATTAGTGTTCTTACTGCATTGTTAGTCATTGTTTGTCTCAGTTGACCAACTACTGTTTCAGGACCCATATTCAATGCACGAATGACACTAGGATACAAACTGTTTATATCTATAGCACCTATCCAGTCATGTAAACCTTTTTTAGGATATGCAACGTAAGCACCAGCCGCCGTAGTTTGCTCACCATCTCTATTTTTACGATTGGGCACTACCATACCACGTGCATGTGCATCATTAATAATGGCTTGTTCTGTAACTGCTACTGCACCCATAGTTGTCATTAGCAACACAGTATTCTCATGTGCTAATACGTTGCTAAGATCTATAAAACGTAACTTCTTATCTAGCTTGTTAAGCAGTAGTGTATCTTGTCGATTATAATCAATAAACTTTTCAAAGTCTTGATTGTATAATTGATCTAATGTACCTTCATATTGTACTTTACGTTCATCTAATTCATATTCACCAATTGAATCAAGTGTGTAACTATGTCTTTCCTCATATGTATACTTACGATATAATTGCATGTAATCTAAGTGTACTCTGCCAACCAAATCAAATGTAATACTTTCTTTACCGAAACGTTCAAATGTACGTTTTTTAGGAAGTTGTTTAAATAAGCAGAACTTCCTTGTATCATCTTTGCTTAGTACTCTTGTTATACGATTTATTGTATAAGGAATATCATATCCTTCGCTATTCCATCCACTTAATATATCTGCATCTTCAATTAAGTCTAAGAATACTTTTAGCATTTCCGCTTCACTGGTAAACAAATACGTATTATCAAAACGTTTACATAAGTCTTTTGCAGTTTCCATAGTCATTGCACTAGGAGGAATAGCAAGTGTAACTAATTGTTCACTCCAATCTAAATATATACTGATTGCAGTTATTGCATTGAAAGGATCATCAGGATTGCTATATCCTTTTTCTTTATGAAAGTCAACCTCAATATCAAAAAATGCAGTTTGTAGGTTAGGAGGTTCCGCATTCAAATAGTGTTCTTCTAAACAACGGAATACAGGATTAATATCACTTTCATATAATCCTTTGTTTCCTTGTATTTTTACTTCTTTTTGAAACTCTTTTCGATTGCGTGTTGAGAATCTACTTACAGGTGTATCATATATTGTTTTATGTTTACCACGCGGGTCATCATAGTAAAATACATAGTTTGCAGGATATTCACGATATTCTCTTTTACCGTTTATTCTTTCTACAACATGTATTCTATCACGTTCTCTATCTATATATGCGTCTACGTAACTCAAACAAGTGCTCCTATAAGTTGTACTAATGCAATAATATTCATAATTGTAAACCAACTACATAAAACAATTACAAATGCTGCCTTTCTTATTATAGCACTAATTACACCTAACATGCTACCTATAAGATACAAAGGTATAAAATGCCAACCGTTGGGGTCTAGTATTGTAAAACTTAGTATAGCACTGGCACTAATTAAAAATAGTGCCTCGATCATTTCACAATAAAATGCTAAAGGACTTAGTTTATAACTATTCCTAAAAAAGTCTACAATATTTGTTATCATTTATATTTTGCCTACTGTAGACAAAATGTTTTCAAGTTCACTATATTCATCACTATGTTTATCAAAATCTGCTTTATATGCAGTCCTCATAGCCTTTTTAAGTACACTAGGCTTAATTTGCATTTCTTCTGCTATTGCTTTTACTGTATCAGTAAGACCATCATTAAGATCATCTACTTCTTGCATTACAGTAATGCCTTCGTTCACTAACTGTGTTAGTTTTGCTTTTTCTTCACTAGAAAATACTCTATCACTCATGTGATTACTCCTTGATTATATTTGTTAATTATATACATCTTATGCTCTAATGTCAATAGGTAGTTTACTTTTTACAGTAATATTATTTTTATGATCTACAAATTGTTTTTTATCTTTTGAGGTTGGACAAATTTTACAAATTTTATGTGGCTTTCCAAAGTTTTTTGCAAACAATTCCATATTATCTTCAGGACTATGTCCGTAACCTAATGCTTGTTTCCATAAATCATAATTGGGCCTGGAAAATCTATCTAGTAATTCTGGCAAGTAAGCAAGATGGCCACATTTGTATATTTTTCCTTTATATAATAAAGGACATCTTTGTTGGCAACATGCATCGAATGCCTCAATAGGATTACTATCAAATGGAGCCATGTTTTTGTAATCATTTTTGAATACCCTTACAAATGTATCTGGTTTATTTATTTGTAATCTAAAATTTGTACTACGTTCTACATATCTATCAATACCAAATTCATTTACAGTCTCCCAATTGTAATTATTAAGTATTCTATCAATTGCTTCATCTAGTGCAGGTGTACTTAAATGATATGTAATTTTAAAAACACTATTTCCTATATCTCTTAACAAGTGAAATACGTCCCAATGTTTTTGTATAAGTGTCCCGTTTGTTACAAAACGTTGTTGTGAATGAGGTAACATCTTATGCACACCTGTAATCCATTCTTTTATAGTAGGATTCAACAAAGGCTCTCCGCCCATGTAACCTATTGCAGGTAAATTTACTTTGTCTATCCATGGCTCCAGCCAACTACGACCTTCTTCCCAAGTAAAATATCCACTCCACTTTAAGTCACTAAATGTGCTACAACCTTTACATGATAAATTACATGCTTGATTTACTTGTAATTCTAAAAATGGTATTGTTGGCATGTGCCTCGCCTACTTAGATCATTTGTAACACAGTGTATGCCGGCATCCCAAAAATATTTGTGTCGAAAAGGCGAAATATGTGCATCTATGCCATAACGTTTAAGTGCATCAACTGCTTGTTTATTATATTCAGCAAGAACTACATTTGTGGGATTTACAATTAAAATGTTTACACCAAATACTGTTTGGCTTACTTCACCTATCCAATCATTCATATAACTATCAACAGTTTCTGTAATAAGAGGATTTTCATCAAAGCCAGGAATATACCATTTGCCTGCATTTAGCTTCATACTTGCTTGAAACATTTTATGTGCGGCATAATGACTTTCTGGTAAATGGACTACTTCCCAATTAGGGAAACTTAATTTGTAGTCTTCATCTGCTATACTGATGATAAGACCATTAGTAACCGGACAATATACTGCATCGCCATGTCCTTGTGCATCTACAATATGGTTATTTGTGTTAGGAAATAAGTAATTTACTTCTTGTCTTATTTTGTTCCAATCATCATGCACAGTCTGTGTAGCAAAAAATAAATCGTTTCCTAATCTACTTACAAAACAACCACTTATATAAGTGCATTTGGTTTCCTTAACTTTACAATTTTGTAATATCTTATTATAAAACTTTAACTTTCTGTTATGCTTTGCTTGATCATGTGCTTTGAACTCTTCCCAAGTCTTTACTTTTTGTTTTTTAAAAGCATGATAAGCATGATTTTCATTTGGTATTACTGGTACCCAACATGTTTCATGTATTGTAATAAAATAATCTCTTGGAGTTACTGGAGGAGGTACCCATACGTTATCGACCATACAATCTTCAAAAGTATTAGGAATATTGGGACGTTGTATATCTACATTAAAACTTTCTAATAATTTAATAAGTTTTGTGAAATCTTCTTCTGTTTCTATAGCAACTTGTTCAAATTTTTTACGTGTTTCGTTATCTTTAATCCAAGTGTAAAATTCTGGCGGGTATGCTTTGCCAACTACACAAACTTCAAGTGGGTCCCAATGCTGATATACAGAATACATTTTTAGCCAACACTACCTTCAAGAGTAACTTCTAAAAGTTTATTTGCTTCTACTGCAAACTCCATTGGCAATTTATTTACAACTTCTTTTACAAATCCATTTACTATAAGATTCATTGCTTGTTCTTCGTCCATACCTCTTGTTTTACAATAGAACAGTTGATCTTCGCTTATTTTACTTGTTGTTGCTTCGTGTTCTAACACTGGCTTTTTGCCTTTACATTCTATGTATGGAATAGTAATAGCCGCACATTTGTCGCCTATTAACATACTATCACATTGTGTAAAGTTTTTACTTTTACTATCACCAGCACGTTTATTCATTCGCACTAAACCTCTATAGGTTTGCTTACCTTGCATCGCACTTATACCTTTGGATATAATAGTACTTGAAGTATTTTTTCCTAAGTGTATCATTTTAGTGCCAGTATCCGCTTGTTGTTTTCCAGTGCTTACTGCGACACTGTAAAATTCACCTTTACTGTAATCTCCTTGTAAAATACAACTTGGATATTTCCAAGTAAGTGCAGACCCTGTTTCTAGTTGTGTCCAACTTACTCTACTATGTTCGCCTTTACATATGGCTCTTTTAGTAACAAAATTATATATACCACCTTTGCCGGTTTCTTTGTCTCCGGGATACCAATTTTGTATAGTGCTATACTTTACCTCCGCTCTATCCATTGCAACAATTTCTACACAGGCAGCATGTAATTGGTTATCATCTCTTGCTGGTGCTGTACAACCTTCTAAGTAACTTACATAACTATCATCTTCACATATTATAAGGGTGCGTTCAAATTGTCCTGTATTCATTTCGTTTATTCTAAAATATGTACTAAGTTCCATCGGACAACGTACACCTTTAGGTATATAACAAAATGATCCATCTGTAAATACTGCACTGTTTAAACAAGCGAAGTAATTATCTCCTGGAGGTATGACTGTGCCTAAATATTTTTTAACAAGTTCAGGATGTTCTTGTACTGCATCACCAAAACTTCCAAAAATAATTCCGTGTTTTGCTAGTTCTTCTTTATAAGTTGTGGATACACTAACACTATCAAATACTGCATCTACTGCGACACCTGCTAGTGCGGCTTGTTCCTTAGTAGGAATTCCTAGTTTTTCAAACGTTGCAATTACTTCAGGGTCGACTTCATCCATGCTATTCAATTTAGGTTTTGGCACACTGTAGTAACTTACTGCTTGATAGTCAATAGGTTCGATATCTAACATGTGCCAATCTGGCTGAGTCATTGTTAGCCATTTTTTGTAAGCCTTTAATCTAAAATCTAACAACCATTGTGGTTCATTTTTAAATTGTGATATCTTTTCTATTACACTTTCATCTAACCCAGGCGGAAGTGTATATGCTTCTACGTTTGTGGTAAAACCATATTCATATTCTTTGTTTACTTGTGTTTCAATCGGATCTGTTGTATCTATATATGTCATGCGGCACCATTTTTTAAATTATTAAGAAATTTTCTAAAACCATCTTTTCCCATCCAAAACTTTACTAGATTATCTACACCATCGGAAGTAAGTGTTGCACCGGCTAATGCATCAATATGATGTTCTTTATATTTTTCAGTTTTAGCTACAGTAATCATCAATTCGCCGTTTTCATTATTTAACTTTTTACCTTTCCACTGAGCTTTCCATTTAGGATTATCAACTTCAGC